TTTCTTGTTTGTACAGCCATAGTATGAAATTGTTTGAAGTTTGTCTGTTATTTGTATTGCAGACAAGCTCGAACAATTTCATCATTCAAGTATGTCTGCTATTTGTAGAAAGCGCGATTAATTAACACCCAACGAGTTGTGTTGCCTGCAATAAGAATTGCATATGACATTGCGCCAGTTGCATTTGCTGATACATCTGAGTAGCCTGCTGCATAGTACAATGGCCCATTATTAAATGCAAATGTTGTTGTCGCATTGCAAACTGTTGCATTGCCTACTCGATTAATAACACATGATTCGCCATATGTTAAGTTTGACAATGCGCATGTTATTGCTGACGATGTCGTTATATTATGCACTGTGTTTGCGACTGCATTAAATGACGCAGATTCAAGCGTCGCATTCGCCATCAACGCACTATCAATGAGGTCGCCAAATTGTGCCGAGGTGGGTTTATCTCCGGTTTCAAAATACGTTTTGAGTACCGAACGTGTTTGAACTGCCATATGTTTCGATGTTTTAAGTTATGCAATGTGACATGAAAGCAACACTGCAAACTTTCCATCGAATGCAATGTCGCCTACGTTATAACAAGAGATTGAGCCAGATATGTGACCCCCCCCCCAGTTCAATTTGAATGTCATAAAGCTTATGAGTTTTTCAAAAATTAAATTGTTTGTTTTATATATTTTGACTGCTCATATGTACATATCAAAACTCAAAAGATTTGCATCTTGCATCAAAACTCAAAAGTTTTGCATTTTGCATCAAAACAACATCTTAGTTGTTTTGCATCTTGCATCAAAACAACATCTTAGTTGTTTTGCATCTTGCATCAAAACAACATCTTAGTTGTTTTGCATCTTGCATCAAAAACTCAACTCACTTCAAAAACTCAATTCATATGCAAATCCCTCGTAACTGGGGGGGGGCACAACAAGCCCTCCAACAAAGAAAGCTGTTAAAGCAGTTCACCGTACATATTTATACTCGGTACACTATACCAATTAGACTGACATTTCTTGATAGAGAATTGCCACAAGAAGTTGGTCCTATTAAAACAGTGACGCCAATGTTGTATGATAATAGTACAGCTATCACAATTTACAAAGGCACGCAAGTGTTCTATGATTTGTACTATGATGAAGTTAAGTTTGCTACGCATATCATAGCAACACAAGGCAACACAAACTATGGTGAAATTGAATTTGACGCTGATGATATCAAAGCATCAGAATATGCAATATACATTGGTATTTGATAAGTAAATTTGTAAACATTTCAGACTATATTACACTTAGACTGTATCAATTAAGCGCGTCACAGTGCACAAAAAAGACTCAGCAATATTGCTGAGTCTTTTTATGCATTTGCAGTTCATTACAGCATATTCCAGTTTGTCATGTCATACATGTTGAAGTTGAACGCTGATGTAATATGTTCAAGAGCAGTCAAGATGTCATTACCAACTACTGGGTCATTTGCAATAAGCAAAATACAGTCAGTGACAGACGTATCGACCATGTTGCCTGCTTGAAAATCATTGAGCATTAGCCATTCAGCAAAGCAGTTGTCATAGTACGCAGGCTTGCCTGCAAACACTTTATCATCTCCAAATGATTCAAATGGGTGCGACAATGTCGATGCAAGCAGTTGAATGTCTTCATCTGTGCAATGAGATTCAATTCCCTCAAGCACAATTGCTACACGCCACTCATTTGTCTCTGAATCGCCTCTATGAATTTCGTGAATCCAGGGTAAGCATGCAAGTGTATCACCACATGTCAAATTGACATTATCAAGTGTCTCACCTTGACCTGCGTAGCAATATAAAGTGGAGCCAGTGCCATAACGTAGACAGTCATTTACACTGACATTATCAAGATACACTGAACAAATTGACAATGCACCTGCACCAAGCCTGTTTGCGGGAATTGTCAACTTATATGTTGGCACGCCATTTGGCTGCACTGTGATAGGTGAGCCTGCTAAGAATTCACCAGTGTCAGCATCATAGCATTCGACTTCTTGCATAGTCGCATATGCAGCTTCAAGCAGTGAACCATCTGCTTTATTGATAGCGCCGCTGATAATAGTGTCACGAAGAGCCCCCCGCGATTGACTGCTGGCGTTCAAACCAGAGTTGAGTAGTTTTCATAAGCGAAAAGACTTTTGTATGTGAAATTTATTGACATATTATATATCATGCTGCACTACGCACAAAAAGAAGAGCATCGGTTGATAACCGATGCTCTTTCAAGTTCTGCTGTAAACTGTTCAATAGTGTAATCTCGTTGTACTCGATTACGATACAGTCCACGGGCAGTTTGCAGTAACCGTAACCGTAACTGCAGGAGTACCGGCCTGAGGAATCTTGATTTCCTGCTTGTCGAGCACCAGCGTCGGGTCACCAGCAGCCTGAACGATTGCAATCTGAGCAGTCTGGGCACCGTTGGCAGTTACCAAAATCGATGTCGTACGCTCATCAATCGTCAAGTTGGCGGGAATGTCAAGCTCAATGCTGAACGCAAACTCAGCGCTAGCACCAGGGTCACCAGTGATTGCCACACCGTTGTTGGTTTCTACACCAGCAACCGCGTACTTTTCAGGCAGTTCGATAACGAACTCGCCGCCCTCAACGACGCTGAACGTCAGCTTCAATGAGTTAGATACACCGGTTACGGTAAGAGTACCGCCAGCCTTAGGAGCTGACATCTCTGAACCGTTGTCAAATGACACGAATTCAGCCTTTGCAGTCTGCTGCACATTGTACGTCGAAGGCGTCGAAATACCGGCACCCTGAACGGTTACGACACCAGTACGTGCAATACGACCAGTGTGGGCGTCAGCAGAGTTGGAAATTGAACCATTACCCGAACCAGATGTCGGGCTAAGTTTCAACCATGCGGGTTTAGCCATTGTTCAAAATTGTTATAAAGTGAGTGTATATGTGTACAAAATTCGATGATTGCTCATCAAAGAATTTTCCAAGAAGCATTTGATGTCAAGTTCATTGTGATTGTTGTGCCGTCATCATCGACTGTCACAGACTCTGTGCTCAATACAAGAGTTGCTGCCGCAGCTGCTTGAGTAATACTAACATTCAATGACTTGCCACCAGGTGTCGTCACTGTCAATACAAATGATTTCTGTTCAATTGTCAAATTTTGCGGTATTGTAACTTCAATTGACCAAGCAAACTTTGCAATATATCCAGGGTCATTTGCAATTGCTGTGTCATTTGTTGCAGCGGCGCCATTTGCTGTGTACGCAGTCGGAATGCTAAGATTCGGATTTGTAGTTGCAAACTTAAGTTTTGCTGCGTTAGACTCACCAGAAACGACAATTTTTGTGGCAGCAGCAATCACATTATATGATGCTGTGCCTGACACAAATTCTGCAAGAGCAGCTTGGTTAATCGTCGTTTGCTTTGTAACTGTAGGTGTAGTCTTCGTTTGCACAGTCGCAATTGTGCTACGAATGCCTCTACCTGTATGAGCTCCTGCAGTAAATGCCAGGATATCATTGCCTTCACCAGACATTGGTGAACACTGCGCCCATATAGCTTTTGCCATTGTTACTGTGCAATTTTTAATTGTTTGACATGATATTTATATGCATTGCTTAAGCAATGTTGAATTGACATTTATCGAACAAGGAATGACGTACCAACAACCATATTCGGGATTGCCAAGCCATTGCCAGACTGGCTTACTGCAACTGTGCCACTTGTGTAACCTGACAATGCTGCAGTAATTGTTGCCGACCTGCTGTTATCTGAACCCCAGTTATTTGCAGCGGACAATGTCGAACCTCTGATTGTGAATGCGCCATTGTTCGATGAGTACGTTGGAGTAACCGCAGCATCTGATGTTGTAGACTGACCTGTCGTGTACTTTGTGACAGTTCGACCTGTCGTAGACAATGTTGCAGTGCCACCAGCAGCCCCAAAGCTTGTAACAGTTGAGCTGACAATCAGAGTCTTCGTAGTCGAAGTCACACTGTTGGCTTCCTGTGTAGCAGTGATTGCTTTTGAGCCAGTTTGACCATTCAACGCAACCGTCATATTGACTGTAGCGGTTCTTGCAGAACCAGCAGTTGTGCCACGATTTGCAGCAGTCAATGAACCGGTTGTACTACTGTTAAGCGTAAAGCCAGTAGTTGTAGCCATACTGTATGAAATTGTACCGCCAGATGTAATAGTAGTTTTTGAACCACTTGTGTACGTTGCTGTCTGCGAGTATGCTGGCGTGCCTGTTGGAGTCTTTGTTGCACCTGCTGCAGCAAATGTTGCATATGATGTTGCTGTAGTAACTGTGACTGCACTGTATGATACACTGTTAGTTGCTTGATAGACATCAAGTGCTTTTGTAGCAGTCTTAGACCCTTCACCAGTAGCAGTTGCAGTCAAAGTGCCAATCTTTGTACGAGCTTTAACTGTAGTGCCAAGCGATGATGCGCTGACTTTTGTGCTATACGCAATGCTAACTGAGCCTGCCCTTGTGCTGCCAGACGTATATGTAATTGTCTGTGATGCACTGATGCCAGACATTGATGCGACTTCACCACCGCCAGCAGGAATATCTGATACAGAACCACCAGAGATTGTTACTGCGCCATATGTCGTAATTGCATTTGCAGCTTGGTACACATCGACTGCTTTTGTTCCAGATTTGCCATTGACTGTTACAGTAACAGTAGATGTTGTAATCTTTGTGCGGGCTTTAGCAGTAGTGCCAAGTGAACTACCAGACACTGCGCCAGTAGACGTTGTTACACCAGTACCAGACCATGATTTGCTGCCGCCAGACGTAACTGTCTGTGTTGAGCCACTTGACCACGTAACTGATTGACTGAATGACACCGTAGGCGTAACTGAGCCGCCTTTTGCAGGAATATCACCATAAGTCATCGAAACTGTTGGCATGCCATATGTAGCAGCATTAGCATTTTGAGATGCAGTAGCAGTCTTTGTTCCACTGATAGTCTTTGTGCCTGCTGCGTTGTATGATGCAGTTGGCGTCCATGTAGCCTTTACAGTCTTTGTGACTGTTGGCGATGTTGTTGCACCACTTGCAGTAGTGCCTTTTGATGATGCGGTTATAGCACCAGTAGATGCATTGAGTGCAGTGAACAATCCTGATGCGCCTGGCCAGCTATATGATGTTGTAGTTGACAATGAACCATACGTAGATGCTGGCGCAGTAGTTGAAGTACTGCCACTACTAAAGTGGTATGTTACTGTGTTTGCACCATTTGACGGTGTAGATGTTCCGCCACCTGCAGCAATTGCAGGATATGACATCGAACCAACTGCAATATTGAGTGCAGTCACATAGTTGCCTGCCTGATAAATCGTTGCAGACTTGCTGGCAGATTTGCCATTCATTGTGACTTTAACAGTCAGTGTACCTGCAGTAGTCTGGTTAGATATTGTAGTGCCCTTTGATTGCACAGTGACTGTCGATGTGTACTCAATTGTTCCGCCGCTTGTCAGTGTTTCTGTCGTCTTTTCACCAGTAGCATATGTCGTAGTTTTGACTTGCGAATAAGTTACTGTACCAGATTTTACAGAACCGCCGCTTGCTGCAATGATAGTTGCAGACGGTGTCAAGTTAACTGTGATATCGCTATATGTAACTGTGCCAGCAGATTGAGCTGCTTGATAAACATCTGCAGCTTTTGATGCAGACTTACCGTTGAGTGCTACTGTGACAGTTAATGTGCCAATCTTTGTTCGTGGCTTAACTGATGTGCCAAGTGATGATGCAGATATACCTGCTGCTGGGCTATATGAAATTGTGCCACCAGTAGTAATGTTCTGAGTTGATGTTGATGTGTATGTAGCAGTCTGCGAATATGACACATTGCCACTCTTAATTGTACCACCAGTTGCAGGAATATCTGCTACAGTGAAGCTTGAAATTGTAACTGCGCCATATGACACAGTGTTTGCAGCTTGCTTGACTGTGCAAGAACCAGTTTTTGTAACACCGCCCTCAGTGTATGAGCCAGAAATTGTAATGCTGCGTTCTGCGCCTACGACTGTTGTGCGATTTGCTGCAGTTACTGTAGTAGTCGACAATGTAAAGCCAGTTGCTGAACCGCTAAGTGTTGCAGATACTGCAGCAGATGACGTTGAGCCTGATGCATATGTGTATGACGCTGTTGAAGTGATTGTAGTTGAACCGCCACCAGCTGCCAATGTTGCAGCGCCAGGTGTCAATGTCAAGCCATTCAGCGTCTTTGAGTTTGCAGTTTGTGTTGCAGTAGCAGTTTTTGTAGCAGACTTGCCATTGATTGCTACCGTAACTGTGACAGCATTTGAAGCATCAGTAGAGCCTACATATGATGTGCCCATTGACGTTACAGTCAATGCGCCACTTGTCGTATTCAATGTCCAGCGTGACTTAGCAGTCATTGCATAAGACAATGTAGCACCACTTGTCAATGTGCCACCTGAGCCAGCTACGCCATTCCAAGTCCAGACTTGTGAATATGAAACAGTTGGGTTTGATGTACCACCAGCAGGAGCAATGTTTGAATATGAGAACGTTCCAATGACAGGCGTTTCATAGACTTTAGCGCCTGCAGCTTGGTTAAACGTGATGTCTTTTGATGCAGACTTACCATTTGCGGTGACTGTCAAGGTAACAACAAATCCATTACGTGCAGCAGTAGAATTGTTGTTTGTCACTGCGACATTCAAGCCAGATAAGCTATAGCCTGTTACAGCAGTTTTGACCGCAGCAGTCCATGTGCCACCTGATGTGTTGCTGTCAGTTGAACCGCTGCTGTATGTCATTGACTGCGTAAATGTTGCAGATGCATTGGCTGCAACAGTTTGACCTGCTACTGCAAGAGCAACTGGTGTTGTCTTTGTAATGACTGGCGTGCCATATGTAATGCTGTTAGCAGCTTGTGTAATCGATACAGTAGCAGTTGCATTGCCATATGACGCTGTGCCACTAAATGACCGAGCATCACCGACAGTCTTGCCACGATTTGCAGATGTTACAGAATTTGCAGATATCGTAAATCCTGTTGCAGTGCCAGTAATTGTAGGCTTGACATTTGTTTCAGTAGATGTAACAACACCATTCCATGTTACAGTGTAAGTGCCTGTGATTGTTGATGTTCCACCTGCTGCAGTATGACTTGTTGAATATGCGTTCAGAGCAAGTTTGTATACGACTGAGCCTGCTGCTTGTGAACATTTAACAGTCTTCGATAAGTCATGACCACTTACAGTCAGTGTTGGTGTAACTGCTGCAGTTGATGCATTGTTCGGTGTATTGACAGTGATTGTTACAGGGCCTGTGCCAGATGCTTTTGAGACTGACCAACCTGCAGGTACGCCTGAAATTGTCCATGCAAAGTCAGGGTTACAAGAAATTGCGAATGTTTTCGATTCACCCTTTGCAACAAATGACAGAGTTTCTGGTGATACTGCCAATGTTGCACTTGCACCAGCTTGATTTACAGTAAATGCTGCAGACTCGCCACCAGGCGTTGACAATGTAAAAGTGAACGCCTTTGCAGCGATTGCAGTATGTGCATCAATCTGCACTCGTACAATCACTTCAAATTCAGCATTGACACCAGGGTCATTGTCAAAGTTTGTGTTGAGCTCGTAGTTTTTGCCTGCAACAGTCACGCCAAGCACTGTGCCGCTTGCAGTACCACCAGTACTGCCAAGCACAAGTTTTTGTGCATTTGTGACGCATTTCAATGTTGCAATAGTGCCACCATTTGACGCAATGTTTGTAGATGCAACTGTAGCTCGTATAGTTTCACCAGGAGACTCTTGCAATACTGCACAGTTTTCAGTTACTACTGGTGAACCTGTAGTTGTTTGCGCAGTAAAGCTGCCAGACCTGTTATTTCGACCAGTATGCACAGATGCTTTGACAGACAACTGTGAGTTGCCTGTGCCAACATCAGGTGTAACTGTCAACCAAGTAGGCTTTGCCATTTTATGTCGTTTTGTTATTTTCTGTGATATTTACACACACAATGTAACTTGCATTTTATCGAACATGCCAAAGAGTGTTCGACTTCACATTGACAGAGCTCTTAAAGTTATTATGACTGCACAGCCAAACATGCGACTTGTCAAGTTCTGCATAAGCATCTGACTTTAAGAATGCTTCAGAAGATTTGCTTGTCTGTTGCTTTGTCATTGACGCATCACCTACAAGCATTGCAGTCGAACCTTTATACACTTGTTGCGCATCATCTGCAATTAACGTAGCTTCAAATGGCTGTTGTTGCATAAGCAATGCAAGCGTAGACCGACATGAATCTTTGTCTACTCTTATATGTGTAATTTTGCCGGCAAAACCATACAGCTGAACAATGTCTGAGTCATTTGACCAGTCATGCAAAATTGATGTAGACTTAACAACTTCTGTCAAGATTTGCATGTCATTGACTGTGGTCGATGTTGACAAACTCAGTACAAGTTCAACGTCACCATTGTTAAGATTGCGTTGTCTAATGACTACGCCGTTCCAGCTCTTGCAAATCTTATCATCTACGCTTGCTAAGCTTTCGCCAGTTTTGACATCAAGCACATGTAACAAGCCAGATGACACTGCAAGCATCAATCTGCCAAGTCGCATCAGTTGCCATGATGCTGCTTGAGCTTTTGCATTGTCTTCAAGCATAAACAAGCAACATGCAGACCAATCTGACGTATCAAGTGATTTGACATACTCAACTGCAATGTCATTGCCAACTGCATTCATATCATAATATGCAGCAGACACTGGCACATATTTGAACGACAGCGGTGATTCATTTACACTGACTGCTTTATGAATGAATCTACGATTATTTTCGTACATGCTCAAGTCGACATGCATGTCATTAACAAACATATTGAGAGCAATGTCTTCGACTTGTTCAGTTGCAACTTTGTCTGCATCAAAAGTATCAAATGTTTTTGTGAGCTCGTCCAAATTAAGTATCTCTTTCACATCATCAGCAACTTGCATTTTAGACTCGTCACGGTATTCAGGTCGGTGCTCATATGACTTCAATGTCAGCTCATAATATGGCGTTGATAACATAATGCCATCTGGATGTTGCACAGATGCAACTTCAAGCATTCGATTTGCTATTGGTACATAGCAATAGTCAAATTGCTGTGGCTGCTTGCCAATGCCAAACACTCGTTCGTATTCTGCTTTTGGCACATGAGCCGTTATACCTTGTTCAAAGTCAATGTCAAATGCGTCATATGTGACTTTGTTCGTGCTAAATTCATTGTCAACAACCATCAGCTTCAGCCACTTAACTGCACCAGTATGAATCAAGTCATATGCACGTAATGATGCAACACGATGTTCATCTGACACTTCATGACTAAACCAGATAACAACATGACCAAGCTGACGATTCACAGCATTTACAATGTTATCTTGCAATACTATAGCATCTTGCATGTGCGTGTATGGATTGTACAGATGATTGTCTGATTCAATGACAATTGATGCTTGTTTTGCTGGTGCAAGAATCTCATCAGCGTATGTGACATTGTCAACAGATTCTTCGTTGACTTTGATATCTTCGAGTACGTATGAGTCATGACGAACGTTTGCTGCATCTGTCCATTGCTTGCGCCATGCAACATCAACAATCATAATGAACTTGACATGTACAGGCTCATCTGCAGTTGCATATGCAAGTACAAACTCATTCAAATGTGTCGCAGCGTCATACACAGAACCAGGCTCAGACCATGTCTTGCCTGCATCTACAGACCATTTGAATTGCACATTGAGCATTGCATAACATTGCTCAGCGTTATCAACAAGCTCAATGTTATTCAATGAGCCTTTGATATCTACAGCAAATTCAAGATACAGTGTAGAATCTTGTCTTACGATGATGCAATCGTCATCAGCCCTTTGTGACACTGACTGCTTTGTTGATTCGTTTGATGACTTTGCCATTGCGAGGATTTATGATTGCAAGTTCAATATCATAGTCGCCGATATGACGAAAATGATGTCTAAAAAGATATTTGTCAGATGTAGCTTCAATGACACCACCAGATATTGCATTACGATATGCGCATGTCCATTTGATGTCATGCGGAGCATAAGCATATGACAGCTCATCTGGGAAGCAGCACACTTGACTCCCAACTGTCACAGTTGCGCCATTGTCAATCTTGCAGAACCTTGTGTCATTTGGTCTACGTTGCACTGCATAGTGATGCTGACATTCAAACATGTCTGATTTGATTAACAGAGTTTGCCAAGGCGATTCAATGAGATATCGAGGCTTTTGAGACTCTTCACTTACAAGTTTACAATGCAGTCCAAGATTTTCAAGCTCTTCAACAAGTTGAGTATTTGCAATGTGTTGGGTGTAGTGTTTGTCATTTGTGTGTATTTCCACATCATGCTCAGTAGTGTCAACGACATCTGCAATAATTGTCGCAGGCCAGTTGCCAGTCAGCTCAAAATCATCAAATGCAAAATGCAAGTCGGTGTTAACATGCAATTGTGCTCTGCTCATAGGCTCTTTGCTGTACGCATACAATGCCCATTGCATTGAATTGTCAAGCATCTGAATTTCTTGCACAGACCATGTAAACTTTGCAAATTGTGAATCTGCATGCAATTCACAGTAGTCATTGATTTGCTTAAGCAAGTCTTTAACATCTGCGTATGCAATGTTGACTTCATCTGCATCAACTTGAATGCCATTGACATCGACAAACTCAGACATCGACATTGCAAATGTGTCAGCATCTTCAATATCAATTTGCATGTTCAGATATGTTGAGCCGTACTGCAACAATCGCATGCAATCAGAATCAACAAGTTTGATGTCATTCAAATGGTCAAGCCATAGAACATTTGATTGCGCCTTGTCAAGATTGTAGAGCCATTTTATGATTGAGTCGTCTTTTTTGACATTTTCTGGGTCAAACACATTTGGGTCTGGGTAGCTCATGAAATCTGGCACACCCAATGCTTTTCGTGTGCTATAGTACAATGTAGCATTGTTCATGCCTGCAATGTCAATTGACTCATCAGGCTCTTGAAGCTTTGCAGCAATTTGAGACAACGAATTGCCTGCATATATCTGCTCAAGTGAATGTCGTTTGTTGTCTGCAATAGCAATGACAAAGTTTGCTTGCAATTCTACGATGTTCAGTGTGCGTTTGAATGCTTGTACTTGACCATAACAATCTTTGATAGTCAACACAAGTTCATACACACCTGCAGTTGTTATGCCAAGCTTAAGATGCTGTTGAACATCAAGATACGTTCTGTCAAACACAAGCTTGCCAGAATCATCATAGATTTCATACGTAGCTTCTCTACAATTTTGTATGAGCGCAGATAAGTCTGCGTCTTTTGATGACCATGCTGCAATTGAAATGTCTATAATTGCTACATTGTCTCTGTAAAAAAGCCCTATAGGTTGTGGATTCATTGTATTGCAGTCTATTGATGATTGTTGTTATCGCACTTATTGAGCAACTGGTCATAATACGTTTGCTCTGTCTTACGTTGCTGCTCTATCAAAATAATAATTTGTTCCATTTGAATTTCAAATGCAGCGTTTTTGCGAACAAGTGCTTTATGTTGCTCAGTAGTTAATGCTGCGTCAAGAATATCCAACATATCTGCATGATATGCAGCAATAATTTTGTTGTATTGCTGCATAGCAGTTTGCAAAGACTCAAATGACTGGTCAGATAGTGTTGACAAAATTTGAACATGCATTTTGTCTGTCAAGCCAATTTTTGCTTGCAGCAAATCACGTTCTGCCGAATGCTTTCTGTCAATGTTGATGATAAACATCATCAAAATCATCAATACAAAAGCTATAACAGTCTTGTAGTTCTTGTCATCAATGAATCGCAGCAAAAATATGTCTAAAAACTTTTCCATTGCTTATTCTGCATTGTTCATTCTGCGATTTCCCAGATTCGTGTTCGTTTATTTGCTATGCTTCGTACTACAGCACTGTCACCTATGCGAACATCCCATGCTCGATTTGATGTCAATGTGATGTTCTTTGTGCCACCAGGCTGCTCAAATGATAAGTTTGCTTTGTCAAGTTCAAGCAATGGGGCCAAGTCCATGCTTTGGTCAATAAGCCAGTCAAAGTACTCAGCGTCAATTTGCGATGTATCAATGTCTGCTTCTGTGACTACAAAAATGTCATTAAGCTTGTTTGGTCTAACAGTGTCACCAATTGGCTCAAATGCAGTGCTTGGCAGAAGCATTGTATGTGGACGAATGTAAATGATGTCTTCATCTACAAATGCATTCATATCTTTAACTATAATTTGCGCTGCTGGCGTGTATGGTTTTGATGTTACAATTTCTGCATTGTCTGAGCCATACAAATATCGAGCCATGTATGATGCAAAAACATCAATGCTGACATCTGCAAAATGAATGTGCTCTGGCAAAAAGACGTCTTCAAGAATCATGACAAGATACTGCAGCTTCAGCAACAAATCTTGATTGTCTGCCATGTTCTTGACAAATTCAGGCATGCCACAATTCAGATATTTGCCAGACGCTTCATTGTATTCATAGGTCAATTGCAGCAAATTTGTGCGTTTGTACATGCCTGCGTATGGCGAAATGTCATCTTGCAATGGCAGCAATGTTCTGTTGTTGCCATCAAGTGATTTGAGCACTTCATAGATGCGAACAGCTTCACTGTAGCCAAGCCAGTCTAATGCAGCATGCAACCCATTGTATGTGCCAAGCTTGCTGTCAATATCATCTCGTCGTATAAGCCACTCTCTTGCTTTGCTATTCTGCAATATGAAGTCAACGACATCTTGTCGAATGTCATTCAGCATCAATGCTTTGTTGTAGTACTCAAGATAGTCATGACCCATATTAGACATCATGACAAGCAAACGTTCATCAGCATCAACTACTGTAGCAGTCACATTGATATGCAATGCAATGTCATCAACGACAACTTCAATTGCACAAACGTTGTTGCCAACATCGACAGCATTGAATATGATGTTTGCAGTCATGTCGTCATTGACAAGATGCCGAGTAGTCTTATCTACAAGCAGCAATTCATTATTCTCATTAACTGCAAAGAAACTCAATGCAGACGATAGCAATCTAACTGTGCATTCAACATTGTCTGAAAACAATGATGCAATGTTATATGTGCCCTTTGACACATTGCCAAGCTCTATGTTAGCGCCGTCATAGATGCGCTTGCCGAATCTGTCAAAAATGTTTATTGCAGCCATGTTACAGTTTCTTATCAATGTCAAAGTTTCTTGTCAATATCAAAATATGACGTAAAGCGATTCACAAATTCAACAAACAAAATCGATAGTGCGTCACACATGCCAATGAGAGTTGACACGCCAAAATACGCTGCAACTCTTGTGCTCTTATTGAACACTACTCTACTATACACACCACTCTGCCATGATGGCTTTGCAGTGACAAGCATTGATTGCTTGATTTTGTCTCTTGTAGTGAAATTCGATTGCATATTTGTGAATCATCAACATTCTACATACGAGCCATCAGTGTTTTCAACAAGCACTTTGATACTCAAGCTTACATCTGTGCCTTGTTGACTTCTTATCAATGGCACAATGTCTTTTGCTTGCGGTGCAATATTGCCCATATTGTCAATGTGCTTGTCATTGCCAATGAACTGCACATCTACTGATTTGATGACATCAAGCTCTTCAAGTTTTGCAATTGCAGCAGAACGACTAACGAATGTCGATGCATTTGACCAGGAGTCTTCTACAAACGCTTTTGCGGCATCAAGCAGTTGTTGTTTGACGTCTTCTATGTTTTGCAGTACTGCAGTCTTTTTGACAAGAATGAGCATTTGATAAAATTCAAGTTGCACAGTGTCAAATTGCACATCAGTTAGCAGCACATAGTCACCAGTGTTTTCGATAGCATTGTTCAGATATTGTCTATCTGTAGAGTCAATCGTAAATTCTGCTATTGGCAATGACCAGTAGTCATACACTATTGAGCTCGCTTTGACATACTTGTCTGCAATGTTGGGCACCAGTACAACATGAATTGTCTGAGTCTCTGTATTTGACCAGACATCAAGTATCTTGTACTGACCAAAACGTGACATAAACGCCCTGATTGAATCTGCTGAGTGCAATACAAGCGCCCTGTTAATTGAACCTGCATGTGAACGTATTGATTCGATGTCTTCACCATTGTAGCCGCCGACAATATCTGTCAGCTGTTCAATGACTAATACACCCTTTGGGCTTACAGCAGTAGTGTTTGCATCATACATGCCATTGACCCATTCAAATGTTGCGTCATTGTCAATCAAAATGTTTCCTGCATAGCCCTCACATGCAGTGTATTCTACATTGACAACTGCATTTTGTGCAGGAATTTGACCAGCAGTGCCATTGCCAAACACAATCTGTAGTTTGCCATCATATGACCAGCGTTCAATATACCCCTTGCTGTATCTGTCCATTTCATCAAACCCTGCATAGCGAGTCCACAGCTCATTGCCAACTGTGACAGTCAATGAATCTTCAGATACAATCAAGTTGCGTTCTTCGATAGTGAATGTTGTCATTGACTCGCCATCAGAAATGTATTGCTGAGACTTGCGTTCACCTTGTCTGACTGCGAATTCATATCGTACACCCGTCAACTCATTGTTGATGTTGAGTTGCGCAAAGTCTTGATGCATATCGATGTAGTACATCAATGAGTTCTCTTTGCATTTAATTGCTGCATATCGTTTAATGAACACAGTTGGACCAAGCTCTTTGACTGCATCATATGAAAAACTCAATGCAATTTTGCCTGATGCTGCAATGCCACCAACACATTTGTAACATGCAAGCTGTGCAAGTCCTCGTACAGATGCGGTCTGTTCTGCAGTAAGCAAGTTGTTTTCTTTTGTGCCTACTACAATTTGCGTAAAGATGAGTGACGCAAGTTCTCTGAAACTCTGAACAAGAATTCCAAAAATTGTGTACTTACCATATTGTTTCTTTGTAGAGTTCAGCAAATTCTGCAGCCAAGTATCTATAGACTGTGACACACCTGAATATGACATTTGCATTTTCTGCATCCACGTCATATTGTCACGAGTGTTATTTGTGCGCATATCAGTTAATTTGTTTGTATATGTATTCGAATGTGCACACATGAGAATAGGTCTCTTCGAATGTGCACATATGAGAATAAGTCTCTTCGAATATGTACACAAAAAGAAGAGCTTGCATATGCAAGCTCTTCCATCACCAAAACCTATCTAATTATGGAAACACCTCTGAAAGGTCAAATGATGAATCGTTTTGTGATTGGTCTAAAGTCTTCTGGTAAATCATAGCGTTTTGTAATTGTCACATCGCAAACAAGCAAATCATTCATTTGCGTAGCAGACTTTGTAATGAAGCAATTGACTGTCCATTCAAACAAATGCTGCGTAACACTATAATTTTTGAGTGCTGTGATGATATGCGATTGAATTGTTGCTGTTGAAATGCTTCTGTGATAAAGCGCAGCATCAATCTTCTCAACATCAAACATAATGTCAATTTCATTCAAAAAGACACGCAATGAATCTGTTGTTTGCAATTCGTCGTCTTCTTGAGTTTCTACAAAGTCAATGCCTTGCAGCTCTTGCGACATTTGTGATGTATCGAAACGATTATCTGACATGATATGCTATGCTGTTTGTTGAACATTGACAGTCACAAGTACCTGTTTGCCAGGCTCCTGTGATTTCATTTGACGCGAGACTTCAATGAAAGCATCAAGCAATTGAGCAGGTGAAACTGTCATGCCTTGCTCCATAAGCTGCTTACGTAATGCTGCGATTTGCTGACTTGCATTTTGGTCATTGCCAATTGACAGCAGCAATGCATCAAGTCTGCGCTCAAGCTCTGCAACTTTAAGCTGAATTGACTGCAATTGTGATGCTGAATCTGCAAGTTGACTGATGGCTTGCATGTACAAATCAAGCGATACGCCATCAATATTCGATACTTCAATGGGCGCAAGCCCAACATTACATGAGCTTACTCGAGTGCAAATGCGAAATGCGATTGCATTTGCAGAGCCGTCATCAGACATTGCTTTCTTAACAAAGCGTTGCATGCTGTAGCCTCTGCCACCTGATTCTTCATATCGATTGACAAAGAACAATGAGTGCAAGCATCGTGTTTTGATAGATGGATTTGACTGCAGCCAAACATCACAATACAATGCAATGCAATTGAATTCAATGTCTTCATTGAATGCTTCATAATCTGAGAACTGCAGCTTCAATCTGTCAACTGCACGACTCAGACTGTATCGACTTGCAGGTTCTACAATATCTGCATTGTCATAGATAGCTTTTGTGAATGTTGTGTCGCCATCTTCAAGACCCTGAGCATTTTCTTGAAATGCTTCTGGCACATAGCCAACTTCAATGCCTGGATATGTTGCAGCAGACCACTTTGCATTGCATCGCTTTGCATTTGCAGGTATGTACAGATACTGTTCTGTGTACGACATGCCATTAAGCTCAACTACACCAAAATCTATCGCATTGCCAATGTATGTAACAAGCGGCTGCCAATCTGAACGTTGCACGAATGCTGCGCCATCTGCAGTAGACTCAAGTTCAAGAGCAGAAGCTTTTTGAAGCATCTTCCACAACGCAGATTCTGCAAATGTTTCATTAGCAGACTCAAGCAATGAAGTTGCAAGCAATGAGCAGTTGTCAAGGTAATTTTGACACAATGCAGGCACAAGAGCATTTGCGTCTTCAACCATCGTAGTGTCATTGAACTCTGATGGATGCACAAAGAACTTTTGCCCATTATGCTCAGCGTCGTTGTACCAGTCTGGAATGTTCAAACAAGCAAACACAGACGGCGATACGACAATGTCATGATTCAATGTTGCATTTGTCAACAATGTATTTGTGTCAGTGAACACAAGTACAGTGCCTTGTGTTAACTTTAATGGGTCGAAAACGGAAACTCTCATTGTTATGAAATTGTCAATCGATGTTCTGCATCAGTTTGCTCACTACTGAATGTCACTGTTACTGAGTGCTCAGTGTCATTGAAACTTGCAATGCACTCATGCTCAATGCCGGCGATTCGCAAATGCACATCAGCAAAAGTCTTGTCAATTGTCGATTTGATGACATACACATATTGCGGTGACTGTGATTCAAGTCGAGTAACAGTCACATACTGATTGTCTACTTGCTCTTCACTATTTACAAGCTCAGTCAATGTTGGCTTTACTACACTGACATGTGCAAACTGCAATGCTTTAAGTACTGCTTTGCTTCTTGAATCTACTTGTTGCTGATTTGACACCAGCAGTTTGATTGCAGAGTATGGCGTCTCTACATTAGCATCAATAGTATTGAGTGCAATAGGCTTTACAGTAGCCAAAAATTCTGCAAGTGTCATATTATGAAAGCTGAGCTGTAGTGTACCAAGTTAAGTCAGATTCATTGTACGTCAATGCAATTGTAAGAGCTTGACCAAGTTGCTGTGACAATTGCTTACATGAATCAATGAATGCTTGCATATCTGCATATGACTTTGTGTAGAACATGCACCATTCTGTTGTATTGACTGCGACATTATGAACATCTGCAAGATGACAGACTTCTACAGATGATACATTAAAGTCTGAGCCATCTTCATCAACATGATGCACATTGTTTGCGCACCAATACTGATACAAACGAGCTTTGTCTGATGCAGTCATGTCAAACTGCATGCATTGAGCAATTGATTCATCGACATTATCAATGAATTGCTTTGCTGATTTTGACTCAAGCATCGCATGATGCAGTGTATAATTTGCATGCCAGTCTGGAGTGCCGATTGCTACGCTAAGCTGATTTTCAAACACAAACTGCTGTGCTTGAGCTTCTTCGTAGCATTGTGTCCATGTCTTTGTCATGTTGTTTATCTTAAGTTTGTATATGTACAAATACTGTTGATGTTGTATTGAAGCATCGCAAAATAAGGCCAGACTACTCGGTTGAGCTTGTCTGGCCTTTCAAATGCATTTTGCTTATTACAATGTTCCGCAAAGCAATTCACGTAAATCCATGCCAGCTTGTGTACTATACTGAGCAATAAGATTACGTTCTGAATCAGACATGCTCCAATAAATCTTATGCTGAGCTCTACGAATAATAGTATGAATGCCAGATGTGCTACAATTGAACTTCTTTGCAAGTTCTGCATGAGTTAACAAATCCGCATCGCCAAGGCCATACACATGTGTGAGTACAAGCTTTTCATTTTGAGTGAGTTGTTCAAATGCTCTTTGCAGAATCTTTGTGTTGCGTTTGTGAGCATCCTCGATTTCAAGAACTTCTTGGCCTGTTTTGAAGTCTGACCTCAAATCATTCTGAACTGGTGACCATGCATCACCATCTTTATCAAGTGTAGTGTCATCCTTACTGGTGAATTGTTTGCCTTCAAGAGCTCTTTCATATGCTCCACGAATACCAGTAGATAATTGTTGACTTGTCAGATTGAGTTCGTCAAGCACATATTTCTTAATCCAAGGATATGCATATGTGCTAAACTTTGCTTCACGAACTCCTGCAGGCAATACGCCTTCTACGTAATTCTTGGCTGCTATTGACAATCCAAGATTGCCTGCTTGAATGACGTCATCCAATGGAACCGAGCGTTTGCCAGATGCGAACCATAAGCTTCGTGCAACTGATATGACCAATCTTAAACAAGATTTGATAAGAGCTTCACGATTTTCTTGAGTCTTCTTGAATCGAGTAACATCACAATATCGCTTTGCAGTAGCCAGCGATTTGACTTCTTCAGGAGTAAGCTCATTCTCCATCCTCATTTGCTTGAGCTCCTCCTTTGTGTATAGACGTTCTCTTGTGATTCTACCTACGTCCTTTACGTAGCCTTGATTGATTTGTGAATTTGAACCTGCCATGGTTGTGTAACTTATTTAGTTTTAATTTGTTATATAAATTTAATCATTTTTTGTCACATGTGAAACGTTTTGCACATTATTTTCACATAAAGTGTAAAAAAGTTATGAACGTCTTGTTAACAATGCATGACCACAATCATAAACTGCAACATAGCCAGTGTTAAGCATCTCTTGCTCATCTTGGCCGGCGTCTACAATATGTTCTTTGCTGTTAAGTTTGACCCAGTGCTTGCAGATTGTTGATTTATCATCTGACAATTTAGGGTTAATGCAGAAGTCTGTTGAGTTTATTGTGTTGTCGAGATGTTGTTTGATGACATCGACAACTTGCTCTGGTGTCATCCAATCAAACACTGTTATGCAAGTGTAGCCATATTTGAGAGCAAGTTGAGCTTTGTTGAAGTGATAGTCGAATGGAATTGGATGATTGTGTTTTGATTTGCCAATTGCATATGCATAGCCATATGTAGAGTTGTGACTGATTGTTGGGCAAATTTCAATCAGCAAATGCTTATAATGCAGGTCATATGACTGGCGTTCAATATTGACGTCATCACAGTCAAATGCAAGCCCAAGTTCTTGTAACAGCAAAGTTTGCCATCGTTTGTTTGTAGCTGATATGACATTTTTGTGAGCATTGCGACATTTTTGATGCATACAAAAGAATGGGACACCATATTTTTGCTGCATCAATTTAGTGTCAATGCCTGCTGCATTGCCATAACGTTCAAGCTTCGTTGCTCTAATTTTGTCAGCATCACCCCAAATGTTGCCATATCGTTTGCGCTTTGTGTCTTGAGACTTCTTAATGTTGCCACTGCGGTTGCCATAAATAAGTTCCTTTGATTGACACGCATGTTCAGCAGCATCTGGCCCATATATGTGACCGTATTTTTGAAGCTTAATTTCATTGATACGTTCTACTGGGCCATTTGGATGACCATAGCGTTCTTGTTTGATGCGTTTTGTGTGCTCAATTGTTGACTTTAATGCAAGCTTTGACGTGACGCCAAATTTGCGCAAACAGCCTATTCTAATATTGAAACTACGTTTAATATGTGATGCTTCTATTTTTGTAACAGCCAATTGCAATGCATCATCACGTTCAGTTTCAAGCATGCAAATTTGTTCATCAATTGTCATAGCATCAAACCATTTCATTCAACTTGTCAACATTCTTTTTGGCATCTGCACTTTGTACAAATGCATAGACGTTGTCATAGACTTTGCTAATTGCTGCATCTGTATAGTCATAGAAGTTGTGTCGAGTTCTTGAAGTTCTACCACCTTTGATGCCGAGTGATGTTTTGTCAGAATCTGATGGTTTCCAATATGTTCGCCCAAACCCAGTAGATAAAATCATACTTTCCACACCAGACCTATCTCGAGGCATAGCATGCTTCAAATGGCAAGTTACAATGAAGTCAGTTGGAAAGTCATCATAGCCAAGCTCACTTGATGCAGGTTGAATGTCAGTTTTCGTCAAGATAAGATTGCCAATGCATGCAATTGGGCGAAGGGGATTTCCTAATAGCAAGTGCCATTCGCCGATGGCGTCGCCCTTCAACAAGCTATTCATAACAGGGATTGCTGGTCGACCAATAGTGTTCAAGAATTTTGCAACAGCAAAACGTTGAAATGCAAGTTTAGCAATCTGCTGCAATTTTTGTTTTGCTGCTTCTTTTCCACCACCGCTTGCATTCATAATGTTTTGGGCAATACCTTTGAAGAAGTCTGTGATTGAGTTGAATGAACCATCAAGTGCATCTTGAATAACTGCAGATTCAAGTTCAAGCGCTTTGTTCCAGAATATTGAAGGCTGACCGCCGACCCAATATCGGCCCCCACCCCAAAACTTTGCATCATTGTATGTGCATTGCATCACATTGCTCAACAAGTCAAGCATTGCTGTTTTGGGATTGATTCCATCAATCGACTTCAATGAATAAAAGAATTTGACAGTCAATTCATGTTCGAAGTTCAAACCAACATCACGAATATGAGTCTGCGTAATTGAATCAATCGGGCCATAAACTTTGTTATGGTCATGTGTAGGGTCTATTGACAGTCGTGCTTTGCCACGCATTTGGTCTTTTGCATACACTGGGTCCATCAATTTTGCCACTCGACCCATCCAGCCACTAATGCCATAATTACCTCCACTGTCACCACGCATTTCGCCTTGCTCCAATGCAGCAGATAATTCTTTCCAACGCATGCCAAAACTGAAGCTTAGCAAATCTTCAAGTTTGTTGTTTTCACCATCAAACCACGTAATCATATGGGCGATTTCTGGTGTTTGCTGAACTGTTGTGTTGAAGATGTCATCTTGACATGGCTCAGCAAATCTACGCAATGTGATGAGTCTGTTGTTCGGGATTTGGCCAAGAAATCTGCAATATGCAAAGTCTTGCCAATCATATGTTGATGCACCAATGGGGTTGTTGATGATATTTGCTGCAGTAGGCGTCAAGTATTGCAGGCCTTGCAAGTCTTGGTCAAAGTACACAGTTTTGCCATCAGGCAATTGCGGTGCTGCAAATAGATTCCATGCATTGAACAAAGACTGCACACCTTGTTTTGATGCATCTTCTGCACCACGAGGCATATCAGCATTGAGCTTCTTTTCATAAAAACCATGCTCATAATCTGTTTCTTGTGCAAATGCGCCAGTCAGTGTGCTACTATCTGCATTAAGCTTATTGTCTTTTGGCGGAGCTATTGTAGCCATATCTTCAAATGTATTTAGGATATGTACCAAACAAACAAAAAGCTTGACTTATTCAGTCAAGCTTTGTTCAGAAAGTTCAATAATTTGTGTTTCGTATAGTCGTCGTAGTTCATCAAATCTTACACAGTTTTTGTCATACAGTGTAGCAAGGCCTTGCAATGCTTGTTGTTTGCTTGTCCATATGATGTCAGCAGTCAAATCCCATAGCCACTTTTGTGCATAATAAAACTTCCAGTCATGCCAAAATGTCTGTGCAGTGATTTGCTGTTCTTTATCATCAATGTAGATAAAGTGATGTGTTGGATTGCCGCTTTCAAGGTCTATGAATCTGAATGTTTTGTTTGCTACATGCTTAGCAATCCATTCGTCAGACGCAATGACTTCTTGTAACGCACATTGATAATAGTAGCGTTTTGCAATATCAAAGTGTCGAACTACTACGCCACGAAACAATGTCCATAGCCAGGGCTCTTCTTCTGAACTTCTAATCCAATAAACTTCTTGATTTACTGGTAGAAAATCGTAGTGAACGAGGTCCATCGCTTACAGATGCACATTTACACTTGTCACAAGGTCGCAATCAATCAATGCTTTGAGCGTGTCAATTTCATTGTAGCCAAATGCACTTGTAGCAGCAAGCACATGATTGACATCAACTGCAGCAGTAATGTCAACCACAACAGTTTTGTCATCTTCAAGTGGCTGCAAACGTTTAATGAGTTGATGCAGCATATCATCTGCCGGTATGCTTGGCTGTTGTGCAGATTCAGCAACATAAGTGGTTTTGACTGGCTGTTGCGCAGGATATGCAGGCACTGGTGACACTGGTTCAACTGAGCGCTCAGTTTGTAGCGCAGCAACTGGCTGCGTTGGCAAAATTGTCTCTGACACAGTACTGCCATCTGCAGCAGTTGTAGTTACGCTTGGAATCACAATTGGCTGAGAGAACACGTCGTCTTGAGGACGATTCCAGGTTTCAATTTCAGACAATGCATAAAGACGATTTTGGTCATCCCATGCCTTATCAGCTTCTTCGTCAATTGCAACAATTGTTCGAATTTCTGCTGTTGCTGGCCTATCGCCATTTTCAAGTTGTTCAATGACTCTGATAGGCGCTATTGATGTTCGTGACATATTTGGATGGTTTTTTTTATATTGTACAACGTAAAGCATGCATTTGCATCTGTGTACGTTATTTTTATGCTGAGCACTCTGCGTAAAATAGCAAAATGCTTATTTTACGCAGGGTACTACAAATTAACTTTATCGTACGATGAATGGCTTGTTAGAGTCTTCAATAATCATTGAGCCGATGCCATGCAGCTCTTGAGTAACCTCGACAGATACATCTTGTGCAGTGTTGTATGAGCACTTGAATGCTGCAACTCGACTAAATGCGTCAATGTCTGAATAACTGAGTTCATCAACTTGTATTGAGATTTCACCAATTGCTGGCGCAGTCTTTGATGGTGTAATTGTGATGTCATGCAGCCAGCCCGGATTGCCAACAATGACTGCAGTCAATGATTCACCATCAATTGGATTGACAACTTCATAATTGAAGCTCAAAGTCTTTGATGAGTCATCAGTTGTTGCTGACGCAGGCGTAATGTTGATTGTTGTTACGCCTTTCGCAGCCTGAACAATTTGTGCAGTAACATCTTGAGCATTGATGTGAGAGAACTTAACTGAGCAGCTACGTTGTTCTGTCGTTAAGTTGCGGTCACATTCAATAGTCAAGTAGCCTTTGCCTGTGTTATCATCATATTCGAAATTTGTGTCAGTGAATACGCCAGCTCCATTAAGAACTTCATATGACAACTGCTGACCTGCAATTGGATTGCCAACAGTGACCTCAAAGACTGCTTGAGTATCTGTTGACTTCAATTGAGCAATAATCGGCTCAACAGTTATTGTCGACACGCCTTGAGCTGCTTGTGTAATGTTGACTGTTACGTTGTCAGCAGTCATATATGACAGTCTCAAGTATAAGTTACGAGTAGCTGTTGCAGTGTTGATGTCAAGCGCAAATTGTATTGTGCCAGCTGACATATTTACTACAGGTTCGCCAACAAAGCCAGAGCCCTCTGCAGCAACTGTCAGTGTTTCGTCTTCAATAGGATTGGTGATGCTAAAGTTAACTGTAAACGAACCACCATTAGCTGCTGCGTTGATTGTCAGCGGTTCAGCATTGATGACTGTAGCTTCTTTAGCAGCCTGAGCAAGCGATACTGCTACATTGTCTGCAGTTGGATATTGTAGTACAATGTTTGCTGTACGAGTGCTTGTTTGCAATGTCTTGTCATAATCAAATGTAATCTTGCCATCAGCAACTTGAACATTGTGAATCCAGCTTTTTGTTGCATATGCAGTGACTGCAGCACCAGCATAGCCATTACGAATTTGATATGTAATTTCAGATGAACCGCCAGCAGCATTAAGTGACATAGAACTTGTGACAATGATTTCAGGCCTTGTTGATGCACTTGTGCTGTATTGAACTACAGATGCAATTACACGAGGCTCAAATATGACAGCATTTGCAGAGCCGCCAAATGTCGGTGTTGCAATCACATAGATTGGCCAAACTCCACTTGATGCGACATTGCGTAAGATTGCTCGATAGTGCAGTTCATTGCATGCATCTTGCAATTCACTCCATGTTTTTGCAGTGTCAATTGTTGTCAAGCATGCAGGCAACACCGCACATGTTGATGGCTTATCGGCGTCAATAGGTGTTGCATTGCCACTTGCTATTGGTTTGTAGCTCAAGTCGACTTTGACTGATGCATAACCATTGCCATACACAATGAATGGCACAGTGATATCAAGCAAAATATCGACAGTTGCAGGCATGTTCAGATATGCTGGCAGCGGTACAAGCGTTTGCATTGCAGTAGCACCTGGCACATTGTCATCGAATGATTCAACATACACAGGTGGCGTCAAATCATCTTTGTGAGCATATTCTGCATGAGTGTGGTCTGAATGTGACACTGTGCTTGCATAACCAGACCCAGCAAAGTCTTTATTGAATGCAGACTTCTTTGCTTCTTCAGTCAATCTGCCAGAGCCATCATATGCCAGCACAGTATTTGATGCGCCGACACCTGCTGCAAGATGATTTGAGCCATCAATGAAGACATGTTTATATTGACGTTCAAACAAATGAGCATCAAAATTGTCAAATATCGAATTGAACAGCTTTTTGACTGCGGATGCTGTAGGCAGATGCTTGTTTGCATTTGCGCCATCAATGATGATACTTGCCCAATTGTCTGAGCTCTTGAAGATGCCAAGAAGCATATCGATGACTTTGCCAGTAGCGTCTGTGCCAAGAACACTTGCACCAGGCAGTTTCATCAATTGTAAGTCGACTGTTGCAGCAAGTTTAAGCAACTGCTTTGTCAATGTCAGAATGTCTGTGACAACTCCAGCATCTGACAATGCTGCAATGCGATATGACTGATTGATGAGTTGCGCAAACTTATATGCACGAATGAATGACTCTCGCTTTGCTTCTGCATCCAAGCCTTTTGCCAAGAACAACTCATCATATTTCAGATTTGCATATGACAATATGTCAAGCTCATTGACTGCAGATGTAAAATGATTGCGAAGTCTAATGCCCTCATATGATTGCCACAATGCAGCCAAATCAGCAAATGACTTGACATGTGAATCATCTGATGCAAAGCCAAACACAAGACCGCTGTTAAAGTCGTTTTGCAACAGCATATGTGGAAAAGCATCAATGCCTGGCAACTGATTCTTTTTGTCTGCATCAAGACGATTCAGTGTTCGTTGTGTGAGGTCGTAATAGTAATATGGATTGCCCAATATCTGCACAACTGGCTTTGCTGCTTTGTTGTTTGCATTGCCAAGACCATCAATTTGTGTATCACTCGGTGCAAGCAGAATAACTGAGCTGTCAACGTTATTGTATCGAGGCACACTTTCAAGCCCTATTGACAATGCGCCTGTATGCTTGTTTGAGTAGCTGTTGTCGATTTCTGCACCAGGCTGGCCATCTGCTGCAATGTTGAACATTGCTGCGTATGACTTGATTGTACCGCCGTACTTTGTTTTGATGAGCTCTTCAATGATTTGCGTAATGATGACATTCAAGTTATCATTGTCACTTGTCAGCAATTGCAAGCCCGTAAATTGCCACCATTGCGCATCATCTGATGACGCGTCATACCAGTACACTTTGCCATCTGGTGCAATGACCCAGTCTGCGTATGACAAAGCATCTGTATGCAAAATGTTGCAAAACGCGGGTTTGTTTGCATCTGAACAGAACTCATTGAATGCTGCAGCATCGACAACTTTTGCAGTACCTGCGTCATTTTGCGTAGCTGACCAATCACTGCCAAATGTTGCATTGATATCAGCAAGTGATGCATACATAATGCGGTTGCCTCGATAGCCATCGAAGCCAGGCAAACCGCGGTCACCAGTTTCACCAATACGACCCTTAAATAGGGGGGAATTCACAATTCTACTGAAATTGTAATTCAAAATTTCACACAACTCTGCATAAGATGTGACTTGAAGTTTTTTCAGTACAATTGGCTGTGCTTTATGTTCTGCAGACATATTGTTCAGATGTTTTGCTTTGTATATGTATCGAATCTCATTGCATTTGATTATGTATCACTGTGTGCATTTTGCATCACGAAGTGCATTTTGCATATCATCATTGCCACTCTACAATGCACCTTGCTGCGCCTTGTTGAGCTTCAAATTGCACTGTGACATATGAATTTGAGCTGTCCCTGTTCAATGCAATTGGCATGATGAGCTGACCTGTAAAGACATCATAGAATGTCAATGTTGGTTGTGGCAGTTTTGCAATCAAGTAATTTGCATATTGCATTGATTTTGCATTGTCGCCAAGCAATTTTGCAAGTACTGCTACAAGCGATAAGCGTTGTTCTGCACCAGCAACATCAGGTAATTGCAGTTCTGCTGTTTTTGTTGTTGCAATAGACATAATTGCTGCGAACATGCAAAGTTCAAACACTGTAGGGCCTGCAATATGCTCAAATGTGCCATCAAGCCAAACTCTTGACAATTGTGTTGACAATGGGCTAATGACTTGTTCTACTGTAAGAACTTCATTGTCAATCAATGCCCACAAATGAACTGAACTTGACTGAGCAAACGCTACTTTGTGCTGCAAAGACTCATCATCATTTGCAAGCGCAGACCATTGCGTAACTTGAGTCAATTCAGGCAGACAATATGTGCCATATCGAGTCAAATTGACAAGCAGCTTATTTGTTGGACTTGCATTTGCAGGGTCTGCATCAATGATTTGCTGCTGCATAAACTTTTGCATTACTGCAATTCCATCAAGAGCATTGATTGCATCACGTTGATTGTAGAATGCTATTGGCGCGAATCTATGAATCATTGTCTGCATTGTTGGCATAACTTGCATCACAATGCTTGTCATCATTGACTCAAGAATTCGTGGTTTAACAGAGCCCTCGATAAATGCATCGACGTCATTGTCAAATGTCACAGCAAGCTCTGTTTGTATCATATGTCGAGGCCAACTGTATGTTTCACCAGACTCGTATTCAATTGATGGAATGATGTCTTTGACCCAGATGATTGCTTCTGTGTCATTCAGCAAGTTCACTTCAATTACATCGAACAGTTGTACAACTGCAGTCTTATATGCTACTGCACTTGTCCAGTTTGTTATGTCAAGTTTGACATTTGTGCCTACAATGAAGATGTCCTTAATTGAGAACAAGTTTTGCAATGCAATAACTTTGATTGCAATGTCAATTGAGCCGTCATCATTTATGACGATTGGCTTGTCTACTGTAGTGCCTTTGTATGGAAAGCTTGCAACAGTTTTGCTAAGCGGATAACAGTTGAATGCTACATCTACTTGTGCAATTTTATTGTCATCAAGAGCAACGATGCTTGAATTGTCATAGTAGATGCTTTTGTCAATTGCAGATGTTTGCAAAACGCCATCAAGATTGACAAGAGACTGGTCAATAACTTTGAATGGCAATACAACTGTCAATGTTTTGAACTTGTTATTGATGATAAGCTGCGGTTTGCATTCAAATATGCTGTCACCATCTACTCTGACTACTGCAAAACGCCAGCCAACATACGATGATGACACACTGTATTCAACACCCTTAAACAATGCAAATGCTGTGATATGGTCTGGCTTGGCGTAGCAATATGTGTAGCATGGCACTTCAAGAACAGCCTTGTCAGTTACAGCAAATTTATGTGTCAGTTTTGTGTCAAATACATCGATAGTAGTGTCAGCAAACTCTTTTATGTCAATTGCTTCTGTGGCATATGACTTGCAAAGCAGTTTTGCATGCTGATGCTGCAGCACATAGTCAGGACAACCAGACCCTTCAACAAACCAGCTATAGTTAAATGAATCCAGCGCAATTCCTGTCAAGCGCTCATATGGCGCAAAGCCAGTACAGTTGAATGCTATTGAATTATTTGCTCTGTATTGCTTGTTCAGCGCATCAGTAGCTTCAATTGCAGCAAAATGACATTGACGAATATTAGGCTTATTGTCCTTGTCATTAACTGCAAGGTCGTCAAATCTGTCATAGACAGAATCAGAAAATATCAATGCAGAGTCTTTTGACTCAAGAGTCTTAATTGCGTTTGGCTGTGAGTTGCCTTGCAATTGCTTAACATGCTGAGCTATTGCATCAACATATTGCATACGTTTTGACTTTTCTGCTGTAGCAGTCATGCTAGTAGCCCATGCATCAATATCGAATTCTGTGTTTGCTGTCAGTCTCAATTCAGACTCATAGAAGCCTGACCAGTCATACACATCATGCAATTTACAAAGTCGAGCTTGCGCAGCTTGAATTTGCAGCATGTCAAATGCAATTTTGACTGCAATGTCTGGTAGTACATCATCTACAAGTACTACAAGCGAATCAATAGATGTCAATGACTCATCAATTTCTGCAAGAGTCATCAATTGACGAATTCGTACTTTGATTGCATCGGTGTCATTAAGATGCAGCAACAATGCATTTGCAGTTTGCAAGTATTGTCGCATTGTAGCACTAATGACAAGTGAATTATTGACAGTAACTGCTGCATCAAATTGCACTGTTTGACTGCTGTATGTACTTTTCTTGTACATCGACCACGGCAGCAAAACTTCAATGTTGACGTCATTTGAGTTGCAATTTGTCTCAATTCGCAGTCTTGGATTGCTTTCTGCACTATACTTTGACGATGGCAACACTGTTACAGTATAGTCATATGTAGACTTTGCTGATGCATTTTTGAATGCTTCAATGAATCTGTCAATGCTTTCTTGCCAGTTTAGACCAAACAAGAATTGATTGTCATCAACTGTTCGGCCATATTCCCATGCATATAGACGTTCACCATCGATGCCAGCATCTTTCATTTGGCAAATAACTTGCACATCGACTTTGCCATCTACAATGATTTCGAATTTTTCACCAGGCGTCATTTTGCCTGTCAATTCCAAATCAAGTGTTCGCTTTCGTGTAAACGTGTTTGGCTTAAGACCATCATTTGCAGAAAATGATGCTACAACAGTTTCTGCGTACAGCTTAGATGAATCAAGCAATGCCGGCAATTTGACAGTATCGCCATCAATGTATGTCAGCAAGCCAAGCGCATCACCAGATACATATGCATCAATGAATGGCAAATGTGACAATGACATCGTTGGTGCCCACTCTGTCATTTGAGCATCTGACACATACAAGCCGACATATCGATGCTCACCTGGAGTGACATCTTCAAATTCAAATGACAAGTTGACAATTTGCGAGCATATCAGACCATTGTCTCGCCAAGCTTCTGACAACGCAGCATCAAAGTCATATGGCGACAATTCTGCGTCATCAATGTTTGGCACACCAAGTGTAGCATCTTTATATTGCGCAGTGACTGCATCAAAGCCCCATACACGACTTTGCTGATTGCTGCTATGCGACACAAAACATGTTGCTTCAGACATTGATGCTTGATGTTTTGTCAACTCAGCAATGTCTTTCAATCGCCATTGATGCACAAGCACAGCATCTTTAATAAGTTCTTGCCAATTTGTCGCCATCAAATTATCTGAACGCAATACAACAAAGTATTGTGGCATAGACGTCTTTGACAGCAACAATGGTGCAAAATATCTGAACACATTGAGTCGCTTCGTATATCTGCAACCACATACATATGTCATGTCAAATTGTTTTGCAAGCTCATTGTTTTGCTGCATACCAACGAGTGTGCTTTGTTGCACATTGCAAATCTTTGATATGCCCCACTTAAGACGAGACCACATTGCAGCAGCATTGTCTGCATATGAGCCTGCATTCGAGTCAAACTCAAGTGAACTTGAATTTGTAAGTGGCGCAAACTTGACTTTGCTATACATGTCTACAATGCATTGTACATCGCCAGACAGCAATGTATTTGTGCGAAACAGTGCTTTTGATTCGTGTATCATGTCTCTTATTTGTGTACTTTTATGCCTGCGCCTTCAAGCAATTCGAAGATGTCAATCAATATCGACATTACAGGATTGTCTGGGTCATCTGCAAATTCTGCATATTTATCAGCGCCTTCTATAGGATTGTCTGCTGTGCCAAGTTTAAGCATTGGTTGATTTGCAATAGATGGCGTAGGCATTGCATTCATTGAACTGAACTCATTCTGTTCATAGTTCTTTTTCAAGAATGTATCAAGAGTATCAAACAGTTTCTTAAGCGACTGCACCAGCGGCCCTTCAATGGTTGCTGCAACTTGTTTGAGTCCTGCAATCATTTCTTGTGATTGCAATGATTTATATTGAATGTCGAGCTTTGTCAGTTTTTCGAAGTTGAGTGAATTGATTGCAGTTTGAATGTTCTCAATGTTTGTTGCAGTAGATTGCAGTTCTTTATTGCGCTTGTCAAGGTTGCCATCAGCAAGAACATCAAAGAATGCGTCAAGAGATTTACCAACTGTTTGCACTCTATATGTGTTAATGCCTTGCATGCCATCAAACATTGATACGATAGCGCCTACTGCAGCTTTTGCTGTTGGTGCAAATGTCTTTTCAATGTAATTGACATCAAGTTTTTGTTGCGAGAAGCCTGTTATGAGATTGACAAGTGGGTCAAGTATTGTGCCAATTCCATCAAAGCCAGCTTTTGCTTGTCGCATACGCTTCTTGAAATCTTCACGTTCAGCTGCGTTTATGCAAGCATTTACAAGAGAATCAATGACTGATTCAAGGCCTACACCAACTTTTGGCAATGCTTCAGACAAATCAATTGTGCCGACAACTACGAGTTCACCATTTCGAGCTTCATATTTTGGGAACACAAGAGTCGCCATGCCCTTAATGCCCTCTGACAATTGATATATGAGATTGCCAAGACCTGACAGCGCGTTGATTGCTTTCTTAGCGCCCTTTGCTTTGTCTTCAACGCCATCAAGAGCATTGACCATGACCTCAATGAATGTCGCAAGATTATTGCCAATGCTTACAAGTTCAGCGTCAGTCAAATTAACTTCTGACATTGTTTTGATTGTCTTTGCAAAGCTAAGCATCGACAAGCCAACAGCGCCAAGTGCTGCAGCGCCAGCAAGCGTAAATGGTAATGTGAATGGGTTGCCTGTCACAGTAGCAACGCCTACAAGAGCTGCAACAGTGCCAGCAATTGATGCAACATCAAGGTCTTTGACTGCCTGCATCTTTTCAAGTGCAGCCGCAAAAACATATGTTGCTGCACCAGTAGCAGCCATTGCAGCTGCACCAAGCAATGCAAGTGGACCAACCAAGCCAAGCGCAGTTGCTGCAGCAGTTACAGTAACTACAAATGCACCAAGTGCAAGCATTGTAGTGCCATCAACAGATTGAGCTTTGACAAGAGCGTTTGCATACATTGTAGTGCCGACTGCAGATAATACAAGTGCAGCGCCACCAAGCAATGCAGTCGCGCCCATATTGCCCAGAATTGCGATTGCGCCAACATTTGCTGCAATAAACAAGCCCATCATGACAGCAGTCTCACCATCAACAGCATTTGCAATCAACAATGCGCCAGCAAGCAATGCAACGCCAACTGAGGTAATTATAAGCGCACCAGCAGCCATAAGCGGCGAGCCCTTGCTTGATAGAGCCATCAATGCTGCAAGTGCACCAGTTACAACTGCAAGCGCTGCACCAGCTTTACCCATGTCTTCCCAATCAAGCAGTTTGTAGGGCAACATTGCAATGCCAAGAATGCCAACTGCTGCAGCCATCACAATAACACCAGTAGCAATTGATAGCACTTGTTTGCTATCTTTTGCTACTCTTGTCATAACTGCAAATATCGTAGCAAGCACACCAATCCCAAGTGCAGCCTTGCCCATGTCTTCCCACTCAACAATTCGCCAAGCAAATATGCCAAGTGCAAGTGCACCAACCGCTGCAGCCATAGCAAGCACGCCTACACCAAGCTTTTGCATATCGCCATCTTTGCCAGCAAGACGATTTGCACCAGCCATTGCCAATGCAAGTGTAGTAATTGTTATTGCAGGCGCAAATGCATATGTGTAATCAGGTATGAGTTCATGCCAAGCCCAAATTGACAATGCAAGCACCGCTATTGAACCTGCAATCATCATCATTTGAGCACCGATGCCACCCTTAAGATTTGAGCCCTCTGTCTGCATTTTGCTGAATGCATCAGCATTGCCAGATAGCTTCATACCAAGGCCTGCACCTGCAGATGATATGCCATTTGCAAAGCCGATTGCAAGACCCAATGCAACAATGACACCAAAGATTAAGCCAACAGATTCCCAGCTTGCTTCCATCAATTCACCTGCAGCAACCACTGCAAGCACAAACAGAGCAATTGAGCCTGATAGCATCAGCATTTCTTTGCCCACTGCATTCTGCTGTCCTTTCTTGCCGCCTGAACCAAACAGCGATTCACCAGACAATGCTTTGCCAAGCACCCATATTGCTCCACTGACAGCAAGCAAAGCAACTGAACCCATAACAACACCACTCCATGATACATTGCTAAATAGCATCATTGACAATGCGACCATGCTAAGCGCGCCTGCAATCATCATGACATTCTTTGCACCAGCTGATGCATCTTTGTCAGTGATTTTGCCAATTGCCCAATATGCTGCAATGAATGTCAATGTGCCAAGCGTGAACATTCCAAGAGCTTCAAATGTCACAAGTTGACCAAATGACCATATTGTAAGACCCACAAGAGCAATTGCTGCAGCAGCTTTCATGACAACCTCTGTCGTTCTATCAAGAGATGCCACAAGTGATTCAACTTGGCTGACCATGTCAGCCACTGCAGTCATTGACTCTTTATGAGATTTCAGAGTTTCAGCAGCTTTCAAATACGAATCGACAAGCTTATTCAAGGCAGCCTCAAATCTTGGAGCAGCCTTTTCAAGCCTGTCGACAATCAAATCGATAGCTTCAAGACCGCTTTCAAGCTGCAATCGTTTGACAGGCGACATATTTGTCAAAGAGTCAATGATTGTTGCAAAAGCAGTAGCTATCGTGCCCATTTTTGGGTCAATGTTGGGCGCATTGCTTGCATTGGCCTTGCTGTTTGCGATTGAGTCTTTTTCTTGACGTTCTGCAATGACGTCTGCAAATGTTGTCAGGTCATCAAGTTTTGATGACATCAATGCAAAGATGTTGCGTTGATTTTCCTCGATAACTTCAAGATAGACTCTTACAAGGTCACAATGTTGTGTAAATTCAGTATGTTGTGATTCAACATGCTCTGCAATCACATCAAGCAAAACAGAAGCATCTGATATGTTTGTTGCAGCAGCTTTGTTTTCAATATGCTCTGCAATGATTTCAAGCAATGCGTTTGTGTCAGACAATAATGCAGATACTGATGTTGCTGAAGATGATTCGTCTGTTTGCAGTTCAGATATGATTTGAGCAAGACCTGCAAACATATTTGTTTCTGCACTCGAATCTTTTTCTTTCCATGATTGATACAAAACTGCACCAACAGTTGAGCACAATGACGCAACAATAGTGTCGTTGCCAACAATTGACATGAAAGTGTTTTCAAGCTTTGTCAGCTCATCATCACTGACATCAGTCGAAGATGCTGACGACGTGTCAGCATCTTCGAACTCTTGCCAGTTTGTTGGCTTGTCGCCTGTAGAATCGTAGACGTTTGTTTTGTCTTCAGCCATAGTGTATCATCAGAACTTTGGCAGTTCAAAATTATTGTTGAACTTTGGCATTGGCAGACTTGTCGGCATCATTGACTTTGCTTTGCGCATATATGCATCTTGTTGAGCCTTGATGCTTTTATGAGTACCGCTTTGTGAATCAGCATCGCCTTTTCGAGCTTCTTCTTCAGTTTTGATAAGCTCAAGAACATCATCCAGCAGCCATTGATATTCATAGTATGGCAATGCGTCCAATTCAGAAAACTGAAGAGGACATTTTTGCATGATGTATATGCGATTCTTACAAAAGTTCCGATTCGAGATTTTGAACTGGTTGAAAAATCTGCTTGATTCCCTCTGGAAATCGAAACGGGGCTTCACCCTCCATGTGACACTTCGGGCAAGTGAACTTGATATTGTTAGATGCAAGAATCATGCACTTAGACAGAATCTTCAGCTTAAGCGGCAATTCTTTGAATGCATCCATTGCTTGGAACGACTGACAAATTTGCTCAGCTTTCTTGACATTAAGACCTCGCCAATCAGGTGTAAGCCACTGAGCTGCAAGAATGTATGTCTTTGCGTTCATCAATGTGTCTTTGTCAAGTGTTCGCATGTACTCTGCAAAAACTTTGCCAACGCCGATTGTCGATGGCTTGAGTACAAGTTCGCCATACGAACGAGTTTGAACTCGATAGCAGCCGGTTTCAGAATCAATGTATTTGTCCATTGATTCATCGGGCTCATCCCAAGTCATATTGTCAGCAGTTAAGTCAAGCTTAAAATTATGCTTGCAAGTGCCTGATGAAATTTCCAGCGTAATCGGGTTTGTCAGCTCAGAGTTCTCAGGGAATGTGAGGTCGTGAATCAACATTATCAGGTACCACTTGTCGTGTTCGTATATATCATCAACTGACCAATGATTCATGCCAGACTTGCTGACGCATCGAACGCATACCTTAACAATGTCGTTCAAATATGTTGCTGCTTCAGCTGGATTTGCATTGTCATCAAGATTCGACCAGTGACGAATTTCACCTGCTCGACATGCTCGATAGATAATTTGCAAATCACTTGGGTACAGTCGACCTTGCTTAGCAAGCTTCGTCATGTCAACATTGAACCAGCCAGTGTCTGTAACTTCTGATTGACGTGCTCTTTCTGCAATACGCTCTTGAGCTACTTCAGTTGCAGCATCAATTGCGCTATCATTGACTCTTGTAGCTGCTTCAGCTTCTTCTACTACAGATGCAAGCGGATTGTTTCTACCCGCATTCTCACCGCCATCTGCTGGAATGACGAGACGTTTCTTTTCTTGTGGCATATTGTAATGTATTTGAATGGTTTTGAATATGTATTTGAGATGTGCACACATTGAAAATATCACACAAACTATTGTTTGCGTTGTAATGTCAGTAGTCCACAGTCATATACAGGTAAAAATCCTGCAGCATTGTAGTCTTCTGCATGTGATATGTCATTGTCTATAAAATGCTCACCAGTTCGCATATTATGCCAATGACATTGTATAACATTGCTTACTAATTTATAGTCATCTACATATTTTGTAGGGTCTTCTTTTGACAAGTCTATTGTAATAACGTCGGCAGTTTTCAATTGTTCTGTGTCATCGATGATTGACTTTAGCAATGCGACAATTGTATCAGCGTCATCCCAATCCCAAATTGTGACGCATCGATAGCCTTGCGACATTGCTTTGCAACATTTGTCTGCATGACTATTTGCATGTCTATGCCAATTTGCTGCAGAGCGGCCTGTCATATACTCAAAGCTATACGCACTATTATGCGTAAACGTTGGATTGATTTCAATTGCTATGTTCTCATAGCGTAAGTCATATGTAAATGATTCTATTTGCGGTTGCTCAAACTCAAATTGAACGTTAAGCGATTCTAACAAGTATCGTTGCCACCATTGATTTTGCTTAGATATGATGTGACCTTGCGCAAGTTTACAATGTGTAGTCATGCAATAATATGGCACACCATAACGCATCATATTTGTACGTACAACTGCTTGTGTGCGTCGTTTTAAGTCACCGCCCCACTTGTTGCCATACCGTTCAAGCTTTGTTTGCGTTGCCAGTTGTATATTCACACATCCATTTGCTTTGCCATATCGTTCAAGTTTGACTTGCGTAATTTTGTCCATAGGCCCAAATGCATTACCAAATTGTGCAATCTTTGTAGCTTTCATTTTGTCAATATTGCCAACACCTTTGCTGCCAAATCGAACAAGCTTAGTGTCGCCAACTTTGCATTTAACATCATGCAATTGTGATATGAATTCTACACCGTATTTGAGCAAGTTATTGATGCGACCATTATAACGCTGTTTAATGATGCCATGCGATGTTTTGCGTGGTGCATAACGAACAAATGGTGTATTAGCAAGTTCAGCATCTCGCAATTCTTCAAGTTCTTTTATTCGAGCTGCATGTTCAGATGCGTTATCATATTGCAACGCGCCAGCATGACGTTCATATGGCAATCTTCCATGCTTACGTATGAAAGCAATTTTGTTTGCATATTGCACACGTATCTTACTATGTGTAGATACTCTTGCGCTTAATTTTGCATATGGCGTTTCTGCAATCAATTTATCACGTTCAGCTTCAAGTTCTTTTATTCGAGCTTCAAGAGCATCACCAGTTAGTCGTTCAGCCATTGTGCATGAATGTTCAATATGTAAATTCACTATATGTACATATAACACGAATATTCAAGTTAGATGCATGGCTGAAGTCAAGAATCAAGTGTTTAATCCAGTAGCACAATTCAAATCTGCTGAAGAAAAAGAAGCTGCGAAAGTTATATGGTGCAGTGAATCAGTCGCAATGGCATATGATGCAGTTGACCAAGGCTTGCCACTTAGAGCAAATCCGTGGTTCTTTGGCAATATTGCACTGCGTAAGCCCGGATTGCTATACAGATACACTGACATAGAATTGCGTGAATGGCTTAGATGCAAGTATGACATATTATATTTTGCTGACACATGGTGTCAGATTTTAACTCCAGATGGCACAAGAAAGCATTTTAATTTGAGACCATATCAACGCAAAATGCTGCGTGCATATCAACGACAAAAGTATACGATAGTTCTTACTGGGCGACAAGTAGGCAAAACGGTCGTTACATCAGTATTTCTCGCTTGGGCAGTCATTTTCAATCGTGAGCTTAACATAGCAGTACTTGGCGACCGCTTGGCAACATCAAGTGAAAACCTGAACAAAACAAAAGACATCATAAACAATCTGCCGTTCTTTATGAAGCCTGGTGTGTTTGTTTGGAATGGCGGAATGGTCGCATTTGACAATGGTTGCAAAATTATCACAGGTACTGCTCAAAAGTCATCACTTGTCGGTAAGACAATTCACATCTTATATCTTGATGAGCTCGCAATTCCACCTGCTCAGCAATCAAAGACTCTTGTAGATTATGCATTGCCAACAATTGCGTCATTGCCAACTGGCAAAGTTATCGTAACATCTACGCCATCTGGTGATAATGTGTTCAAGACTTTGTGGCTTGGTGCAATTAACAAAACAAATGGCTTCTTTCCAATTCAAGTAAACTGGTGGGATATTCCTGGCCGTGATGAAAAGTGGAAAGCTGAGCAAATCGCAATTCTTGGTGAAGATGCTTTCAATGAGCAATACAACTGCGTGTTCTTGTCAGGTGCAACGTCAATTTTCAATTCAAGAGCAATTGATGATATTGCAAGACGACAGCAAAAGTATGAATTTGTTGCTGATGAGCGTCTTGAATCACTACTCAGATTCTTCATTGCTGATTCAGATGTCGGCACTGAACCCGAGCCGCACTCATTTATGACTTGGCGTGCAGATATTGACCCAGCAACACTCAAAAATGAAACATGTATCATCAATATTGACATTGCTGAAGGTTTATCTGGCGACTTTTCTGTCATACATGTGCATCGTATAGTTGACATTACAAAAGATGTTGAACTTGAACTTGATGCAAGCAATCTGTATGATATGTTTGACGATGACAAAAAATCATTGTTTGCAAAAGCAGTTGAAATGCAACGTCAAATGTCAGCAACACAAGCTCAAGATGATGACGATGATGACGATGACGACTGGTTTGGCGCAGACGATGATGTCGCTCAAGGCGTTGATGCATATCAAGATTATGCGAATGCTGCAGTAGAAGAGATTGGCTTATGGCGTTCAAATGTGACATCAATCAAAGTCATGGCTCTGTATTTGCAGTTCTTAATGACGTATGTGTTTGATGCAAACAAAACAAAGATTATCTATGAACGCAACAAATATGGTGGAGAGTTTCGTTCATATTGTTTGTCTGAACGTGCACGCAATATTGCAATTGATGAAGAGAGCTTCGTAAGCTTCCAACGAACTCTTGGTTCAGAACAACTTGCACCAGGCTGTTCAATTACGCCTGGCACCAAACCAGTGTACGTAAGACAGCTCAAAGACCTTATTGAAACTGGCAAGATTCTTGAAAACAATGCAGATACGCAAAGAGAGCTTACATATTTTGGCGGTGTCAAAGGCAAGAATGGTCACGTGTCATATCAGGCGTCACCTGGCTTCCATGATGACATTGCAATGACTCTTGTATCTCTTGCAGCATTTATGGACACTCGATGCAATGACTGGCTTGAACTGCTTGATGTGTTCTACAATGGCAGCAGTCAAACAAGTTCTGATGATGACGATGATGACTGGATTTGATTTGTGACACATCATCACAAAACAAGCCAGCAGAATTGTCTGCTGGCTTGTTTTGTGATGATGTGCTGTCATCGTTTTCGATGGAAGACTTTGAATTTGTATCGTAACGTTCTGTCATTATCTGTGCATGTGTATAGTGCAGACTCAGATTTTTTAGTCCACATTCGCCAATTGACTGCAGGAAATCGAACGTCGCCTTCAGCATAATTGTCAATCATCGTCAAGTACATTCTGTCTGCATAAATCATTGCTTCTTCAAACAACTTAGAACCGCCGATGATAAACATGTTAGACGCAAATGCAGACTTGCAATATGCTATTGCATTGGCTAGCGTGCTAAATACGAAATAGTCGCTTGTTGGCTGCAATGTAGAGCTTATAACAATGTTAATTCTGTCGGGCAAGGGCTTGCAATTCATCGACTCAAAAGTCTTACGACCCATGATGACAATGTGATTCTTTGTGAGTTTCTTGAAGTGCTGCAAGTCATGTGGAATATGCCAGGGCAAATCACCATTGCGACCTATGACATTGTTATTTGATACTGCTGCTATGATATTGATGTATTGCATTGTTGATGAAGTTGTTTATAATGAGTCAGACACTACAGATGCATATTGCAAGACCTGTTTGCGAATATCACTGCCAATCAGTCGTTCATACTGCAGACGCAGTTTTGTAACTGTCATATTATCTGGCAGTTCTTTGATTTTGATGAACACACCAGCTCTATGACCTTTATCGATGTAGCCGCATTTTTCACACATATTGCGCAAATTGTCGACGTATGACTCTTTGTCATTGACTGCAGATAGCATTTGCTGTCTGCTAAATGAATCGCCAATTGCAATTGATGCTATGAATTGTTTGAATGAATCCCAAGCAGTCATCACATATTTGACTTATAAGTTTCACAGCGTTTCCAATCTGTTGCAGACTTCAAGCCCTTCAAGTATTCTACATACATTGGGTGCTCCCATGCAGGGTCATCAGTCACAGCAACATAGCCTTTGCTATGCTTATCTTTGTCAATAAGCATCTCTGCGTATTTTGGTGCAAGCAGTCGTTTGTTTGCAGCCCAAGCAAAATGACATTTGACAAAGTGCCGCGTAATTCTTGTGTATGCTGCTTTGACAGACTTTAGCATATCAGGGTCTGCAATGACATCTGACAAATTCTGTGGTGCTGCAGCAATGAAAACTGCTTCACAGTCTTTGTGCTTTGCCGCAATTTGCTGCAGCAAGTCTTCATGTGAATTGAGATGCAGAATCGTCGAACAGATGACCACGATATCTGTTGCAGGTTCGATTCGCTTTGCTTGTTCTTTAAGAGATGGTTGTTCCATGTTGTGTCAGATTTTGATATGTCGTAGCAAAATTTTATGCAAATTCAACAATGATTGCGCTGCATATGCTGTATTTGGTTGAAGCTCTTTGCAGTTGTCGCATTTCAATGACAGTTCAGTTATTTGAGCATCTGTGTCAATGTCAATTGCAGTTTGGCAAACTACACATTGCCATTTAAGTGTATGTGTATGCAAGTTGTTTACGAACAACGTAGAGCCAAACTTGTCTTGCCAGTCTTCTGCGCATTTTGGATGAAACATTGTCAATGAGCCCAGTTAAGCCATACGTCATCAATTGATTGCGTAGTATATTCACAATCATACAAAAAATCTACAAGAGCATCATAATTGCGTCTGCCCCATAATTTGTGCTTCAGACTGCCGATTTCTTCGTCTTTCTTGTAATTGTTGTAGATTCGTTCAAGCATTGCTGAAGAACCTGCTTTTGTGTCATATTCTGCCTCAAACAAACAGCCACAACTTGCTTTCTTTACAATTATGCGGTCATACATTGACACTACTGCTCTCAAAATGCTCTTTGACTGCAATCGTAGCGTGTCAAGTTTATTGCATTGAGACTCCCATTTTTTGTACAACGTGTTGAATGATGGATTGTCAAGTAGCTTGTCTGCAATTGCATACGCAAATGACATTGCATGCCAATCATCTGTTCTGAAGTCCTCTGTGTTATGCTTGTTGTAATAGGCGCCAGTCGGTGCACAGCCAATAAACGCTTCAAGCTGTCCAGCATCATTTCGCAATATACGCAATGAATGCTTGTTAAAGAATGACACCCATATGCGATTGTGCGCAACTATCACAGAATACTTGTTTTCGCATTTTGCAGCAGCATCACTTATTGAACGACAATCAATTTGCTTGCAAATTGATGTTATGAATGCTGCAAACTCTTCATGCTTCTTGAGCTTGTTTTGCGTGACGTCATACAGATGTAGCAGTCCATTGACAACAGAGTCAAGCTTAGCTTCGTCAGATTCAAAACTGCCAAATGTTTCAAAGACTCGCATCTCTTTGTCAACAAGTGTTTCTACAATTGCATCAATATCTTTGCTAAGTAGTGTTTTGGGTTCTAACGTTGCATGCATAAATGTCAATTGAAGCAATGCATTTGCAGTTTGCTCAGACAACACATCATTTGCACGTGCAATGTCGATTGCAGCTTTAAGTTCTGTTCGTTTGACTTCAAAATATCGTTGCAGCTGTAGTTTAAGTTGCTGAGAGTAGACGTTATTTGGTCTGAGCATATTTGGGACGGATTCTTGTCTTTACTTTACTATATGAAAATTGTACCACAAGTTGTCAAGTTTTGCTAACTTTGACGACTTGTGGTACGTCTGTTTTGTACATATGCAGTTATTTGATTGCACGTTCAAACATTCTGCAGCACCAGTCTTTATATGCAGGATTGCCCTTGACATCTGCTCGGAATGCGCAGTTGATAAGAGTCTTCTCCTCATTAACAAAGCATGCATAACGGCAGTTTGCGCAACAACGAGCATCTTCTTGTTTTGTGCAAAATGCTGCACATGTCATGTCATCTTCTGTGTTGCGAATTGTTTTTGTTGGCGTGTACTCATAAGTGCACTGACAAATGCCATTATGCTCACGATGAAAGAAGCAATTTTTGCAAATATGTGCAACTTCTTCAACTGGTGCTGATGCTGCATATGTTTGTTCTTGCTCTACTGCAGACTGTGCAGCAACTTTAGTCTTTTTTGCCATTGTATCAAATATTTGTATTTGTAAGTTGTTTTGATGCAAAATGCAAAACAATATAAAATTGTTTTGATGCAAAATGCAAAACAATATAAAATTGTTTTGATATCTACAAAGATTTGAACAATTCCTCGTATGTTACAATTTTCTTGCCTTTTGCAAGTGCTGCTTTCATTTTGTTCGACAGCTTGTTGACATCATTTGTGACAACATAGTCACATGCATCAATGTTTGCACCGACATCTTCAAGCTTACCATTTGCTGCATCAATAAATGCGCCTTTTGTAGCCCAAGTAGGCTTAGGCGAGCCCGTCATGACAACTTTGATTGCTGCATCATTTGTAGACGTCTCTTTATGCATTTCATTAAACATTACGAAGCATTGCGGAAAATGCTTGAGCAATCTTTGTATGACATTCAGCTTTATGAGCTTGTCAATTGGCTCCATGCTCAAGCCCTTAAAGTCATACTGACAATTGCTGAAGTATGCAGATAACTGATACGCTGCTTTGCTGCCAAGACCAGGAATCTGCATGCATTCAATGAAATGCGATAAGTAAATGCTACTGAAGCGTTCACGTAAGCCTGCAATGACTGTACGGTCATTTTTGCTGTTTGTGTCAAACTGCAGCAGCTCAAACAGTCGTTCATTGTCAACTTCTTGCACAATGCAGAACAAGTCTTCAATTGTGGGCGCATCAGAGAATGTCAACATGACATCAAGATTGTCTTGTGCAATAAGCAAAGCCTCGCAAATTTTCGTAGCATAAACCCAACCAAGCCCATCGATGTTAAGCTTGCAAACGCCTTTGATAAACCTCGTGCATCTTGCAAATTCCTCAGGCATCATCAAGTGAATGCCATCGACATATGCATGTACAGGAATGTCAGCTTTGCTGATATCACCAGGTTCAATACATTCTTGAATGTCTGGAATAATGTCGCCGCCCTTTTCAATACGAACAAGAGCGCCAGGCCAAATGTCATTTGCATGCAAAAAGCCATAGTGAAATGCTGAAGCTGCTTTTACTGTAGTGCCATCAAGCTCAACAGGCTCAAGTTCAACTCTCGGAAAAAGCTCACCATTGATTCGCTGACGCCAATCAATTCTAGTCACTCGAGTTACAGCAGACATTGCATCAAGCTTCAATGCAACCATGTTTGCGTATTCTGCTGCATTTGCAAACTGCTGCTCAATCCACAAGTCATCTGCAAAAGGCTTGACTACAATGCCATCAATGCGATATTTGAATTCTGGGCGTTCATTAGCAATTTTTGTGCAAGTTTCTGCAAACTCATTGTAATCAGTGACTTCAAAGACTTCTGCAATGAATTCTGCAGGCCAGCCAACTTTAGCAAGAGCATCTGCAGGATTGGTTTGCTCATATGTTTTGCCATCAAGTGTGTCAGTCAACATGTATGCCATAGGGTCAATGTCTTCCATGCCACACATATCTAATGACTTCACAAATGCCGCAGCAGTATTACGCTCATTTTTGTATTTAACTGAGCCATCAGAGTTGAAGTGATACTTTTGTGCAAAAATGTCTTTTGCAATGACAGCTTCAAAGCGAATCTGATATGGCTGTTCTGCTGCAGCAAGCTGCATCGGCACTTTGCCTGCTACAACAAATTTGCGCGTGACATCATAGCCCGTATAGCCATCACCACGAGTAACAACTTTTAGCAATCTGCCATCAGTGTCGTAATGTGCTTCACAGCCCATGCCGTCATACTTGTGCATAAGTAACATTTTATAACCAACAATGTTGCACACAATATCATGCAATGTGGTTGTAAACTGTGACTTTGTGTGAATTGCAGCAAGACTTAATGCAGGTGTAAGATGCTTAACTTCTTGCTTGTTTGACTCTTCAAAACGAATCTTATGTTTAATGTCATCATTTGCAAGAAGCTGCTGTTCAAGAGCATCAAATGCATCATCAGACATTATCGGATTGCCCGCATAATATGCAGCTATAGCGTCATGGTACGTATTGAGCATGTCAGTCATCGTCTTCTTCTGTTAAATCATTTTCTTCTACCAATGTGTCGGTTGTGTCAATATCTGGAAATTCGTAGTTGTTAGGTCGTTTTACGCTAATGTCATGCAAATGCTTCATAAGTTTATCACGAGTCATAAAGAACGTGTTATTATTATCATTTGCATACATTAAGGGTTTTGCTGTAGATTCATATGTAGTTGCCGTGCATACATACAACGGCGAGCCATTCAGTGTTGGCATTTCATTGCAATTGTTTTTGATACGCTATCAATTCATTAAGCAATTCATCTGCATGACATTGAACAAGCAGTTGCCACGTTTTTGAATCAATGCCCTCAGTTTGCATATACAAGTCTACTACTCGTTTGTCAAACTTGTTTATTGCATCTACAGTAGCATTACTTGCAGGTTTGTCAACTTTCTTACCGCTGATAAAAGACCATTTTGGCTGTCTTGCATTACCAAGTTCTCTATGATAAGCATTCATAACTTGTGTCATGTCCATACCGAGTTTGTTGAATGCTTGAGCAATCTGCGGAAAGGCTATGGCAACATTGCGATTTGTCATGAATGCATTGTCTGCTTTTTGTTTTGCAGTCAACTTATCATAATCGCTATCACGAACATACAATAGCTCCTTGAATTTGAAGAAGTCTACTTTTTGTGTGATGAATTGTTCTGCCATTGAAGTTTATTGTTATATAGTGATATAGTACAACAAAAATCTCAAATTTGCACACTATGATGGCTTTTTGTCATCAAATTTGAAAATGACTGGCATTGCAGAATCAGGCTTTATGTCGCCTTTGCTAACTGCGTCATTTAAGCATTCTACAATCTTTTTGCCAAAGTCTTTTACTTCTGCAGGAATTTTCTCATATGGCACATTTGATGACAATTGGGGCTCGTTTTGTTGATGCTCATTTTGTTGAAGCTCTGCTGTTTCAGATAGCTGCTTGTCAATTCGAGTACACATCAATTCATCACGTGCATCAATAAATTCTTGAATTGCTTGCAGCTGCTCAATGCTGCATATGACAACACATTGCAATAAGTTTGATGCATCATAGAATGACATGCCAACAATTCGTGTAGTGTCATAATCGAATGCACATGAAGATTGCGCATAATCGATGTCTTTCAATGTATCCATAAACGACATTGATAAGTCTTCAATACCTGATACATCTGCAATGCTGAACACAAATTGTGTGCTGCCAACGCATTCATGCTTATCTGAAAATATGAGCTTATCTACTGTCATTTCGTAGTTACTTTTGTGATGATGCCCTTTGCAAGCATCTTTTTGTATGTGTCATAGCCGATAATGTCAATTGTTGTGTCGTTTACTCGCCGAACAATCAACTCTGCTTTATCTGCAGCAGACATGATGTTATCTGCAGCTTCTTTGTTTGCAGTGATAGCAGACCACTTACCATTACCGAGCTTAGTTATGTTTGCTTTGATTGATGTCATTGTTGTCAGAATTGAAACATGTTGTTGATAAACGTATCGCCAAACTGCGCATCTGCAGCTTTTGACGTTATGTCATACGTTGCTGCATTGATGCCGAGTGCAGTTATTGTTGATTGCGCATCTACAAGTTCATACACTTTGCAGCTTGGCTTTGTAATGTCTGTAAACGACATTGTGTACATGAAGTTTTCAAAGATATGTCTTGGTACTTCACGTGCATTCAAACATGCAAGTTGTCTATTTTCTGCAAATCGCGCCTTGAGCCATTCAAAGTCATCTGCAGGTACTGAGTCAACATTCATGAATGTCTTATATGCTGCAGTCAAAAACATTGCAATGACTTCGTCATCATACAAATCTTCACCAAGCATATATCGCATGCCAGGTTCCAACTGTTTTGCATTGTCAGTTTCAATACCAAGAGACTTCAATGCATCGTAGATTTGGCCTACAGATAAATGCGACCAATTGTTGCCACGTTTCTTGAGCTTGCCAAACAATTCTGGGATGTTGTCACCAGCATCACCAAGCACAATCTTGTAAAACAAGAAACTTGGCACATGTTCATGAATCTCTGCATCAACATACTCAAGCAATGCTGCATATGGGTTGTCAAGAATGCGTGTTTTAACTTGAGCACCAGCAAAGCTGTCGAAGATGCTGCCGCCGACATTCTGCGACTTTTCACCAGCAAGTTCTTTGATGTGTTCAAGCACAAACTTGTCGCCCATCAGTACTCGAGACTTCTGCCACCCATTTGCTTTGCAGCCATTTTTGATGATTGCATATGCTGAACATGCGCCAGTGTATGTGTCAACACAAACACATTGAGTCAAGTCTTTGTCAGTGCCTTGATACAACACATTGCGGCCTTTTGACGTTGCATATCTGCTAAGCATGAAGATGACATCATCAGCTTCTGCTTCAGAAAGCTTAATGTGACGAATGCCATGCACTTCTTGCATCAACTTCAACCAGTCAAAGTATACACCATAAACTTTGAGCCAGTTGATTGTCTGGTCATATGTTCGAGTGCCTTTGTAACCAGCATCTTCACCTTGTTCAAAGCCCTCTCTTGTCAAGTATTGATGCTTTGAGCGCCACAAATTCGACTTTTTGTCATCGACCGCAATGATGACATCATCAACAACATCTTCAAGTCTACGAAGCTCATTACAAAGGTCGAGCGTTAACTTGGATATCAAAGACAGTCTTGATGCATTCTCATTCTTTTCGAATGACAAGTCTGTGCCTGATTTTGCTAATACTGGCACTCTGCTCTTCAACCACCAGCTTCCATCAATTACGTAGATGAACTTGTGATTATGAGTATTGTCAAGCTTTGTCATTGTCTGAATGCTTTTGCAATTGCTGATGTTGAGAGCATTGGCACACTACCATTTTTGAAGCGAGGCTTTTTGTTTGACAACGACCACTTTTGCTTATGCCACTTTGAGCAGTTTGTGCCACGATTTGTTACATCTGCGCCGGACCTTGAGCACTTGAGTCGGAAATCTTGTGCAGATGTGCAGTGCTTCTTTATTGAATGCTGACAATTATAGCAGCATTTATCTTGTGGTGTCACTGGATATCTCATGTCATTCAATGATAAGCGTATGACCAACTTCTTTCGCAAATGACACAATGCAGCCAAACAATTGCGGGTCACACCAAGGCTTGATGAACTGCTGCCACCAGTGAACATCAGATGACACCATCATTTCTTTGACAAGGTCTTCCTTTTCCCTGTCAAGATATGCAATATCACCCAATGCAAACATTGACTTCAAGATGTTATCATCACTCATGTCAAACTTGCCAAGCCCTTGTTCGTCAACTTTTCGTGCAACTTTTATTGCATCAGGCAGCTTGCATGCCCCATTTGCGCATAAACATGCTGCAAGAATTACAAATGCAGGCTTCTTATCCTGTGCAAGTCTGTATGCCCAATTGCGTGTTGCAGGAAAGTTTGGTACCCTGATGTCTACACCTTGAGGCAGATTTGATTCTTTAACTGCTTTGAGCTTGGCATCACTGCCAACCATGCCCATCTTTATTTGTGTCATATATCAATCTTGGTCAAGAAATTGTTCTTCGTCATTTGACTGTTTCTTTGTCGACTCATCGACATTGTCTGCATCAAGCCATTTGTCATCTTGCTTGACTGTTCCAGTATCTGGTGCGTTCATATTGTCATCGGTTCTTTGAAAATGAAACTTGTGTTGATTGCTGTGGTCGTATATCGACAAACACTGAATCTACTGCGTCAAACTTAAGTGTCGCAAGTGAATCAATTGTCTGTCTTGCTTTTTGCAACTTGCGTGCTTTGATGCCTGATACTGTTGCAGACTTTTCAAGCAGATATGCATCACGAGGCGTCCAGTAACGAGCTTGCCAACGCATATGCATAGAGTCAACAATCAGATTTTCTGCTGCAGCGTCAATAATTGCCGCAGTTGATTGCTGAGTTGCATCAAGTCGTTGCTGCAACACTGCTAATTGTTTTGTGTGCTGTTGCTGATGTTTGAATACTATGCTGATTGCTCCAAATAAGAGAAACCATGCAATAAACTGCAAAAATGACTTCATGATTGCTGCACGAATTTTGAGAGCTCGAATGATAATGCGAGCATTGTTATGAATTGGTCAATTGATTGTTTCGACTCTACACCGTATTTGTGAGCTGCAATGACAATGTCTCCAAGTCGTGCAACAAAACCGGGTGTGTTCTTTGAGAGCTTTGCATAGCACCAATTTGCAAAGTCAGTTGAGAGAGCATTGATGACTTCGGTTTCACGACCTTTGTATTGTGACAGTGTTTTGTAAAATTCACGTGGGTCTTTGCATGCAACAATGAAATCATACAGTTCTTCAAACTTTGCTGACATGCCCTTTGTGACATGCTCAAGCGTTATATGACGCTCGCCTTGATTGAAGACAAAGTAGCAAATGTTCAGAATTTTGCGGAAGTCTGGGTAGTTATCTTGAATTAGCTTGATGAGCGCTTCTTTTTCAATTGTGCATTCATTTTCCTTCAAGATATTGTAGACGCGAACCATGCATTTCTTCATCAACTGTTCTGCGACATCATCAGAAAAGTCGAATGATAGCATTTTGAGACGAGATTGAGCAATTGATGCATCAATGCGGTCTGGATAGTTGCAAGTTGCAATGAAAAACGCGATGCCTGCAAACTCTTCAATGGTGCCTCTTAAAGCCATCTGACTTTGCACAGATAAAAAATCCATTTCATCAAGCAGCACAACCTTTACGCCACTTGACGACAATGACATATGCTGACAGAATTCTGAAATTGTGTTGCGAACTGTGTCAATGCCAGAATTCTTTGAGCAGTTAATTTGCAAAATTGAACGCCTATCAGTCCACTTCAATGCCAATGCTCTTGCTGCGGTTGTTTTTCCACTTCCTGGTGCTCCTGCGAACAAATAATTTTGCGGCTGACCATTAAATGCTGCAGCATAATCATCAGGCACAATTAACTCTTCGACTTTTGTTGGCCTGTAGCGTTCTAACCAAGTTTTATCTTTAAGGGATGCCATTTGTTGTTTGTTGTGATATGTGATATGATGCAAAATGCATATTCATATTGTATATGAATATGATACAACAAACGTGTCAATTTTGCACAGCATGACCGCAATCGTACACAGGCAAAAAGCCTGCGTCAAGCATCTCTTGTGTATCTTGTCCACAATCTTTAACATATTGTCGTGTTTTGAAATTATGCCAATGCTTATGAATTGTTGACTTGTCATCTGACAGCTGTGGATTGAGCGCGAAGTCAGTCGAGTCTACTGGTTCACCTGCAAGATGCTTTCTAATGGCATCAATGACTTCATTGTCATCCATCCATTCGAATATTGTAATGCAAGTGTAGCCATGCTTGAGAGCAAGCTGAGTTTTGTTGAAGTGATAGTCGAATGCAAGTGGATGATTATGCGTTGATTTGCCCATTGCATATGCAAATCCATATGCTGCATTGTGTGAAAACGTTGGGTTAATTTCAATGAGCAATTTGCAATGTTCATTGCTGTAGTTCAAATCAAATGAAAATCTATGCAATGAAATTTCATCATAGCCACAATTGATGCAAAGTTCTTGCTGCAGTTTATCATGCCAATATTTGTTTATCGCTGAAATTGGGCGACCATTTGCATCTCTGCATCTCTTTGTCATGCAAAACCATGGCACACCATATCGTTGCAGCGTTGTTGCATTGATTTTTTGTTTAGGCCCAAATGCATTGCCATACAAGCGTTGTTTTGTTTCAAGCATTTTGTTAATGTTGCTTAGAGAGTCACCCCACTTTGCTCGTTTTGTTTCAATTGATTTTGCGACGTTGCCCCATGCATTGCCGTAGCGCTCTAAATTTGTTTGTCGTTGTTTAGCGACATTGCCCATGCCATTGCCATATTTTGCACGTTTTGATGCAACCATTTTCGCAGCAACATCTTTGCATTGATTGCTATGTTCTACACCATATTTGTGCAAACATGCTATTTTTCGATTGTACTTTGTTTTAATTGCGCCATGCGATGTTTTACGTGGCGCATATCTCACAAATGGCGTTTCTGCAAGCAATTTGTCTCTTTCCTCTTCAAGTTCTTTTATGCGAGCTTCAAGAGCTTCTCCTGTCAATTTTTCCATATGTCATTTGTGTAAATGTCAACAAAAATAGCGCAGCAGTGTAATCTCACGACTAACTGCTGCGCTTGAACATTGTGCTATGAAAGAATGACCATCCCAAACACCCAAACAAGCACAAATGTTCCGACACAAGAAAACGGAAGAACCCGAAAGAAGCGAGGAGCACGCTTTGTTTGTGACTGGATTGTTATCAATGTATGTACTTATAGGGTGTTTGTTCGTGGGTTCTTGTCATCAAAAGCTTCGATTCATCAGTTCATCAGCAAGTCGTTCAAGTTCAGTAGCAGCTTTTTGTCGCTTGGCTTCTCTTTCTGCTTCAACATCTGCTTTGCTTACTGGCGATTCCAAGTCTTTTGCAGGTGCATCTTCAATAACAGTCAAATTGCTGTCATCAAACTTGTTGTCAATGTCAACTCGTTTGAATGATATGATGCCTGATGACACCTGAGCTTCTGCTTGTTGTTTGTCAAATACAAGGCTGCTAATTGTTGATTGCAGTTTTGTAGATGCCAGCAATCGTTCTGTGTTATCTGCAAAAATGTCATCAGTAAACAATACATGCAGCATTTGAGCAATCGAATCACGACTTCTGCTGCAGCCACTGTCAAATGCAGGCAACTGCTTAATTGCATAGATGTCGCCATCATGTACAGTAATTGCATTGAACATGCGTCTTGCAATTGATGCCACCGAATCAAGTACATCTGGTGATTGCGGCGTGTAGCCTCGTGAATCGAAGTATATGAGTGCAGAGTTCTTAACAATTTGGTCGACTACTTCTGATGCAATTGAGACTGCATCTTTGCTGTTATTGAAGACATCATTTAGCATATATGACACAATCTTGATGTTCGACTCATGCATTGTGCCACTTGAACCCGCATCAAATATTGACACTGCATCTTTGATTGATTTGAGTCTTGCAAGTCGATACATGTCTTTGTTGTCAATGACATACATATCGATAGTCTTCATGATGGTGTCAAACAAGTAATGATGCGATAGTGTTCGCAATGCATGTCGCCAATCATCAAACACTCGTCTGTCTTCTACAAGATATGTAAGCTTGCCATTTTTCTTGACAAGTTCAAATCTGTCTGATTCTTGAACTTGCTCTGCTGGCAAATTCATGATAACTTCGAATGTAGCCTGATTGACAAATGATGCAAACATTTTGCCAATCTTGCTGTTCTTTTCTTGACGGTACTCTGCTCGAGCTTCTTTTGCAGCATTGAGAACTTGAGCAATCATCATGTCATCTGCAACAACATCTTGCACGACTTTGCATTCATAGCCATACGATGACAATGTGTTCTGAATGATGACAAGCTGAGTAGCCCATTGTCGCCATTTCTGCTCAAACATATTGAGCTTATACGCAGTCAAGTGAATCTTGATTTCACCTGTGTACGGGTCACGATAAAAGTACGGTGCATTGAATGCCCATTCAAAGAAATCAAAGAGACTTCTTGAGTCATTGCGCTTTGTCTGCATTTGCAAAATGTCCCAGAATGACAGCTTTTCAACATTTGTTAATGTCAAGTCAAGCTCGTCATATGCAGTAATGTTTCGTGGGTCGCCATTTGATTTTGTCATACTGAAATACACATATGACTGAATGGATATTTTGCGAAGCCGTGAGTTAAATTGTTCGATTTCTTGACCTGTAAATGCCTCGTCATAAATGACATCAAATTCATAGCTGTCATTGATATCAATGCCAACTGACAAGTAATTTGTGCAGAACAGCAGTTCAATATCACCAATTGTGCCAGATTCATTGATTGATTGAACAAAGTCATGCATTGCATTGTCACGCTTGTAGTACTTGACTTTTGGATTTCTGCCAAGCATCATTCGAACTGCGCCTACAATTGCATGAGTAAATGCGTCGCCTTTGTTTGTTGGGAACAGAATTCGTTTGCCTGCTTTAATTGCTGTTGAGATATGTGATGCAAGTTTTGTAATCTTGTCGCCGTCATGTTTGCAGCAGACAAATCTGACACCTTTGTTGTAATTAAGCGGCTTGTCGCAGAATATGACAGTGTCAAAATGACAGAACATGTGTTCAGCTACAGGTGTGCCTGTCATCAAAATGACTTTTGTCTGCAACTTTGTTAAGTTGTCAATCACATTTGCAGGTACAACATCACGATATGCAGACATTGTCAACAAGTGCGATTCGTCGACGACAACATAGTCATATAAAATTGACACTTCCTCTGGGTCAGCTAATGTAAATTTATCGAATGTCAAAGCTACATTGACATGCTTAGACAATTCAAGACCTCGTTGACCAAATGAGCAATACATGCCAAGGTCTGACATCTCAATCTTTGATTGCAAGATTGATGTGTATGGTTCAATCAGCATGACTCGTTTTCCATCACGAGTAAGCTGCTTGATAAATTCTGTCTTGCCTGAGCCTGGCCGTGCAATCAAGTAATTGATGCCAGTTACAAATACTTCTTCAAGTTCATGCTTGTATGTTGACAAGTACTCATTTTCTGCAAGTTTGAAGACATGCGTATGTCGAAGTTCAAAGTCTTTTTGCTGTGCAACTTTCGACATAATGTACTGACTGATTGCATCTTCTGTATTGTGTTCAGCAATCAGTTCATTGACAGTTACAGATGACTTGTTAGCAAACTTGAATTTGAAGCCGTGCTTTTCACGAAGTTCTTTGACAGATGACCATACGCACGGACAAGTGCCTGCTGCATTACGTTCAACTGCAGACCTGAATGAGTTTGCCCAGCTGTTATGCTCTGCATTGAACTTTGGATTACCCGAACACATTTGCAAGAACATTTGCAACACATGTTCATATTGACCACCTGTAGTTGACTTCAAATCATATAGCCATGCAAGTGTATAGGCCAAGCGATATCTACCAGTGTTGTCGTAGTTTTGTGGAGTGATTGTGAGCATTGTGCCCTCTTCAATCATTGTGATGTCATCACGTTGAGTGAAGACTTGCTCGCCGTCAGTCATTGCAGTCATATGAGACTTCGGCGCATAATCAAAACGACCTCGAAGTCTATCAAACATTGTCTTCAGTTTGTCGATGCAAAATTTTGCATCAACTGAAGCATAGATGCTAACATCAAACTCTGGTTGCTCAATGAATTGCGCGTTTTGATTGATGATGACATCTTTATCACGTGCAACAAACAACGGCTGACTAATTTTGCAAACAGATGCATCAACTACTCGAGATTCAGACATTTGACCTGACTTTTCAAGTCGTCTTGACAATGTATTGTTGACAGGATGCACTTCTCGAGCCATGTCATGATTGCCCTCTGATTCAAGCTGGTCACTCAGCAACACAAGGCATTTCCAAATGACATACAATTTTGCCTCATATGCATCAAGATATGCTTTCTTTGCTGCAGAAGCATTTTCAGATGACACAAATACAGCATCTTCAGTTTGAATTGACAGAGGCTTTGAGATTGTGTAGACGTGCAAGCCTGAACCAGAAGTCGACTTAAGCACAGCAACACACCACGGATATTTGCAAAGCATTGCAGCCAAACGTGGTTTGATGACTTCTACAAGTTCTTTTGAGTGAAAGTCCAAATCGACTGGCTGCAGACCTGACCAAGTCAAGTAGTCATGAACTTGTTGTTTTGGTCGAGCAAACATTGTCGATTGCGACACAAAGGGACGATGTGCTTTATCTACTGTGTCAAGTGACTCATCATTTGCAACTTTCATGATGAGGTCATACAATGAAATTTGTTGCTTATTGACAGTGTCTTCTGTTTTACGAACACTGTCGCCCATCATGAACTTTATGCCACTGAGCAAATCTTTGACGTTTGACATATTTTGTTGATGCTTTTTGTTTGGTCAAAATTATATTGAATATGATACAACACTTGTGACATTTTTGCTTAGAATGCGACACCGACATGTGCGCCAATCATAGCAGCTTTTGAGTCAACTTTCTTCATGCAGCCTGCATCAAGACCTATACGCCATTGTAAACTACTCTTACCAAATTGACGAGTGTATGATAGCCAATACATGTCAATTGATTGCTTGTTAAATGTGCCAAATGCATAGTGAAAGTCTACATTATTTCGTGGTGCATCATGGTCAATGACTTTGATTGTCGTAGTTTGCACTTCACGAATAACTGTGTCTGCTTTGAACATCAAAACGTCCCAATCACGTTGCTTGATTGTGTTTTGCGTAATGTAGTCTTTTATTGCTATTTGCAGTTTGTCTGACTTCAATGTGTCTGCATACTCATACTGTGCAAAGTAGTCATTAACATACTGCATAAGCTTTGTAGTGTCTATGTCAACTACAAGAGTCGTGTCACGATACACTGGCACTGGTATTGTCTTGCCAGGCATATGAACTGTGTCGTGTTTAATAACAGTGTCAGCTTTGACAATTGGCTCTGCATTTATAGCATCTTGATATGTTTGCCAGTCTTTTGGGCTGACAAAATGCCAATCTTTGAAAATCATGACAGCAGTCAATACAATGACTGCTGTCATGACTATGATTTTGAGTGTCTTCAACATATTCACTTATGCTTTTGCAGTTACAGATGATAAGACAATTCGTTGCAGGAAATTGCCTGCAGTGTCCATAATGTCCCAAGTAGTACTTGAGCCCTCATTGTTTGACAATGTAAATCTGATGTAATTCGATGTTCTTGTCAATTCATCGCGAATGATATTGTTGCCTGAACGTGCAATGTAACTGCCAAATTTTTGCAATGCTATCTGAGCATTGTCTGTGTCAAGCAATGCAATTGATATGTCTACAGAAGAGCCCTTTGGGCAGTTGATTGTCTTGACAACGAACAATGATTGAGCATCATCATTTATCACAAGCTTGCTGATAAGCGTAGGCACAGGTCTGTCAATCTGCAAGACTCTATCTACGCCCGCTTTTGCATTGCCAATGACTGTCTTTTGATTGATGACTTTATGCACAATGTCATATGATTCAAATTTGACTTGAGGTTTACGATGCCAGCAAAGCATTGCAATGTCATCTTCAGACAGAATCAATTGCATTGAACGACTTATGCGTACTTGTCCAAGAGTTGACACGTAATCAAGCACAGCAGTAACATACACAAGAGCCATTTTTGGCTTGTTATCTGGATTGTCATCGTCTACAATGATAGGCGACCATTCAACTGCTTGTGTCGCGTTGTCAACATTTGCAAATTGCATATGTCGTATGCTTGAATCTATGAGAACGCCTTCTGCATTGTATGCTTGCAAGATGACGTCATACGTGACATTCGCATCATCAATCAACTCAAGTCTTGAAATCCAATCTGACAGTTGCATTGTACGATGCTTCATCTGCATTTCAATGCATGCAGGCGCAAATTCGGATTCTTGTCGCAGTACTACATCTGCATACAAAGTCTCATCTTCATTGCCGGTCAACAGCAATGCTTGTTTGATTTCTCGAAGAGCAAACTGAGTAAATGTTCTGACTGCCCCAGATACAAGTGACTGCTCAAATGAGTAAACTTTGTCATCATACACAAGTCCAATCTCAACATTGATATTTGATTGCAATGCTCGTCTTGTAGATGTGCCAAACACGAACTCACGAACTTTAGACATTTCATCACTGTTCATTGAACACAAGAAGTCAATATCGACAATCTTGAATTCAATTTCAGTAGTGAACTGCTCATTGTCAATGACGACAATCTTGTTTTTGACAGGTGTAAACAATGAACGTGCTTTGATGTCAAGCAATGACATCAAACTGTATTTGACATCATCAATGTCAATTGACAGTCTAAGCCAAACGCCAATGACATTTGATGCATAACGAAATCCACTGACTGCGTATAATCTGCATGTCAGATATTGCAGTTTGTCAAGCGATGTCGTCTTATATGCCGAATCTGCAAAATTTGCGACAATTGTGTCTGTGTATGAGTCTGGTGTCAGATATGTCGGCACCTGATATGTAGTGTTTTGTGCAACTGAACTGTATTCACGAACATTGTGTGTTTCTGCACCATCGGCATTCAATAGATGCACAACACCGCCACTTGCAATCTTATGCAAGGGCACGTCTGTCATGTCGTAGACACTTGAATCACCAATCTCAAGTGCAAAGTCTTCAGTCAGTCTCAGTCGTTGCATATTGTCGAAATCTTGTTTGTGTTATATGTACACAAAACTGCACCAGCAATTTTGCTGGTGCAGCTGGTTAATTGTTGAGATACTGCTGAAGCTCAACTTCTGTTGCAAGTCTACATTGCTTAATATTGAACACTGTCATAATATGACAACTCTTGCATTTATGCCAAATTTCAGCAACAGCAGTTTGTGTGTTCTTTGGCAATGAGCGTCTGTACTTGACAATGTCTGTAGTGCCGCAGCATTTACATGTGCCAAGCACTACATACAATTTTGAGTTAGTCGCGCTCAATTGTGACATGTCTAACTTCTGCTTCTTCATAGCCATGCTCTCTTAGCTTTTCAATGAGTGCTTCAACATCTGCTCGATAAGTGTCACGATTGTCAGAACGTTCAACTACTTTGTACTCTTTCTTAAGTTCTACAATCTTTGCTTTTAGTTTTTTCTGCTCATCTTGAGTCAATCTGCTGACTGCAATTTCAAGAACTTTGTGATTGATTGAATGCTCATCAAGAATAGACTTGACTTGTTTAGTAGTCATCTTATGCAGTACAATGACTTCGTCAAGCACAAGTTGAATGAACTTCATGATGTCTTCATACCACTGAATTGTAGTACGAATGTCTTCAAGTCGTTTTTGCTTGCGAATTTCATAGAATTGCAAACGCCACTCGACAAATCGCATAATGAGTGAACCGACTGTTTTGTATCGACGAATCTTGTCATCGAAGTCAATGACAGTCAAGTTGTCACGTTCAATTCTGCAGAACATTGCAAGAGTCCAGTACAATGAGTCTTTTGCAAGCAACTCAACAAGTTTTGCTTTCGTAAACTTTATCTCATACAGAATCTTGTCTTTGTGAGAGTAATTTGTCCATGCTTCAATAATGTCACGGTCAAGCAGCATATTGAGATGGTTTTCATAGCCATCGAATGTGTTATTGTATGGGATTGCAGTTACATTGACTGTAGTGTCATCAACAACTTCCATTCGACCATGATGCTCATATACACCATTGACAAGTCGCCATTCTCCTTGCAAGCCTTTGACATACGGCGTAATTTTGCGTTCAGAAATATCTTCGCCATCAAGAGCATCAATAACAGCATTGCAAACTTCAATTGGATTACGATTGATAATTGTGCTTGAATAGCCAACCGCGATGCCCATAATTGAGTTTAGCAAAATTGTGGGCACAATTGGCAGATAAAATTGCGGCTCAACTTCAATGCCCTCTTGCCAACGATTTGTCAGCAACTCATTGTCTTTCATGAGCAACTCAAATGCATCTGACAATCGAACAAAGATGTATCGAGGCGCACCTGCATATGGGCTGTAGAATGTACCAAACTGACCCTCACCAATGAAGTATGGAATGTTCTGCTTAAAGTCCTGAGACATGATTGTGATATTGCCCTCAAGACTTGTCTGGCCGTGTTCGTAACCACCCTCTGCTTTTACATAGCCCGCAAATGCACCTACAGTTTGCTTAACACCACCTTTAAGACGCTTGAGCGCAACATACATGATTTTTCGTGCAGTAGGCTTAAAGCCATCACGAACATCAGGTATTGCACGTTCAAATGCAGTGTGTAACGCATACTCTTTATATCGAGTATTCAAAAATTCCGCAATGGAAATTTGAATATCTTGTTCTGTCAATGGTTCTGTGTAAACTTCTTGTTTTCGTCGTGCCATTGTAGCTAATTTGATTTTATTTCCTATATTATTGTACAACGATGTTGTTAGATTTGCATCATTTGAATATCTTCAAATCTGCAAAGCTGCGCAGTAGACTGAATACGGAATACTAAGAATACACCAGAATCAGTGACGCATTTAACAAGTGCATCTTCATTTGTGGGCGTGTACAATACGACATCCCAAGGTTCAAGTTGTTTTGCTTCTTCTGCTGTCATATGCGTAGTGTTTAATCAAGCCAATGCAACATATTCTCATCATCAAAACGAGATTCAAGCTCTGCTGTCGTAATGAATGCAAGTTTGTTCAGCATATACTGCTGCAATTCACGTTTGCGAATTGATTCAAATCTGACAAATGTTTCAGGCACTTCAAGTTCACCATCAGCATCATATGTTGCAACAGACGTGTCAACATTGATGTTATGAATCTTTTCACATGACACTCTGTACTTTGTCAAGTCAAAGCCTGGCATGCCATCATTACGAGGCAGCAAACTCCACATAGCAAAGTTTTCTACAGCTTCAGCAACAAATGCAAGAGCTTCATGCATGTCAACACTATAGTCTTCTATAAGATTTGCATACAATGTAGCTACAATGTTTTGGTGTGTTGCAAGGTCAAGCTTATTACTAATTGCATGCTCAAAAATGTCTTTGAAGTTCTCATACATAGTAAAGTTCTTCAAGACAAGTCGCTGTAATGCTGTGCGATCTTCAAGAGCTGCAAATGCTGCGTCATCATGCATTGCAGAAGCTGCTGCTTGCTGAGCATTCAGTACAACTGACACATCATGAATGACAAATTTTGAGTCAATCAATACTGACACTGCAATAAATGGTGCAACAGACTTTGAGTCTTTTTGAGCAAAGTCAATCTTAATGTGAAATGAATTGCCTTGTCGTGATTGCACTGAATGATAAATGTCGTAGTCGTTGACATACAGCTTAAAGTGCTGCTTGATTGCATCATTGACTGCATTGATGCCCGCATCATAAATGTTGCCAATCACTTCAAGTGCACGAGTGTTAAGCGTATGTGCAAGAAATGCTACGTTTTGATAGTTGACGAGTTTGTGAGACAAGTCAGTCGTGCTGTTAAGTTGTCTCATCAAATCATGCAGTGCATCGTATGACAATTTGATGTCATCTAATGTGTTGCACTCATGTATTGCGTTAATTTGCTGTGCCAGAGTCATTTTGTGTATGTTCTTGATTTGCTTGTTCTGCTAAGTTGTTTATGAATGCTTTGAGCAATGTAATGATTGTTGTTAGCAACTGAATTTGAAACAATACAATGCTAAACACGACAATTGCTACAACGCAAAATGAAATGAAGAGCATATTGATGTCAAATTTGTTTGCTATCAATGTTTGCAGCCAAGTTATGACTGCAAACATTGAAATCAGTATGAATGCTTTGTGCTGTGATAACGATTTCATTTGAAATGTGTGGATGTTGGATTAGTGTCGGTCATTCTAACATGCCAATCATAAATGAACCATCTTGCGAGGTCATCATTTTTGATGTTATGAGTTTTGACATACTGTTCAGGACCTAATGCCTCACCAGTTTCAGGATTGACTGCGAAATGAGATTCATCTACATTAGTAGACTTGTTTTTGATGTTTGAGATTCGGAGCTTTGTATGCAGTTCAGTGCCATCAGATTGCAGTGTTTTGACATAGAATGCAGTTTTTGTCGTTGCTTCATTGTCAAGCCATACTCCAAACTTAACTCCGTGCGATTTCCAGTATGCATTGTCAGCATCCCTGATTGCTTTGAAGTTCGGGTCATCCAACCAAGGTTTGAAGACGTATACAGCATGTTGTTCTTTTCGAGTGATTTCGCCTTTGCCTTCACAAACTGTATGATACAGCCGCATTGCAGTTTCTTCATCAAAATAGTAAGTCAGATTGCCTGGCTTATCAAATGTGCCAAGCTGTTGACCATCGATTACAAGAATGAATGTGTACCGCGAATCCTTAAAGAATTCTACTTGTACAGGCTGTTTGTGCTGTTTGCTGTTAAGCAGTCTGTCAATTGTAATGACTGCCCAGTTGGTGCCTGTCTTTGTTTTGTTGCCGTGAAACAGTTCAGGATATGAAACTGTGTAAGGCAATGCTTTGTACTTCCAATGTTCATTAAAGCTTTTCATATGTAGAGATTTTTGTAGTTTGTATCAATTGCATTCTATATCAATTGTATCTTGTATCAAATACATTATATTGATATATGATAATTGTACTACAAAAATCCCAAATTTGCACACTTTGATAATCAAAAGTGCAAACAAAATTCAAAGTTATATTGTACATCACAAAGTGCAAATTTGCACTTTGTGATGTTAAAATGCCCCATTGTACAATATTTTGTGCTATTTTGCACAAAGCAGCATGTTAAAATGTAACCATTTATAACGCTGCAAAATGTCTGCATAAAATAAGCAGCTTAGCAATCTAAGCTGCTGTCATTGTATGCATGCAGTCACTGTCATTTGTAGTGCTCAGTTATGTATGCTGAGCATAGCAATACAACTGATATGCAAATGACAATGTATGTTGGTGTAATCAGTGTCACATTAAATAGCAATGCAGTCAATGCGCATACTGTTACTGATATAAGTGTTGAAATGAATACTGCATATGTACTAAACTTGCTTTTGAATAGACGCTCAATGATGTACGTTGTTACAATAGATAGCAAGACTATGCATACAAATAACAGCAACCAAGTTGAGTTTGACGTTGTCGGCTCTTCAATAAATTGCAATGTTGCAGATGATACTTCAATGTTGTTTGGCGCTTGTAAAGTGCCACTTGCTGCATCTGCGTACATCACAGTTAAGTAGTGTCGTTGAATTTCTGCTGCGTCTACTTTATAGATTCTATGCCATGCAACATCTGATATGATGTATGTTGCAGCCATAAATGCAGCAATGCATAGCATATAAGAGCCAAACTTTGCAATCGGTTTCATGCAAATATATTTTTGTTTGTATATGTACATAAAAGAGCAAGTTCTCAATGTGGAGAACTTGCTCAGCTGACCTGTTGCCAGGTGAAAGCGTGGTGCAGCACCTTGTGCTGCAATGGCTATGCTGCCATCGCCATAACGGGCTGAGCATTGCCCAGCATCATTACACGACCAGCTGCATTAAGCGTACGCTTTGCTTTGTTGAAAAATTTGCCAGTTATCTGGTATCTGCACATCTATTCAAGCGACCTACTATGCAATCAAATGCCTGTCGAGCCCAATGTTTGAGCAGTTGTTTGTCAGATGCTCAGCTGACTGCAGTCTTTCTGAGTGTATCAAGTTCAGCGATTCTGCATCTTTGCTAAATGGCAATAGTTCAGGTGGACTCGCCGAGAATCGAACTCGGGTCTTACATAGCGCATCCTTGACTTGGTCCTGTAAACAGGGTTGTCAACATGCATTGCAATACGACAGGACTCGAACCTGCGACCTCGGATTGGACGTCCGCGCTCTTACCGCTGAGCTACGTATTCTTATCAATTGACTGCACTGCAATGCAATCAATCGTGCCAATGATATTTGACGCATAATTGCAGTTATGCGTAACAATTCAAATGTCATTGAGCCAACTGCAGGAGTCGAACCTGTAACCTGCTGATTACAAATCAGCTGCTCTGCCAATTGAGCTAAGTTGGCATAAAGTCGTTGGGCCATTGCAACCCAAACCTATCATCTTTGTCTAACCAAAGATGCAAGTGTTCTCTTACACCACGACTTGTAGCCGAACTTGGAGTCGAACCAAGCTTTCGAGAATGAAAATCTCGCGTCCTAACCGATAGACGAAACGGCCAAGAGCAGTTCAAGTCTGCAGCATTGAACTGCGGAAACAATGCCTGTACGGGCAGCAAATTGTGCAGATACAGCGACATTGCAAAATCACACCGAACCAAGTTTGTGGCTCTTCTGTCTCATAAAAACAAGTAATCATTACACTTGGCACCAATGATTCTGATGTAAAAATCGGTGTGTTATGCGGAGAGTAAGGGATTCGAACCCCTGGTACGTTGCCGTACAGTGGTTTTCAAGACCACCGCCATCGACCGCTCGGCCAACTCTCCATAAAACATTGCATAAGCATTCTTATCTCTTGATGAGACCAAGTAGCTAATTTGGCAAGTTTGTTATATCTATCGTGACTGTTGCAGTTTGTTTGTCACTCAATACACAAAACTTTCGAACATTCATTGACAGCACTGCAATATCGCTTTTTAAGCTTAGCCATCAATGTATTTATGCAATGTATAACAATTCGTAGCCAAACCGGGACTTGAACCCAGACTCCTAATGGAACAACATTTTGAGTGTTGCGTGTCTACCAATTCCACCATTTGGCCATTTACAAATGCAATCTATTTCACAACTGTTTGCATTTGCATTGTTTAACACTAAAAATATGATTCATCTAATCAAAAACCAGAGAATTGTAGGGTAGACAGGACTCAAACCTGCGACCACGTGGTCCCAAACCACGCATTCTAATCAACTGAACTACTACCCTAAGTAGTTGAACCGTCTGGACTCGAACCAGAAATGGCTGAACCAAAATCAGCTGTGTTACCGATTACACCACGATTCAATCAAATGCAAATCTTTGTAAGGCGTTTGCAATCCTGTAATTTGTTTATGTATTTTATAGTGATATAATACTACAAACATTTATGATTTGCACCATATACTGTAACTTTGTATCACTTAATTGTACAATATGACTCTGTCTTTAAGTTTGTGCATGTGTAGCACGCTTGTAATATCTACTGGCAACTTATATGACCCATCAGATATTGCAAATGCAGCAAGTTGCATAATCAAATCTGCATTGTCTGTAAGAACTTCTGCAAATTTACTGGCATCACAACATGCATAATACTTGCGAATTGTTGTTGCTTGTTTTTGTATGATGACGCGCACGTAAACAGTTTGAGCAATGATTGCGCGTCGTAAATCAACTTTGACAATACACATAGTGTCATCGTGGTCATTTATGACATGTCGCCATACACCGTCATTGCAAATGCCGTGCTGTGCTATAAGTATTTTCGTGATATCAGACATCATCTCTGTTCAAATATAATTTTTTGATAATAAAATTCCATACAAATATCATTCGATGTTACCAGATAATATCCGAATGGCATCCAATGCATTTTCTCGTATTAAGCCAAACTTACCTATAACTTGAACAAAATGTTTGTCATTTTCAAATGTTGAGTCGTCAAGAATGACATATTGTTTGATGTTATGTTTATCAACAAGCGCAGGCACTGCAGCAAATCTGTCATAAAAGCCCTCAGCATAAATTGATGGCAACAAATAGCCCGGCATATTGCGCTTAAGCCACATTGTCTTGCAGTCATCAAGAATAGCCCAACTACTTATCAAGCAAATTGCGCCAACATCTGACATCTGACAAATGTATCTCAACCAGCCAACACAACGTTCGTCAAATAATTGACCAAACTCATCTCTCGACTGCACATCCATGTTTGCACGATGTTTTGACATGTGCAACATATTGAGATTATCTTGGCTATTCAAAACGCCATCAATATCCAAGAAAATTACTTTGTCAGGCCAAATCACTTTGCTTGCTGCGTTCATAACGATGCTTTATTATGTCTTCTATTGTTAGATTGAGCGCAGGCCACGTGTCAAACACTTTTTGTAATTGCTCATCTGACTTATTAAGAAGCTTCTTATATGTTGTGCTCAATGATTGATAATGAGCGTCAAGAGCTTTGCTGATGTGCGCAAGTGGTATTTGCAAATGCACAATACAATGCAGCACAAATGCTTGTTTGCGAAGTCTTTGAACGCCACCATCCAAACGCCAAATTTGCAGCATATTGCATTTTAACGCATCTTCATACAATGACTGCACAACTTGTATGTTATGCTCTGCTGTAGTACGTCTGCTATCGCGTTTTGTTGCTGCAAGCGACCTGCGTGAATCTGGGCGTTGTCTTGTGTGCTTAATAGTCTGTGCTGTGACATCATTGATATGAATATGAGTTTTCTCAATGTCAATGAATTCAGTACGATGTTCTTTTGCTGCAGTTTTTCGTCTGCCAAGTACACGTTTGTCATATACTTGTTCTTGCAGTCGTTCAGACAACTCTGCTTGCAAATCTGCGACTTGTTTGCGCAATATTGCATTTTGCGCAGATTGTTGTGCTGCAATATCTGCAACAGACATAATGTCAAAGACTGTGTTGAGCTGCAGCCATACATTATATGCGCATTCTACAATATGACGTTTGGCTGCATCAATTGTTGCAAATTGCTCACGAGTCTTAAATGCATCAAGCATTGTGCTTATGACATACGCATGCTCACGTTGAATTATTGTGATATTGATGCCACCAATTGTTGCAGTCCATTGCATTGGCGCAGATAACTGCACATTGACAGATGCATCAATAGACTTGCGCAATGAATCAAACATGGTTGCTTGGGGGTGGGGGGGTCATCATAACATTATGAGTTGTTGACGTGCTTGCATCTGCTCAATGCAATCATCACCTGTTATGCACAAATACTGAGGCAACTTGTCAAGTGAAATGAGCGTGCAAATGTATGGGTCAAAGAACTTATTTGTTGATGCAAGCAAATCGTAAAATAGACATGCTTGTTCTGCATCAAGTCGAGTAACAACAAGTCTATTGTAGCCAGGCGCATCGAAACCACATTTAAGCAAATGTCTACCGACGCGTATGTCATTGCCCATTGTCAATGTTGCTACAAGCATGCTGTCACATTCTACTGCAGGTTCTGAGTAGTGCCAGTTAATTGATGCATACGCAGTTAACACATACATGCCAGCAGTGACGTCCCATTCAGACTCTGCAATAATTGCCCATGTGCGCTTACCATTGTGCTCAATTTCAACAAAATCACCCCTTGTATATGAATCTACAAGCTTTGCAGTTATCAGATACTGCAGTTGTTCTATGCTATTGTATTTGATGCAAGTTTTCATAATCTGTCAATATAAAGCATCGTACAAGTCTTGAAACGAGTCGTCTATGACCCGTCTCAACTCGTATCATATGCTTGGTGAATAGTGGACCTGCTGCTGTAACACAATGTCTGTCAAGGGCATTTAGTACTTTGTTCATTGCAATCAATGGGTGCAAATGACTATTCGGCCAGCATTCTTCTGCAATGTATGTCAAAATGCCATCGCCATATGACACGACTGCGCATTTGTCTGCAACAAGATGCTTCTTAGCAATCTCTGCAACTTTCTGTGTAGAACAACACATCACAATCAATCATCTGCAGCATCACCATCGAAGCCCATTAGTACTTTGCGTACATGCGCATTGCCGCCGAGCCATGCATTGATTGCATCCCATGAGTCTTCTTTAGCGACTACTTGTTCGAGTACTGGCGCAGACATAATGTCTTCAAACTCTGTAGAAGTCAATGATGCAAGACCCTTCTTATGATTGACTTCCCAGTCTTTGCTGCCATTGAATTTGTCTGCGACTTTATTGTAATCATCATAGAAGTAGAACTTTCGCTCTTCACCAGTTTTGCGATTGTTGCAAATGATGATTGGCGTGACTACGTTGTACACAAGGCCCATGTCAAATAACTCAGGCCAGAACTTATAGAAGAATAACTGCAGCAATGATGAAATGCTGTAGCCATCAACATCAGCATCAGTCAAAATGCAAATCTTGCCATAGCGTAATTTGCGTGGGTCTGCTTTTTCATTGAATCGCAAGCCAAGCGACTGCATCAAACCAGCAATTTCAGGCTTTTCTATGAGTTTCTTTGGATTGTCATAGTAGCAATTGCCGATTGACTTACCGCGAATGCAGTAGAAGCCTTGAGTAAGTGCATTTCGATTGACTCGAATACCTTGTGATGCAGAATCACCTTCTACAATGAATAGCATGCATTCATTACGATTTGTCTTTTGTGCAGCATCTACAAGTTTATTGACGTGAAACTGCTTTGTCTTGACTTCAAGTTTCTTATTGAGCTCCTTGGCTTCTTTGGCTTTCTCTTTCTCTTCTTCAATCTGTTTCTTGATTTTGCAGTCCATCAAGATGCGGTCAAGAATTTCAGTTTTTGTCAAGTACTTCTTGAGCTTATCTGAAATGAGAATTGGAAAGCCAAACTTTTGTGTTTTTGTAGCCAATTTATCTTTGACCTGCGCATCGAATTCAGGATTGGGGATTTTCCACATCGACAAAATTGACATGTGCTTAAATACGTCTTTCTTTGCAGGTTCAAACCCATATTTGTTTTTGATGTGACTAATCAAAAAGTCTGCGCATACATTCGCGATGAAGTCCATATGCGTGCCATAGTCACATCGAATTGAATTGACTATTGCAAAGCTTTCAAAGAAGCCTGCTCTACTTGGACCAATCTCAAAACTGTAGTTTTCGTTTTCATCACCACGAAATTCTTGAGTATGTTCCCATAAGTCTTTGTATTCCCAGAAGTGTTTGAACTTGAACTCATAGTTTTCACCAGTGACTTCATTGTGCCATTCAACTACAAGTGGATTGTTTACATCGCAGCCCATAACTGCGACTTCAATTGCTCGTGATAGCCACTTGTCTACAGTGTCATCTGGAATGTGGTCAAGCGGAGCTGCGTTAATCCACTCCCATCTGCCAAGGTCAAGATGAGCTTCGATGTATGTAAAATGTTCAGACTTACGGCATTTGCTGACTTTTGCCTCATCATGTCGCCCCATGTTGTCATACCAGCAAATTTCAAGTTTTTTGCCATCTTTTGCTGTAATGACTTTGAATGACTTAGACATCACATTGACAAGTGACGCGCCAAGACCATTTGTGCCAGACAATGCGCCGCGGTCAGCAACAAAATTTGAACCAGACCTCAATGAGCCAAATACCATCTGCGGTATGTACTCATTGTACTCTGGATGCATCACTACAGGAATGCCACCGTTGTCCCATACTGCAAGCTTGCCTGTTTTTGGGTTGACTGTGACAGATATGCGATTGACTACTTCTTGTGCATGACTTTGAATGTTACGTTGACGCTCATCAAAACTATTATTGATGCACTCATTAAACATTGTATTCAAGCCAATTGACTGATATGTGTCATAGACACGTCGAATCGGTCTTTCAGCATCTTCATATGGACGATACAACTCACATTCTTGTTCCGCAAGAAATTCAAGCGAACCTATGTACATGCCGGGCTTCAGTAGACAATGCTCGCGCGATGAAAGTTTTTTGAATTTTTCTGTCAGAGTGTTTATGTCAGACATGTCTGTAAATTGAGATGTTTGTATATGTATATTGTACAACAAGAATGCAAAACTTGCACTGAAAATATACACATTTTCACATAACAGCAAGCATAATGCCAAGCAGCACTGCAAGACATATCAAACCTATGCCAAGAACAATAAAGTCCAGCATAGAATACGTGTCATTAGACTGTTTCATAAGTAGTTATCGCAATTGATTCTTTGCAATGAATGCATTGATGTGCTCTGGCTTGCATACAGCACGATAGTAGAGTTCAAATACTCGTTTAGCAGATGGCAATTTGCATGCAGTCAAATCTTTATTTTGCATTATAACACCAGTGATGTACTTAATGTCATGTCGTTCAATGTCTGAACAATTATGCTTTGCAGCAAATTCAAATGCTTGCTTGATAATTTTTGAACATTCTGCTGTGGTGCATTGCTGAAACGCTATGCAAAACTCTGCATAAGTGCTGCAGTCATTTTGCAGATGTAATGCAACAGATGATTTCAACATTGATTCTGTTAAGTACTTTGGCAGCTTGCACAAAATTTTGACGTACTTGCACTTGTCATCTGTCACATGCACGTAGCCAGACACTGCAAGCATTCTAACATATCGAACAAGTTCTCTATGCTGTAGTGCTGTGCGCAGTATGACATTATTTTGCAGCAAAATTTCATTGTCAACTGTGCAGTTAAGTGGCAATGTGTTGTATGCTACTTTAAGATACGATAGCTTCGTTAATTGTTGTAAGCCATCATAGCCAACAAAATCTGCTGGCACAATCAGTGGCAGACTGCAAACGACTTGTCGATTATTTCTGTCAACAATTGTGATTGCTGGGTTTTGCAAGTCAAGCACAGATTTTGAGCAAAACACTTGCATGACACCTTGAACTGTGACAAATCCGAAGTTCTTGCACAATTGCATATTGCATGTACGAGCTTCTGCTGCGCTAATTGTTGCAATGGGCAACTGTTTGTCGCTACGCACATGCATTGGAGCTGGCCATATTGGGTCAGCTCTCAATACAAGCACATGTTTATTGCAGTCATATATTGCAGCAAAATCTGCAAGATTGCTGATGTATCTTAAAGTAGTGTTACAAATCCCATTCATATGCATTGTCTTGTACAGGTCCACTAATTTGAACATCGAGGCCAAAGCGCTCAAGATAGCCATCGCAGAAATCAAGCCCATATTTGTTGCACTGTCTGAATGCATACTGGAACTTATCCAAGATTGCCCATAGATAAGGCTTTGAGCCTTCTGTGGGATATCCGCCCTTTCTGTAATGCCACCAGCGCATGATATCATGAAACTCCCAATCTTCTGCTTCACATTCTACTGTAAAGCAGTCATGATATTTTGCCATCTGAGGCCAGAGTTCAGTATTGATGCGTTGACGAGTTGCTGCGCAGTCATCAAGCAACTCAAGAAACTCTTCAGGCGCATCAATCATGGGCAGATTTGCTTCATTGACATCTATTTCTGCATCATTCGACAGCAGCTTTGTGATACGACCATTATGCTCCGCAATGTCCTCATAGACTTTTTTGCGCGTAGCATCCATAGTCGCAGTCCACTTCGTGCCCTCTTCAATTTTCGGAAGTTGCTTGTCTTTGTTTTCATTCCATTCAGGTGACTGGTCGAATATTGCCTTGCGACGAATATCGACAAGCTCCAAAAAGAAGGGCTTCGTCAACATAACAGTGTCACCCAGAATTTCTTTTGCTTGTTCAAAGCCCTCAATTTTGATTGAGTCTGCTGCAGCACAAATCTGCTCCTGAATTTTGTCTGCAGCTTCAAGAATGATGCGAGCTTTTGTTTTGATGTCGTAAGATGCAGAATGTAAGCCAAGCTGCTCTGCAATTTCTACGGAATTTTGAAGACGAGCCTGCATGGCTTCTTCATTGTTCTTCTTTCCTCGTGCCATAATGTTATTGTTTTGCTATATGAGACTTGTTATGACTTCAAGCACATGTTCTTTTGAATAGCACTTATCAAACTTATGCTTGAAGTCAAATAGTGACTCAAGCTTTGTTAAGTACCATTGATTGTCATACTTGAACCAGACTCGAGCATTTGCCGAACATATTGCATGCATTGCAGCATTCTGGTCTTCTTCAGGATTACGCCACTTAGACCCAAAGTGATATTGCAATGTAATGCCGCATTTATGAATTTCGTGCAATTTCATGTGTACTTGCTAAAATGTTAACTGTAATGACTTGATATTGCTGCATTCGATTTTTAACATGGCCAACTTGTCATGTGCAGCCATTGCGTCATATTTGATGTTTGCAATTTCGAGCTTTTGTGCAATTTTGTATGCAGTGGCAGCATCAGTAGATATGCAGATGCAATTGCCAATGACTATATTTGCTGCATCTGTTATGTTAACTTTGCATGCATTATCATTGTTATCAATGACTTCGATGCATTTGATTGAGTTAAAGTCCATATTGCAGAGGTTTAGTATATTTGACTCTATATTATTTATAGATTAATACTACACACTTGCAGATTTTGCACTTAATTGATAAATAATTTGTAAACATTTTCACAAACTTTTAACAGCTCTTTCGCTTATGAAAACTACTCAACTCTGGTTTGAACGCCAGCAGTCAATCGCGGGGGGGCTCTTCGTGCTCCTGATTACATAGATGTGCGGTTTACGCTCGTAGATGATATGAGCATACATTGTGCATATATGCCAAACATATATGTGTTTGCTGATGGCAATGAGTATGCAATATCTCCAATAGGTTCACAATCACTTGATTATGACGGCTCATGTATTGTACGTATTACCAAGTCAGACTGGATTGAAATGTTTGGCGCTGGTGTTACACAAGGCAGACTTAAATTTGGCTATGGTACAAATGAGCTTGAATTTTGTGAATTGATAAGCACTGCAACTGCTGAAGTCAAATTCGTTATTGGTTATGAGCAAAACCAGTCTGTCACTGCAACATTTAGTGATTTGCTGCATAATCCACTTGTCGCAACAAACAACAATTCTGCACAAGCAACAATTACATATACATTTAGTCATGCGACATTTAGAACAGCAGCATTTACGATTATCGGTAATGTGACATTTATTCCAGGCGGTGATGTAAGTAAAACAGCTATAATTCTTGCGCCTAATTATAGTATAACAATTAAGTACACTACGTCATCAACGCCAAAACTATTTGAGCATTCAATGACATTTGAGCGTAACAATGAAATGCTTGAGTATGTTGGCACTGAAGTAGACAGACATGCGTATTGTCAAATGAGACGTAGAACTACGGGCTCAACTGTATATTGTCATGTGTATATTGATGATAGCATGCTTAATATGATGGATTGATAGTTGTAATATTGCGCAAAAAGAAAGCCGAACTGAATTTCAGTTCGGCTTTCTTTTTGCATACGCTTATGCTATGTTAGAACAGAGCAATGATGTTGTCGACAAACATAAAGCATGCATGCAGCAATTCAGCTGTCGGCATCATCTCATATGCTTTGCCATCATACATGAATCGCACAGTGACAATGGGTGACACTTCATCTTTGAATGCAAGCACAGGAACATCTACACCTGCAGTCAATTGCACTTCAACATCCTTGTCAGCTGCTACATCTTTAGCAATCACTGTAATATCTCGACAACGACCAGCAGCTACTGCATATCTAACATTTGTCAATGTAGCAGACATGTCAGCAAGAGCTTGCATGATTTGTTGCTGAGTAAATTGCTCAACTGACTTCTTTGCAGCCTTGACAGCTTCGATATCTTGTGTGTTTGCAAGAATCAATGCTACCACTGCAGGGTCAGAAGTAGTCCACCAACGACCATCAATTGCAAGCCACAGTCGATTGCCATTGACGTCAATTGCATATGCATATTGAGTGTTTGGCGCCAATGCGACTTTTCGAGTGTTCTTTAAGAACTCTGCCGCATCAGGAGCCGCAACAATGTTCTTGACAAATGACGGCAGCATTTCAGCTTCAAATGTTTGTGTAGCTTCAAAGACACCGCCATGTGCATCGTCATCAATTCTGCCTGCAAAGCGTTTGCAGATTTGAATGATTGTAGCCATGCCTACCGTTGAAACGACTTGACGTTTCATTGCAGGCATTTGCAGAGGCATTGTATCTTGCGCAATGTACAATGATGTCGTATTAATAGTGTCAAGTACTCGTGCAATGTCTGCAGTATCAACAATTACAAACCAGTCGCCGTCATGGCAGACAATAAGTTGCTTGCTGTCATTTGCATATGTCAGCAATACTGCAATGTCATTTTTGATTGAGATTGCAGGAATCCATGCTTGTTGCAGAGGTAAGTCAAGATTTGGTGTGCCGCATGGATAAAGCGCAGATGGCTGCATAATTGAGCGGCAATCAAAACCTATTGAACTTACAAGCTGCAGAACTTCGCCACGAATGCAAGCATTACTTTGATTCTGTGTCATGTCATATGCAAGCCAACTGCAAATTGCTTTGATTGATGACACTGGAAATGCTACGCCAATTGTGCTGTATGCAATCTTGCCGTCTGCTGACAATGACTCATCAACTGCAATGCCAGCATCATTGAACAATGACATATCAATTGAACAATGGAATTCGCCACCAGGCATTGGACCTGCAGCAATGCCATAGCCAGGACCAAGTGACAGCCATTCTTTCATTGCATCTGAATTGTATGACGAGAACTTGTACAACACGTATGACTTATGCGGGTCACTAACTGACTTGCGAATCTCCATCTTGGCGCCTGCTTTCTTTGCAATTGCTTTAATGTTATCGGCGTGCTTCTTTGCCTCAGACTTATCAAATTTGCCTTCATCAAGTTGAGCAATCTTGCCAAGCGCATAAGCAGTCCATGCAATTGACAATTGATTCAGCGCGCCAACTTCTGACCACGACTTTTCTGCAAACCATGAGCCAAGACCAGATTTGTCAAGAGTTTCTTTGCGTTCAGCTTTTGTTGCAGCATCCCACCACTTGCCTGTTGCAGGCAACACAACGTCTTTGATTTGCTCCTTGCGAAGCTCATTGACACCGATTTTGCCCTCATGAACATGCGCATTTGCATGATATGCTCTAAGAGCAGCCAATGCAGCATCATATGAGTCATAGTCTTGCGGCCAGAATTCCCCATTCTTGCCAATGATGCCCCATACGCCCTTTGACTTTTCTTGTATGACAGAATCTTTGTCACCGGCAGCTTCATTGACAAATGCTGTGTTAAGATACGCAATGACATGCTGAAGCTCTTTGTCATCTGCAGACTCATTGACATTCTTAGCGTAATCACCAAGAATTGATTCAACTTTGCCACGCAAATTGCTTGGCATATCATCAAGGTCAAGATTGCCATACTTCGTGACTTCTGGTTGAGACAATCCAAGCAATTTCAACACCTTATCACGGTACTTGTTTGCGAGCTTCTTCCAAATCCAGCGGAATGTTACAGCGCCAATCAGAAATTTGATGAGGCCCTCATCAAGTACATGCTGTTCACGCAAATATGACGTAATGCATGAACGTTGACCATCAGTCAAGTCAACCCACATTTTATCAAGCAATATTGAATCTGGGTTGCTTGCAATGCCAGCACCACTGCGGTTGTACACATTCATTCTGTCAATTGCTGGTGTTGCGTCATTGTCCCACCAAGCTTGTGCATATGAACATCCAGCAGGATTTGAGATTGCCTCATTAATGTACATGACATTGAAGATTTCGCAAAGACGCTTGCGGCATTCATGTGACATAACTTGCCATTGTTCGGCAATTTTGTCTTCTGACCACTGCAGCAACATGTCTGCAAATTCTTTACCTGCGCATTGCTCAACTACACCATGTTTTGAACGCCAATAATTGTCAGGCTCAATCTGCGCAATTGCATGAACAAATGAAGTCAGATTGTATGACGCAGATTCGCAAATGCAATGCTGTTCAATGTAGCTACGAACAGCAAGTGCAGTGTCTTCCGGCAAGTTGCTATATGGTGACTCATAGATGTTTGCTTGCTGATTGAGCATATGTGGAGCAACTTCTGCAATGATTTGCTTGCGAACATTCAATGGCCATGCATTCCATGAAGATTCTACAGATTCATCAAGATGCATGCCAATTGCATCCATAACTGCATCAGCATCTTTGCCCAACAGTTCGTCAAACAATTTGTCTACTACTGCAGTGTCATATCGCAAATTTGGCTGAGCTTTTGCAAGAGCATTCATCATTGCTTTGCGTTCTTGTTTTGACGCATTGTTCCATGTGCCAGCATACAATTCTGCTGTCGCGCTTTCACAGACAATATCTGCAGCAGCATATGCTTGCTTCATAATGTCCATGAAGATTGACTTCATTTTTGGATGCATCACATGATACTTTTCATTGTAGATGTCAAGTACGCCATAAACATCTTTCAATGGTCGAATGCTTTCTGATGAGCCGAATGATGGCTTCAAAATTGAATTGCATACACGTTCAACGGTGCCACGCATAAACTTGACATCACTTCGCTTGTCACTGATAGACATAAATGCATCAATGACAGACTTGATGGTGTCATCTGCAGCTTCATTAACAAAGCCTACTGGTCGACCGCCAAACTTGTTTGTTTGTGTTGTCATATATCAACTATTTTGATTGTCAATCAATTGATTTGTTTGTTATATGTATGCAACAATGCAAAATGAACCTGCAAATTTCTTCGCAGGTTCATTTTTGAGCATGTCATGCAATATCAATTACATGCTGAATGTCCGCAGTTGGTGCATCGAACACAGCCATCAAACTTGACCATGTCACCGCCGCATTCAGGACACTTTGCATACATCTTTGAGCCATCTTGAATATGCAGTTTCAATGCGCGCCCAATTGCTTTGCAGAATGTTCCGACAGATGCAAAGCTTTTTGCAGTTTGGTCGACAATTTCGCCAAGGTCAATGCCATTGCGAAGCATCGTTGAGTACAGTCGAGTAATTGTTTGCTGCTCGTCTGAACCAAGACGTTCTGAGATATTATCATAGTGCTGCAAGAATGACAAATTATCACCAAGCTTGTAGTGCTTCTTATCAGTCTTTGTGATTGTCGTTTGTTCAATGCCTTGCAACTTGTCGAATTCATCTTTGTCAAGTTCAAATGCAAAGATTTCATAAGGTCGACCGTCATCACAGCCTACAAGAATACACCACTTGCGCTTATACACTGACACGCAATACACTGCAGCAGGCAATACTGGTTTTCGTTTTGAGCGATGACCAGATTGCAAGATGTGCGACTTGTCTTTTGACTGCTTGTCATCTTTTACGAGAACACCTGCACGTGAGCCATCTCGATAAATTGTGCAGCCTTTGCAGCCAGATTTCCATGCAGTCAGATAAATTTCACGAACAAGCTCTTTTGTTGCAGAGTTTGGAATGTTGACCGTTACAGAAATTGACGAGTCAATGTATTTTTGCAATGCACCTTGCAATTTCACCTTGCCAATCCAGTCAACATCTTCAGTAGTTGCCTTGTAGTATGGTGATTGAATAAGCAATTCATCAATGACTGCTTGCGGAGCATTTGACAACCAAGCTTTGATGCGAGACATTTCTGCTTCTGACCATTCAATGCCAGTATCTTTGACAAGAGTAAATTTGCCATCGCCAAGCTGCACTCGTTTACAAATCCACTGCATCAACGGATAATGAACTACAGCGTATTCAATGAACTTGTCACCAGTAGTCTCATCAATGAAGTTGATGTCGGCCTCATTATCAACTGCAGTTGGCTTACGACGACGTTTATGTAGTGGCATAAATACGGGCTCAATACCAGACGTTGTCTGAGTCATCAAAGCTGTAGTGCCTGTTGGTGCAATTGTGGTCGTGTTAATGTTTCGACGGCCAAATTGCTGATAAGTTTTGATGTGCTCATCATCAATCAGTTCAGATAGCATACGCTGGATGAACTTTGATTGCACATCTGTGTCATAGTCAAATATTGCAAATGAGCCACGAATCTTTGCCAAGTCAATTGACGCTTCATAAGTCGCCTTTACAAGCCATTGTTGCATAGTGACTGCGAAGTCAATTGACTCCTGCGAGCCATAACGCAAGCCAAGCATCGCCATTGCATCGCCAAGCGCAAGGAAGCCCATGCCATATCGACGAGTGTTTGTCAGTTTATCATAAACTTTGTGCCACAAGTCAAGTTCAGTCTTTTTGATGTCAAAGTCTTCTTTATCTGACCGAACCTTTGCAATGATTCGTTGCACTGCTTCAATTTCAAGCTGCACAAGGTCATCCATGATGACTGCACAGTCATATGTATCTTTGTAGAATGTCTCAAAGTCAAATGATGCATCAGCAGTCCAAGGATTAAGCACATATGCAGTCAAATTGCGATGCGACAAAATGCAGCTTGCATATGCAGCGAGAGGCTGTTCACCGCAATTTAGTGTATTGACTACTTGCTTGTCATTGACAGCAATAAAGAAATTGTGGAAGTCTTCTACTGTGCCATTGTACACATCTGCTTTGTTCATGTGACGTGTTGCAACGACTTTGACAATTGCATCACCAGTAGTGTCAATGTCTGCATATTTGCTGCAGTCACCTAACGCTGCGCAAGCATCACAGCAATATGCTTGTTCACGATTGTCATAAGAAACTTCGAATTCTTTACCACAGCACTCGCATTGTTTGATAACTGTGTTTCGTTCTGTTTTTACAAGCTCGTCAGTCTTCAATGCAATTGATAGCTTATCTGCGCTTGGCATATCAATTGCCCACAATGAGTCATTTGTTGCAAGGTCAATTGCATTCTTGAAATCGCCATTAGCAAGCCTGAACTCATGATTTGCTGTGCAATTGATGACATGGCCGTCATCAAGCACAATTTGAATGATTTGCGCATTATGTGCAGTCAATCTGGGTCGACGCATTGTGCGCACAACGAGCTTGCCATTAGAGTCAAGACAATATACTGGAATGTCTTCACCACTATCAGCAAGCTCTTTGAATGTCTTCAAACCTGAGCCATCAGCAACAAGTACTTTTGTGTCACCTGTGAAGCATGGATTTGTTGAGCGCTCTTCATACATTTTGCCATATGCTTTCGAGTTCGACTCTTCCATGATACGGTCCCAGAAGAACACGCCGGGTTCTGCAGATGCCCATACGTTATCAACAATTTTGTCAAACAATGCTTTTGCATCTGATGTCTTATGCAGCTCTTGGCCATTAGAGCCACGCCAAACATGCTCAAACTGTTGTTCTGCAAGCACTGCACGCATAAATGCATCAGTAAGCTTGATTGAAATGTTTGCGCCTGTGATTTTCGTCAAGTCCTTTTTTGCATCAATGAACTTATCTGCGTCAGGATGCTCAATTGACAATGACAACATCAATGCGCCACGCCTGCCATTTTGTGCAACTTCTTTTGTTGATGTTGAAAAACGTTCCATAAATGACACTACACCAGAAGTTGTAATAGCACTGTTATGCACTTCTACGTCTTCTGGACGAATGTGCGACAAATCATGACCAACGCCACCACGACGCTTCATCAACTGAACTTGCTCTTCATCTGTTTTGAAGATGCCGCCATATGAATCTGCGTCATTGCCAATTACATAGCAATTTGACATTGACGTGTAACCGCCAAGACCAATACCAGCCATTGGAGAACCACCAAGCACAAACCGCTTAAAAGGCTCAAGTAAATATGCAAGTCGTTCTTTTGACAATACACGTTTGCCTGTCTGTTCTTCAAATTGTGATTCGATGCGGTCAAATTCATTGACCCAGCGCTCATGCATATCAGACAATGAGTGTTCATACAAATTGTCTTTGTCATGATGCAAGTATTTTGACATGCATATGTCAGCAGCCATTGAATCGCCTGTAAATTCATGCGTCAGTGTAGTGTGCACTTCAGCATATTCAGGCGACCCAATTTGAATGGGATGTTTTGTCATTGTAACAGTGCATTTAAGTGTTTTAACTGTTTTATGTATAAATTGTACAACAATGGGCAAAATTTTGCATCAACTCAAAACAGCCAAGCAATTCATTGCTTGGCTGTTTTGAGTTGATGCGCACCTGCTATTTTACTTGAACAGCTTCTGCAAGAATGAAACTGCAATCTACTACATCATCTTCTTCGCATTTAGAATTGAAGTACTGCTGAGCATCCTTGGCATTGTCAAATGCTTCATACCATCGATGGTCAATGTAGTCTACTAATACAAGATAGTGTTTCATAGTTAGTTGCAGTTAGTTGTAGTTATTGTGCTTTACCAGTGTAATAAGTGATTGCATCAATGTAAGGCTGTTCTTTAGACATTAGCCAATCAATGCCAAATACTGTATCTTGACGAAATCTTCGTTGTGCAATCATTTGAACTTCGATTGGCATATCTACGTCCTTGCCAAATCTGATTGTATTTGCAAGTTCTGTGATTGCATATCTGAGAATTGTGTCAGTACTCATTGTTAATGTGCTTTCCGGCAATTGCCAGTAACGTTCTTGGAATGCTCGATTTGCTGAGTAAGTCCAAAGTTCAAGTCTTGCATTTCTGCAATCATATGAAACAATCAGACTTAATCCTTTTGTCCAGCAATGTGCTATCTTAATGATAGGGTTGTTGTCATTGATTGATGACATTGCTTGCAATCTTTCGAAATCTTTAACATATCTGTTATCATTCGAAAGCTGTTCCATTATTTCACCGTAAGTCATTGTAGTAGAGGTTAAAATATATTAATATATAATAATTATACTACAAAGTTGTCAGATTTGCACCAGAATGTATAACAAGTTTGCATAAAAGTTTTACATAAAATGCAAACAAAACAAGCAGACTGCAATTGCAGCCTGCTTGCGCCAAAACAGAAAAAGATGATAACTTACTAACCCAAAAACCTAACTTTATCTACTTGCAGAATCCCGCATTGAAGTCATGACTTGCTCTTGAATTGTTATAGGCATGATGTTGAAGTCTGACAATTCAGCAATGTCATCAACGTCAAGAGCTCTCAATGTATCTGTGGTGCAACAAGTCACAATGATTGACTTGCGAACAAACTCATCTGCGACATTCCACAATAGTTGACAAATTGCTCGATTGTCAAGACAAATTTCATTAACTGTACGAACAAGACTGTACCATGCAGTCACATTGTTGCGTTTCAGAGTTTCAAGCATATATCGTGCAAGCCCAAAACCTGCTACATATAACCCAGTCTGTTTGTTGAATGACTCGATTGCGTATGCATCAAACAATGCTTCTGTCATCAAGGGCATTGCTGCAGTCATTCTGTAGTATCGATAGTCAACGCAGACAATTAGCCAGTTAACATATGAATTGACTGCATATGCATATGCCTTGAAGCCAAGGTCATTCAAGATTTTGCAAACAGCATTGTAAGTCGATTCATCAGCATTGCCAAAGTTTGCAAGCAACTTAACTTTCAGAATGTCTTCACCAATTGCATTTCTTGTAGCAGTGAATGATGGCATACATGCAAAGCTTCTTTTGCAGATGTCTGTGATAAGTTGCTGTGCATCATTTACAAGTTGTCTTGCAGCCTCAGCACGTTTTTCAGACTGTGCTTGATATTTTGGTCGCAACTGTGATGAGCCAGTCGCAGCACCATATCGCATAGCAGCTTGCCAGTCCTTGAGATTATTTTGCAATTCACGAACATAGTCTGCAGCAACCATTGCAGATGGAGTTCTTTGTTGCTCGATTAGTTTGTTGATGTTTGCAAGCACATCTGATGCAAACATATCTTTTGGCTTGACTCTTGCAATTTCAGCAAGCACTGCCGGTACACGAGCAATACCGCGAGGTTCATTTGAAACTACTACTGCATAGTCTACAAGTGCCTCACATACAAGCTGCTCATCAACAAAGTACTCAGGATTCTGCACAGCATCTTCAACAACTGCAATCAATGTTGCTCTACGATTGTCATCAGGTTTGTTGCCAAACAGCTCAATGTACAGCATGTCTGCTTGCTGGTCTGTCATTGAACCTGCGATGTCAATTGACTTTGCAAGTTTGTTAAGCAGTTCAGCTTGCTTACTTGACAATCTGACTTTGTATGACGACTCTACGGCTTCTTTGACTGCTTTGAGTTTTCTATCAATGTCAAGGCTGCTTTCATTGACATTCATGCCGACAATACTTGCAGCTTCAGTGTTAAATTGCTCAACAGTTTCTGCTGCAGTTATTGGCACTGACACAATAGATTGTTTTGCATTTGCTGCAAGCTGATTGAGTCGATTGACTGCTTCAGAATCTTGCACAACTGCAAGATATCTTACGCACAGCTCATCAATCTGTGAAAGATAACTTTGGGTCATGTTTATCGAAAAAATGTTGTTTCTTGACGAATAGCTGTTGGATGCAATTTGCGGAAACACTTCGACATTTCTAAGTTCTGATGATGACAACAATGTTTCCATGTGATATGTATTTTAGCCTGCAAACTCATTGATTTTTAGGTCATTTGTCGTAACTGCAAAGCAATCAATGTGCAGCCATGTGACGTCTTTTTCTATACGACAACGATGCGGCAATTCATCTGCATGCTCTTTAATGAGCTTTCGCATTTCTGCAGCAGTCATATCTGCAGACTGACAATCAATTGCTGCGCCATTACAATGAGCACTCAAATAAAGCTTGTTTGCAAGCGTTTTGTCTTTTGGAATTTGACAAATATTGCATCGTAAGCCACGTTGACTCATTGCGCCGCCTTTAGCCCAATTATTGACACATAACGGCACTTTCAGCACAAATTTGCGTAATGCAAGCAGCAAATCAAGCAGTTCTCTGTCAAGAAACTGCCAAGAATTATCGCCAAACTTGTCATAGCAGTGTTTGCATACAAGTTCTTTTATGCTGAAATATTGCTTAAGCTCTGCAATAACAGAGTCTCTTGAAGCACTTGCAATATCTGCAATGTTAGTTATGCTGTTGTTGCTGTTGTTCATGTTGTCTGTCAAGTTCTTTGCATTTGCACTCATTTCGTTCACCCATGACTTTTGTAATACCTGCAGTTGCAAACATGCCTGCGACTGCGCCAATTATGCCTGCAACTGCGCCAAGTTGTTCAGTTGTTTTGCCAGTTGCTACGACTTCCCATATGATTGCAAAACAAACAACGAGTAATATAAAGATGCCTATAAAAGTCACAGCTACGACAAAAAATGATTTGACTGACACACCAGTGTCATTCGTCACTAAGTTGCGCATTGTAAATTTGTTGTTATTCATAGGGATGGCGAACTGTACACATTGTGCATATTGTACACACTATATATTGTATGTGTTTGTATATGTATTTTAACAGGCATTAGCAAACAATACAAAAACAACAAATGAAAGTGGCCCAGATGTATATCTGAGCCACTTTCATTTATCGTATAGTCTGTTTATTATGCAAGTAGTGTTTGCAGCATATAGCAGCCTTTTGCATATGCAACAATTGCTTTTGCAGGATTGTTCTTGATGTATGCAGGTAACTTGAGCCAAATCAATGACACAAGTACTTTCTGTCGCAGCGTCAAATCAAGTTCATCGATATTGTAGCCAATGACTTTTGCTCTGACATCGCCATCAACATAATCGAATTGCTGATATGCTGACTGATTGAATGCATCATAGCCAGACAAGCCATACGCAAACTTTGCAATGTCATAATCGATGTCACCTGTCATCTTAACGTCACCAAAGTAGCCTCTTGGGTCAATGAACATGCATTTTGATGAATCTGCACTGAACATCGTATTTGACGTATTCGGGTCACCATGAATGAATGACCAATTTTCGCATGCATAGTCAATTGAATCTTCTTGCGACAAGAAGAGTCTTAACTTGCTCATCAGTTCATCGAATGGCATCAATGCAATGCCATTGAATGATTTGATGCCTGCTACAAGTGACTTGACTTCAGCATATCTTGCAATAGTAGTCTCAATGTACTCTTTGCGCATTGCGTCAATCATTTGTTGTCTGCTAACGGGCCAAATCTCGTCATTGTCAAGATTGCTTGCATGCAATTCATTGATTGACTGCTTGAATGTCGTCATGCAGCCGCGCGCAATTGCAGCATATCTACGCTCAATATCAACTTTATTGAGGAACTGATGCACAGTCACTCCGTTAATTTTCGACATTTTGATGAAGTCTTCACCAGTTTCAAATATCGATGGAATGACTGTTGATTCTGCATTCATCGCATGACGATACCACTCTTGCTCTTTCTGAATGAGTGCCAAGCCTCGAGCATTTGTAGCAGATTTTGTAACAATATCGCCATCAATGCTAATGCTATTGAAATATCGCACTTCATTGTCACGTGCAGTCTTGACTGCTTCACTGACAAATACACCACGTTCACCATATGAATGACAACCAGCAATTTCATATCTGTCTACAAATGTAACGTTGGTCATCAAATCAGCAAAATCAGCATTGCTATCATTGTGCTGCATATCAATGACATTGTTATGAAATGCTGCAGGTACATAGTATGCACCGACAATGCCACTATGATATGTTGACTCACATATGTGGTCAAGCATATATGATTCTGCATCTGCATATGAACCTACTTTGTTGTACACTTCTGCAGGAATAAGATGAAGTCTGCAATCAATATCATTTGACGTGCAGCAAGTTATGCAGCCAGTTTTGAATTTGTCAAGTGGCAATTCAATATCGCCAAGCCACACATCAGACCAATGATAGAATACATTGCATTCACCAATGTTGTTAGCAATAAACATTGCTACATCTGCGCATGCTTTTGCTGAGCCATCAGCTTTGTCATGCACAATAGTTGACAATTTGATATCTGGCGCAAATGCTGCAGCATGTTCATGAATCATTGCTGCATGAGTGTCATTTGCACATGCAACAATGAATTCATCAAACTGTTGAGCATAGGATGTCAAAATCTTTGCGAGCACTGTTTGTTTGCCTGCATTTACAAGCGTTTTTGGAATGTAGTTATTACCAGTCATTGTTGACATGCGAGTGCCCAAACCACATGCAATGATTGCTAACACATTTGGATATTGATGAGACATTGTGTAGTGTTGCTTATATGAAAATATTGTACAACATGCATTGCAAATTTGCAATGATACAACATGCATTGCTATTTTGCAAGATGACAATGCTTACGCCATACTGCAATTTCAACATCTGTAGCAAAATCAAAGTGCAAGCCATGCAATTGTTTCATGTCATATTGACGTCTTGCAATATACTTGTTGCCAACTCGCTCAACAACAGAACCAACTTCTACTACATTTTTAGAATGTCGTGGCTCATGTAATGGCACTCTGAATATGTATCTGCCATCTAATGTTGACATTATATCACCATTGTCAATTATGCCTGTTTGCCTGCTCATTGTTAAAGCATCAAGTTATTTTTGAATGTCTGCAAGTTCTGCTGCAATTCTATTGTATGCTAATATGTGCTTAATTGCGTCATCAAGCAGCTTGTTAAATTCAAGATACTGCTGCAGCACTTTGTCATTCTGCAATGACTGCTCAAGCGCAGCATAATCACCTGCAAACGGGCGATTCATTGACAGACCAAAGTTCTTCGCGCATTTAGCATAAAAAGCATTGTACTCTGCAGCATCAATCGGTGTCGCGTCATGAGCATTAAGCGCACTTTCACTGAGCAATGGGATTGTAAGTTTTCTGCAACGAGTAAACTCATCTTTGTCGACATACAGCACAGAACAACGAACGACATGGTCTTCTGCATTCATGCCGCCAGTCAACAAATCCATGTCCCAATCGAAGCAAATGTTGTAGATGTACAGCATCACAGTTCGATGTTTTTTGTAGACAAATTTCCAGTATCGAGACTTCTTGCATATATCTTTGATATGCTGCAAGTCATGCATAAATTTGTCATACGATATCGCATCAAAGCGAGGCAATGATTTGTTGTCAATGAATGCGTTTGCTGCATCTGCACAACGTTTGAATTCTGCTTGATGCATATTTAGCTCTTCTGTGCGCTTTGCTACAAGTGCTTCATATTCTGCTTTTGCAAGTTCAAGTCTTGCTTCATACAAACTTTGCATATTTGTGTACGTTTATGAGTTTCTGTTAAAATTTGCCATCTGCTACTTGAAAGCATCGATAGCCAAGCTCTCGCCATTTAGCAACCATAGAATCACGGTCTTCAAGTATAAACGCGATTTGTTTCAGCTCATCTTCAGACAAGGCTTCTACAAGCAATTCAGGCTTGACAAGTGTATCATGACGTTTATCACCATCTTTTCGCATAAGAATTTGCGGATTGACGATTCTGCCATCTGTATGCTGTGCAAGCCAAATTTCTGTCATTTGTCTACAGCTTTCACGACGACCTGTGCAGAATATGATTCTGTAGCCAACTTGCTGCAAATCGCAAAGCAAGTCAAGCACAGTCATAATGGGCATGTCTTCATGACAGTGTGCATAAAACGCATCCCAATCTTTGTTTGATTGTTGAAGATATTTTAGACGGTCGCCAACTTTTGAAATTGTTCCGTCAATGTCGCATATAATGATATTTGCCATGATGTGTATGCTTATGAAAGGAAGAGCTCAATTGAGCTCTTCCTGATAGTCAACTTGATAAACCTCTACGAAAATCAAGCCTGACTACTTTTGTTGATTACGAGATACTTGTATCGTTCTTTGATTGTGATGTTCTTTGATTTTGCAGCCTCGATTTCTTTGCGTTCCTTGGAGGAATAGTTGAACTTGATATAGTCGGAGAACAATTCGGGCTTATCTGCTACTTCATTGTTCTTGACTTCTTTTACAAGAGTTTGCTGAAACTCATTGATTGTAGTGAAACCGAGGAATGACTGGAACTTGTTAAGCGGAAACAGCTTATCTGTGTTGTCCTCGAATGTCGGGAATTCGTCAGAATACGTAATTTCAATTTGGTCTACAAAATATCTGAGTTTTTCCCAGGGTTCCTTGCCAATGAGGAGAATGTTCTGATGGTCGAGTTTTTCCTCGAACATTTCCAGGAGACATTCGTATGATTTTACGAGACGAACTCCAGGATATGTAATTGATGCAATTGAACGAGGTTTGTGAGTCGTCTTAACTTCTTTATTGTACGTTTCCTCGTCAATGCAATAGATGTATCGCTTAACCTTGTCGTATTCTTTAGGAAGATAGTTGTTGTCAAGGAATTGCTTGTCAACTACAATGAAACTGAAAGGATAGAGTTCATTGAATCGTTGGCGAAGCTGTTCTGTTGCAAGGAAGAAATGCGAGCCATCTTTTGCTGCAAATTCCATATTTGAATTGCATCCTGCATATGCAATGTATCTGTTTCGCTTCCATTTGAGGAATCGACTTACCAGGTTCTTTTCGAAGATGTCCTTGTATTTGAAGTTAGTGTCCCAGTACTCCTTAACAATTCCATCTTGCATTTTTCTTGACAATTTTGAATTGTCTACCGGCCTATCAGTAAAAACTGAAGGTTTGTTTGCGTTGTATAATCCCATTGTAGTAGAGGTTTGTTAATTTATTATTTATAGATATATAATACTACGACAATGCAAATTTTGCACTGTCGTAGCATAAAAGTTTACACATTTTTTTACAAATGTGAGAACAACTTATTCGTAACTCGTTCAATTGCAAATTCAACACCATATTGCAATAACTGTTCAGTGCTAAATGACCTTGCTGCACGTGCAGGTGCTACAATATGCTTTGATTGCGCATACAAAATCCAAGTATCAGTTGGCCTGTCATAAGTAACTGTCAGTCTGTATGTTTGCAACACAAACTCTTGACTAAAGTGTTCTCTTCGCCAAAACTCTGGTTCTGCAATATGCAAATCAAACCAAGCAAACTCAAACAAGATTTGTTCGAGTTGACGTTGATGCTTGCGTTCAGCACGATATGTACCGCTGAACAGATACTTGATGATGTTCATCATTTGCAATCATTATGCTGAGTATGAATTGCGTTGCCCTGTGAATCCAAGCGAATCGCAGTTTGCATTGCGACTTCAGATTGTATTTGTTCTGCCACATAAGACTTTCCGATGCCCCCGCCTGGATGTACTGCCCTGAACCTATCAAAATCTGTGCCCAGCTGCTCAGCAACAGACAGCATGATATTATCACCAACGAGCTGAGATGCCAGCAGAGAATTCGTCGGAATTCGCGGATTGCGTGAGTCCTCATCAATTGCTGGCAATGACACAAGCAAATCTGCCCAAGCATTCATATCAGTGACCTTGCCACCAGCAAAGTTGATGCCAATGATTTGGCAATTCGGTGCAAGCAATTCACGATGTTCACGAAGATATGTCATTGCAGTTGCAAGTTCAGATGTGTTGCCAGTTTTGCTGAATGCTACAATAACATCGTTGTTTCGAATCATGCCAAAGTCACCATGCATTGCATGCACTGCATCAAAGAATGATGCGTTCAATGACAAGCAATAACATGTTGCAGCAAGTTTTTCACAGCAATGCACATTTTTACCAATGCCAGTGAACAACACTTTGCCATCAGACTTCAATGCATTTGCAATGATATCTGCTGCAATACCAAGAACGTCATATTGCGCATCTGAAATATTGTTGTGCCATGCTACAAGCGATTCAACTGATGCAGCAATGCCTTTGTGTACAAGTGTTTTCATTTTTGTGATGTTTGAAGGTTCAAAGAAACTTGAGTTTTGACAGCATTTCAGTGTCTTGTTCAGTGTTGATGCAGAGCTCTTGCATAACATCAAGCAATGCAGACCATAATTGCTCATATGATTTGCCGTTGTTCATAACAACAGCGTCAACAAACAGCTCATCTATGTGTTGTTCACTTGAATGACTGATGTTTTGCTTGACATCATCATTGACAATTTTAATGAGTTTGAAACCTCTTGAACGCAATGCGGTCGCTTCGTTTGGATATCGACAATCGCCAACACAAATAAGTGCTTCATTATGACAATTGTCAAGTCGATACAGCAAACTGTTTACAAAGAAGTCTTCACCATACAGTTTCTTGAGCGCATCTGAAACATCAAGATGCACATTGCGAATCGATGAACCTGCAAACTCTACAAAGTGTTTCTGTTTGAATGCATTGTTATGCAAGTCTTGCAAATTGTAGCCCAGTGTACTTGCAATAAATGCTTTCAGTGGCTTTGCAAAGCACTCATATGCAAGATTGCAGCCACATGGCCAGTATGGATTTGCTTCAATTTGCTGCAAAGTTGATGTGTAAATGCCATCAATTACAGTGAACTTGCATTTAGTCATGACTCGAATCATCGCCCAAGCCAAATCTTTGCCTACGCCTGCATGACCAACAAGCGCAATTTTTGTTATGTCATCATTCATTGCACCACTGTTTAAGAGTCACAAAATTGTTGAAGTCTGCATAAAAGTCATCACCACCGTTAAGCATTGCGACATTCTCAAGTTCATTGAGAATGATTTGCTTATCAATGACTATTGCAAGAGCGTCAAAGTCTTCTTTTGATTGCAAGTTAAGTAGCACAGGATGACCTTTGAGTCTTGTAGTTAATGTTGCTGGCAGTCTATGCACAGACTTCTTTTTCTTTGACTGCGTAGGATGTTTTGAGCGCTTTCTTGTAGCAGTCAGCTGAATATCATAATCAATTTCAAGCAAACCTGCATCTTGCATTACAAAATTGAGATTAACATGCACAGGATACTTTTGCTGAATGTCTATGAATTCTTGTAATTTGTCGTTTATCATTTGAAATGCATTTGTATATGATAATTGTACCACGTATGCATCAACTTTGCACACAAAACAAGACCAGCTCAATTGAGCTGGTCTTGCGGTCATATGTAGACTTCTTAAAATTTGGATAGACTCGTAGTATCAAGCGATGCAATTGAATCAATGCGCAAAGAATCTGCTATAGGTGCGCAATCATCAATTGGGTGACTTGCAGGCTTAACTTTGAGCATATACATTCTGCAGTTGCCAATATCTATAAGGGAACCAGAACGTGTCATATAATCACAGCCCAAAATGCCAACGACTTCATGACCAAGTGCTTTGCTAAGCTGAACTAAAATAGGCGAAATGTCATCAATAAACATGTCCAGCTCTACAGAGCCATTTGCGATAGTAATGTCTGCATCTATTGCATGAGATACTTGAAGAGCCCCTGTGACATATGATAGTCGCTTAACTGAACGCTCTTTGCCAACCATGTCATGAGTAGCAACAAATGTGCTATCAATCAATGACAATGACGCGCCAGTATCAAGCAAAAGCCATGCATCGACACCATTGACATTTGCATGTACAAATGGCAGGCTCTTCAAAACAATCGGTGACTGTGATTGCTGCAATGCTTCATTGCACATTGTCAGCGTCATAATCGCAAGTAGCGATATAAGAAACAATTTGAATGCTTTCATAAGGCTACTCTGCTTTTGTTGCTTGCATCAGTTCAGCAAAGCTTACAGTGTAAGCATCTTCACCAACAGTCACATATGCAGCATCAACATTTGAGTCATTGCCTGTGTATGCAACCAAGGTGCCTGCTGGAATTTCTACACCGTCAATTGTTAGCATCGAATTGACAAGCTTGTATGTCTTGTTATCTTCGAAGTTCTCATTGACATATGCAGCAGCAATCATTGTTGAACGTTTACGAGATTCATTGACAAAGCTTGCGCCAACAAGTTCTGACAGCTTCTTCTTTGTTGCTGCAGAGCATTTGTCATATGCAATGTCAATTGCGAGGTCTACATCACCAAGTTCCTTTGCAATGAGTTCATCAATCTGAGACAGCTTCTTGTCATCTTTGACAGCGACAAAATTCATTGCAAACTTGCGAGCGTTGTCTGACAATGATTCATCAATGTTCCACTGTTTCATCAATGTCTGCTTCAACACCTTGTCAAGTTCTGACCAGTCCTTATCTGCAAGAGTAGTTGCATCAAAGTCTTCATTGCTGAACTGCTTCAGCACTTTGACTTTGTCATCATGTGACAATGCTGACCACTTGTTTGCAGCGTCTTCAGCAGATTCAAGCAGAGGCTTGATTGCATCTTTGAGTTCTTGCGGCCAAGTTTCAGGCGCTTTGAGCAGCATCTCAGATGAGTTGTACTCAAGCATGTCTGTCATGATTGCAAGCTTGACATTGTTAGCTTTCTCTTCAGGTGACAGAGCTTTGAATTTTTCAGCCCAGTCTTCAGATTCAGTCACGATTGATGCAGGCTTTGCAAAACCAGCAACAAAAACGAGCTTGTACATGATGTTCGTCATGAATGAGCAAGCTGCATCGATATCTGACTGAGTTGCTGCAGATTGAGCATCACGAATGTTGAGCAATGCCTGACGAAGAGACATAATGCCTACAACAGGGTCAGACCATGTCAATACAACTGAACTATCGATTGTGATGCCCTTGTCAAATCGCATATTTTCTGCAATGCGGTCAGCAAGTTCAGGCAGTTCAGTGTAGTACTGCTCAAGCGCTGCATGTGCAGCAGGAATTGAAACTTTTGCAGCATCAAATGCGTTGTTGATGTGCATAACATGCGCAGTTTGAATTGACTGCATCAACATCGACACTACTGCAGATTCTGTTGCAACATCATCTGTTGCAGCTTCATTAACAAATGACGCCATTGCATTTTGCAGCATGTATTGATGGTCTCGTACTGGCAACTCAACAATTTCAAAGCCTTCAAGAGACTTTGGCGAATCAGTTGCTGAACCTGCTTCAAGACACTTCTTTGATGCATTGTCAATGACAAACCACATCTTTTGTGCTTTGAGTGCAATGTAAGTCTTGTCTTTTGATTGCTGAACAGTCATGTTGTCAAGAGCCAACGCACTGATTGGCAAATTCTTGACTGCTGACTTGTCAAGTGCTTCATTGACTGCTACATTGTCATCACTCATTAACTGAGTATTTGCAGCAAATGTTGCAGAATCAATGCTAAGCTCTTTGCCATCAGGCATAGAGAACTTAACTGCATCTGCAACATCAAGCACTTGCACCATGGCGCCTGCTTCGACTTTGTCATCACCAACAGCGAACTCAGTTACAACCTGATATGCCTTGTTAGCTTCAACAGTTTCAACAGACTCCATAATGAACTTTGCTGTACTGCAAGAGATTTTGTGCTTTTTCATGTTCATGTATGAATTTGAGTGTTTGTTGTTCATATGATATGATATATATCAAGTGCAGCAATTGAACAGATTGCAAAAACAATGCTCAGACTGTAAAGTCTGAGCATTGAACGACTAAATTGTACATCTTCCACAATGATATAGAATCATTGTTAATATTGTATTGATATTGTACAACATGCATTGCATATTTGCAATGATACAACATGCAAAATGCACTTGCACTTTGATGCAAAGTACTGCGTACACAACATGCATCGCGTATTTGCATTTTGACGCAATGTCATTGTTGTTTATGCCAGCCATATGATGCCTGACCAGCATCATACACTTCTACGAAGCCATGGTCGTACATAAAATCTTCATTACGAGTGCCCTTGCCCCCATTAGTGCCAAGAATACGGTCTGCGCCATGCATAAGCAGCATATTATTTGTGACATGTTGCTTTGTCAGCATATTGAACCAGTGTTTGCTATATGACAAGCCAAGACCATCAAAGCCCAGCTTTGTGTACACACCACCGTCAAACTTGCTTAAATCACAATATGATAACACAGATTCAGGGTCATATGTCTTGATAAAGTGCTTAAAGATTCGTTCAGCACCACCAACAACTTTGGTTGCTGCACAAAGACGTAGCAATTCATATTGATAGCGCTTATTGTATCGTGGACGACCAAATGTCATAAGTTGATGAATGACATAACCACCAAGCAACTCAAGTGGATGACCTTCAATCAACGCAAGATTGATAAAATTGCCTGAGCACTTGCCTTGCAAATGATGTTCAATCAAAAATTGATTTGCAGTATACTTGTCAATTTCAACAACTTTAAGCTTGCGAGCATATACAATCTTTGATTTGTCTACGATTTGATGCTTGATGTGATTGATAACTTTCTTGGCGTCATCCCAGTCCCACACATGAATGCAATGAAAGCCTGCTGATTTGGCGATGTCTGTTTTCTTTGCATGAATATCACAAGGCAAATGCGAATCTTTTGCATCATGCATAAACAGATGTTCAAATGAATGTGTGCTGTTATGTGAAAATGCAGGATTGATGTTAATGACAATATTGTCATGTCGAAAATCGAAGACTTCATCGCCAATGACAAAGTTGCGCTCAAAATTTATACCGACATGTTTGAGTAACACTTGATGCCACACATCTTTATAGGCTGATTCAAGCTTGCTTAGCTCATCACAGTTTGCAATGTTTTTGTAACGTTGAATAGCAGCATCAAAGTCAAGATTGACTTCAGCGTAGTCTGCATTTTTATCGTAGTGAAATTTTGAGCTCATGTGTATAATTTTGTATGAGATTATTGTACAACATGCAAATGCATGTTGCATTTGATGCAAAGTACTGCGTACACAACATAAAGTACAAGTTTGTCTTTTGATAGACTTTACTTTGTATTGCTACGCGTCATTGTTAAATGACCGCAATCATACACATCAACTTCTGTTTTGCCAAGCATGCATGTATGACAATTTATTTTGAAATCTGCTGCAGCGTAATCAGGATAGTTTAGTGGAGATTCTTTTGACAAATCAATTTCAATTGTGTCAGTAGTTTTAAGCTGTTCAGTACCTGCAATGATATCTGCAATAAGATTGATAACTTCTTCTTGTGAATCCCAATCAAACACAGTTATGCAACGATAGCCTACATCAAGTGCAAGTTTTGTTTTATTGTAATGGTATTGCGCACCAATAACATTGTTGTCTTTTGCTCGACCAGTTAAATATGCAAAACTAACAGTGCAGTTGTGCGTAACTGTTGGACAAATTTCTATAAGTAACTTTGCAGGCTCATACTGCAAATCATATGTTTGATTATTGATGTTAAACTCGTACTGTGTATCAATTGCCAACTGTCGTAATAACGCATCATGCCACATCATATTACATTTAGAAATTGTTTTGGATGACAATCTGCATTGAGGCAATTGACATGGCCAATCTACGCCGTACATTTGTTGTGTTGTTTGACGCATTTTGTTAACATCACCAAAATGATTGCCATATCGATGCTCTTTGGTTTTAAGCGACTGCTCAATATTGACATTGCCTACACAACCATAACGTTCAAGTTTTGTTGCAGCAGTTTTGCTAACATCACCATGTCCATTACCAAATTTGGCGACTTTAGTTGCAAGTATTTTATGACTTGGGCCAAATGCATTGCCATACAATTCTTGTTTAGTCGCAAGCATTTTGTCGATATTACAACCAGCGCCATAAGTGTTATGCATAGTTTGCATACGCTGTCGAATAAATTTTGGCACAGATAAAGGACTTTCTACACCATATTTGCGTAAGCAACTGATTTTGCATGCGTACTTTTGCTTGATGACAGAATGTGCATTTCGACGTCCTATGTAAGTATTTTCTGATGTAGCAGCAAGCTCTGCATCTCTAAGAACTTCAAGTGCAGCAATTCGTGCTTCAATTTCTTCAGATGTCATTTTTTAATAGCATATTGATAATTGTACAACATACAAATGCGTTTTGCATTTTTGATGTAGCAATTGCTTGCACAGTTTGCAAAAAAGAACCGCTTGCAATCTAATTGCAAGCGGTTCAATGAATACGTTTGTCAGAAACTGTCAATGTGTGCAATCGCTTGAAGAGTTAGCTGAACAGCTTGTTGATGCGATTGCTGCATTGGTGACTACCAAGCAGCCCATTGAACATTGGATTCGACATCAACGTCTTTGTGGTTGTTGTTGAACTCACCAAGCCAGCAAGTATCATTTAGCAAGTTTCCAAACTTAACGTACTTGTCGTTCCCCGGCTTGGGTGGCGCAGGTTGTCAAATCCAGCCGTAGTCGCTGTGGATAGCGAAGGTGAGATAAGCCAACTCGGGATACATACCCGTCTCCGCGAGAGCGTAATCCGACTCAATCAGCAACTTAGGTGCTGCTGTACCCTCAGCGGTTAATTCCACACTTGATGCAAGGTCATATGGCATGAATACACATCCCTGGTTGACATTCTCTACGTCAACGCCGTCAGCAGTCTTGTTCGTACGAAGAACGAGAACAGTGTTATCGTTCAGCGGCTGCTTAGGATTGCAATAGATTTTAATGCCAGCCAAGTCACCTGCATAATACAGGTTCTTGTTGTCCTGTACCAGCGTATTGTCAAGAGCTGCAACAAAGTTCTTCTGAGCCTTAATTGCAACCAAGGCAATCGTATTGACCACAGCAGCATCACCAGCACCGAAACGCGACAGGTTGCCAATGATTGTCGAAGCAGCCAGGATACGAGTTGCGATACGAGCCTGACGGGTAATCTGGTTCTCAGCCGAGCTGTTCGATTCAGCGTTAGGAACCATGCCGAACTCAGCCGTGCGGTCTACACCCATCTTGTCAACGAATGCAGGAGCCTGGAATTCCGAGAATGCCTTGGCAGTCGAACCAGCGTAGCCAATGTACAAGTTCAGGTTGTAGCCCTGAGCAGCCAACAGCTGAGCATGTGTCGTAACACCAAGTGCACGCATGCGCTTCAGACCATTGTCGTTGATTGACTGCGTGATTTCATTCTGCATTGCATTCTTGATGATTGCAACTGCATCCAAACCGCGAGCACGGAGGTCCTTAACCTGGCGACGAGTCAGAGCACCCCAAGTCTGGTACGTCTTAACTTCGATAGCCTTTGAGAAGGTGCGGAGCTCCAGCATGTTCGGGTTGCCAGCCTCAGCCTCAGAACGAGACATTGGATTGCCGTCAAGGTCATCCATTGCAGCGAAGCCGTGGATGTGTTCGTCACCAGCCGAAACCAGGTCGAACATAACCTCAGTCATGCCAGTCAGCATGTCAGTTACAGCACCTGTAGCGTCAACCGAGTAGATTTTCGATGCAGCCATTGCAACATCAGCCAACGACTTGTCAGGAGCAACAGTCATTGCGCCACCAGCGCCAACGGTATATACGCCTTCATTGCGAACTACGAGGTAGCCTGCAACACGCGATACCTGTACGAACGTTACCTTGGCAGCAAGCTCACCAGCAGCTGAACCGCCGATGTACAGAACTTGACCCTTCTTGAGGCCATGAACCATTGTCTGCGAAGCAACATTGTACAACTCCTTCCACTTGATGAGGAAGTAGCGAGGACCCTTGGCTGCGTTCAACTTGCCACCACCATACACGTAGTCTACATAGTCCAGCTGAACCAGCGGGCTGTATACAGGAATGGCCGGGAGCAGGTCGAACAGAATCGTGTTGGCTGCGATGTTCATGTTCAGAGCCAGAACATTGGCAGCTACATCGATTGAACCACGCTTACGCGACGGGTCATGGAACTGTGCTTGCGTACCTGGGTCAGCAGGGAAAGCGACCGGACCTACGCCATTGAGATTCTGCGAATACGTCGACTCAAACGACTCGTTCATATACTGAACGTTCTGAGCGATTGATGCGAGCAGATACTTCTTAGCGGGCGAAAGCTTGGAGTCAAACGACTCATCAAGAACAGGGCCCCACTTTTTCAGCAATGCATCAATCTGTGTACGTTTTGCGTTCATGATTGAATTTGTTTGTTATTGAAAGTGAAACATATATTTCTGTATAATATGTATAGAACTACTGACATTGATTGAATTGTGAAAATGGTCATTTTTCAATCTTTTTGAGCAATGCATGACCACAATCATAGACTTCGACGAAGCCTGACGCAATCATTTGTTGCCTATCAAACCCATTGTCAAGTAGATGTTCCCATGTCTTTGTATTGTGCCAATGCAATTGAATTGATGATTTATCTGTACTAAGCTGCGGATTTTTTGAAAAGTCTGCACAGTCAATTTTGTCACCGTTAAGATGCTTACGAATGCATTCAATGACAGTGTCGTGGTCATCCCAGTCCCATATTGTTATGCATACATAGCCATGTTGTAATGCAATTTGTGTCTTGTCAAAATGACTATCATGTCTCTTTGGCCTATTACGCTTTGTGCGCTTAGTAATATATGCATATGAGTATGTTGAGTTATGCGAAAATGTTGGATTCACTTCAATCAACAATTTGCAATGTTCATTTTCATAATGCAAGTCATATGAAAAGCCAAGTAGCTTAACATCGTCATAACTGCAATCAATGTTAAGCTCTTGTTGCAACTTATCATGCCAAAATTGATTTGGCTTAGATATTATGTTGCCTTGACTGTTTATGCAGTTAGAAGTCATACATGACCATGGCACGCCATAACGCTCAATGTTTGTTTTGTTTGCACTTGCTTGAATTTTTGACAATGGGCCCCATGGATGACCATACTTTGCACGCTTGACATCTGCACCACGTTTAGCAACTTCACGATAATCGCCATAACGCTCTTTTCTTGTAGCAAGCATTTTTGCAATATTGCCCGCGCCACGAGAGCCATATCTAAGCTCTTTAGTCTTTTGAGCTTTGGCGTAATCACCACAAAATGCATTGCCATATCGAGCAATTTTTGTTGCTTTCATTTTTTCAATGTTGCCTGCACCAGCATTGCCATAACGTTCAAGTTTTGTTTGCTTGGACAATTCAACATTGCCAAATTTGTTGCCATAACGCACTAATTTTGTTTCTTGTGAACGTTGACGTATTTCTTGCACTTGTGCACAGTATTCTACGCCATAGCGTTTTAACATTGTTATTCGTTGATTATATGCACGTTTAATAGGTGCATGCGATGTTCGTTTTGGCCCATATTTAACAAACTCAGTAGATGCAAGTAATTCATCACGCTCACGTTCAAGTTCTGCAATTCGTTGTTGTATATGGACATCATACACAGGCTGCTCAGAAATGTCATCAATAGCTGTCGTTTCTAATTTAGCAAGTTTGCGTTTAAGAGCTTTTGTTGTTTGCGTGCAGCTCATTTTTATCAATGCATGTGCATGTCTGCCACAGTCAAGTACAATGTTAGGCTCATTTGCAAGGCGTTCATCACGTTTACATTCTGCAGCATGTATTGCATCAATAAGTTGTCGTCTCTTTACATTATATTCGTCTTGTGTCATAATTATCTGTGTTTAATTTATGTATACTATTGTATTGTAGCATTGACTACTTTGCGCATAACAAAAAAGAAGCCAAGTCATTTGACTTGGCTTTGAAATGTGTACTTGCAGTTGTATTAGAACTGAGAACCGACAACTCGTGGCACTGCAAGTTCGCTCGTAAGAGTAACTTGGCAAGTGTAAATGTCGTCACTATTCTTGTCATGTGAATCAACTGCGCTGATAGGACCCTTAGGGAATCCATTCTTGTACGACGTTACTCTCCAGGCTGTTCCAACCTGATTATTTTCAACGAGAATCCAAGAACCTACATAGTTCTTCTTGAGACCCATGGCTCCCGTGAGAGGATTCCTGCGTTTAGCATTCCAACTTTGGAAAGCATTGTAAATCACAGGGTCATTGGTGTCTGGTCCATGCAAGTTCAGATTCATTGTGATAGTCAGGTTATGAATGTTGCTGACTGTCAATGCTGAGAACTGACGAGACTGATTTTGTGCAACTTTTTGTGAAACCACATCAGGCGCATTGTCAAGTGTGCCCAAACCTGAAATTGACTGAATTTGCTCATCAATTGTATCTGGAATCACAACGCCTGTAGGTGGCATAAGTGTGAGCTCGAACAATGAACTGAACACGGGTTCAGCATATTCGGCAGTCACTTCGCTGTTTTTGATATGCGGTAACTTCGGCATGATTGTAATGTGTTATTAAATTGTTCTTGTTTTGTTATGCGTCATCGTACAGTGAATGAATTATCGTCATCTTCTGTAGTAGTTGGGTCATCAATTACATCGTGGCCAATACCTGACATGGGCTCTGGCTCAGGTTCCGGTTCAGGTTCCGGTTCAGGTTCCGGTTCAGGCTCCGGTTCAGGTTCCGGTTCAGGTTCCGGTTCAGGTTCCGGTTCCGGTTCCGGTTCAGGTTCCGGTTCAGGTTCCGGCTTGGGCTTTGATGAATAGTTAAACATCTTGTGAATCCATTTGCACCACCATTTGTGACATGCATGTGCGCCATCATGATAATACGCTTGCAGCTCCATTGGAATTGCATGATATGCTTTGTCATGTGACATACCTTTGAATATTCGCAAGTACACATAGCACAAGCAATATGCAATGTAGTACATAAGCGGTGATGCAAGCAGCCACCACCAGCTAAGCACATTGCATGCTGCAAGCACAATAAGTACAAGCAACGTCGCAAGTGTTACAAAGATGAATTGCTTTGCATGCACAGCTTCATGCTTCAAGGTCTCAGAGTATCTGCTAAGTGTGTCATCATATGACTTATCACTTCTTATGAAGCACATTGCACACAACGACATTGCATAATAATGTGAAAATGGAATGCATGGCTGGTCGATGACAAGCATTGGTCCAGCAAACCACAGTCGCCACTGAGATTTATTTGGCAGTGTTGCAGTTTTCATAAATGATGTTTATTGTTTGATGATGAAGACTGAAGAGCCGAAGCTCTTCAGTCTGTCAATTTGCTACTCAGCAGATGCACCTTGCAGTGACAATGTTGTACGATGTACGCCAATTCGAATGCCTTGAGCATTGATGATTTCAGTGTCAAGTACAATGAATCCGCGAGCAATCGTTTCATCATCATTGTTGCTGCTATCGCAGACATTCGTGTACGAAACTGCGCCACCGGCTGCAACGATGCCATCCATGAAGTTGTCTGCTTTTGTTTTGACCTGCAAACGAACATTTGCAGTGTTTCGTTTGTACTGAGCAGACTTCAGATATGGCTCAATGTTGTCAGCGACATAGATGAGCAACTCAAGATTTTCAATGTAGCTGAATGCGCTGGTGTAAGCTACTTGTGCAGAACGAGATGTCAGCATTGTGATGACGCCTTGGTCTGAACGAGCGAGCATGTTCCAACCTGCAGGTTCAAGGTCATCCATATCAGACCCTTCACCTTGCGAGACAATCATGTCAATGTCGGTTACACCAACACCAGACAGTGGCCACTCATCACCAGCAACGACGTCAAAGACATGCTTGCCTGCTTCTGTATGCTTTCTCATGAAGACATTCGACAAGATACCTGTTGCAGGAATCGTCATATCATCAATGCCATCATTGTAGCGAACATTGGCTACATATGTGATGAACGGTGCGCCATCAGTTTGACCTGCGAAGCTGAACAACTTGCTGTATGGTTTATCGGTGTTACCACCTGCAGCACAGTACTTAGACTCAATTGGGTCACCTGCATTGTCCTTAAAGTACGGGTCAGTTGAGCGGAACAAGTCATACTTGGTTGGCAGAGCAGAGAATGCGATTGCACGTTTTGAATCATTGCAAATCTTTGCAAACTCGTACTTTTGATTTGCTGCAATGTATGTCTTGAATGGGTCAACTACATAACGCCATTGACATTGATTGTGGTCCATCAAGCTACGATAAACGCCGCCTGAAATGAGAGCTTGCAGTACTTCTGTCTGACGTGCAGATGTGCCATCAACAAATTGAGTTGCACGAAGAGCTACACCATGTAGATATGCGCCCTTGAAGAACTTAACTTGGTCAACAAGCTTCGTCAATGACCAAACAGACGCCTGCGAGGCGTACTTCATCATTGAGCCATCTGCAAGTTCAAATTCGCCTTCAGCACCTGCAGCTTTGTATGCCAATGCACCAGTGAATTGATATTCAATCAGCACTTTGTTTTCTGCAAATGCGTCGTAGACATTCTTCTTCTCAAGCGGCGACAAATCAGCTTCAGTGATTGTGATTGGCATACCGCCATACTTGAGTGGCTTGTCTAATGGCAGGCCATTTGAATCATATTCAACAAGGTCACCGCCATATGAAATTGTCTCACCTGCAGCTCTTGCTTTACGAGCTTTCGTTGATGAAGTTTCTGCATCTGCAGACTCTTCGCCGCCAATTATGACTGTTGAGCCTTGTGGATAGATGAAGTTGCCCTTTGCATCCTGAGGGAATGCTACCTTTGCACCTGATTCGTTAGTGTACATTGGAATGCCGCCTTCCTTGCCAATGACAGGAACTGCGCGATATTCAGCTACAACTGCGCGACTTGTACAACGTACTGGCGAGCCATCTGCACCAATAAAGATGTCGCCAAGCGAAATTGGCAACACTGGTGCAACAAATGAAGTCTTTGAAGCTTCACCTGGCTGCACAAATGGAACCATCACATTAACAAACTCAGATGACACGAAGTCCTTGAGCTGTTCTTTTGTGATTGCGACATCTGTTGCTGTTGGCGTGCAGTCAATCTTTTCAGGATTGATGTCAGTTGACGGACGAGCCATGCCAAGATATTGATGCGTAGCATCATCAGCAAACAGTGGACCTGCAGCGTCATCTACAGAAATGTAGTTCGAACCAAAGATGTCCACTGCACGTTGGAAACGAGCATCTTCGATATCATTCGAATTGTAGAACTCGTCAACCTTGTCAGGGTCAATCTTACACATGATACCCGTCGTGTCTGACACTGCATTCACAGCAGTTTCCAATGACAACTTGTTACCATTGATATCAAGCAAGTCAGGAATCAATGAGCCAGATACACGACCCATGTAGCCAGATGCAGCAAGCTTTGACAATGCCTCAGGACCATACATGCCATCAACTTGTGCACGGATACCATCCTTTGTGAAGTACTTGCCATATACAGTCGAACCTGCAAGTGACTCATAGTTCGTCAGCTTTTCAGAGAAGAACCAAACGTCAACCATATAGTCTGACACAAGGTCATTGCAATTCACGCCAGGCACATACATTGATGGGAAGCGGTCTTGAACTGACTTGATATCATAATCATAGCCAGTCAATGTCGTCGGCGTAATGAAGATTGTTGCAGACTTGTTTGTAAGTGTTGAGAAGTTGAGCAGTTGTACAGGGTCAGTGCCAACTGCATTGAGCAGATTCAATGGCTCAGCTTTCCAGAAGTTTGATGTATCATAGACATCCTTAAATGGAACGTCTACAGGCGAGCCATCTTCTCCTGAGCTGTTTGCAGCAAAAGTCACTCGTGACAACACATCGCTATCATTGAATGAGCGCAAGTTCAACACAAGAATTGGGCTTGTTGCAAGCATTTGCTCTGCAATGAGACCAGCGAAACAGCCGGCACGCTCCAAACGCTTGTCACGTTGACCGAAAATTTCATGCAGCTGGTCTGCATCTTCAACAAGCGCGGCGCGATTGACCGGACCGTTCTTCCACTGGCCAGGCAGCAATCGAAGTGTTTGAGCGGGCAGTGAGTCAAGGCGACTTGCGTCAATGAACAGACGATATGTCCCGACTGACTTGAACCGTTCAAATAAAGAAGTGTTATTTGCCATGTTCGTTATCGTATTTGTTGTAAATTGTGAAATGTTGCTTTGTTTGATTATAACTTGATATATGTATGTATATGATGACATCAAACATGTTGTTGACCAAAATCAAAAAGACCAGCTCAATTGAGCTGGTCTTTCAAATGCTGTTTAACTGTCATCATTAGCCACGAATCAAGTCAACCAAGCGTTGCTGTTCAGGAGTCAATGAAGACTTTCCGCTGCCATCAATGTTTTCGTTAACGAAACCGACTGGCTGCTTAGTCGAATATGACTTGATTGCAGCCCAGTTACGTGAACGATAGAATGCTGCGACATCTGACTCATTTACGAAAGTGCGAACTGCTGCCTGAGTAGCAATCAATGACTTCTGTTCAGGAGTCAAGCTTTCATAAATGTACTTGTATGCTGTTGGCATATGCTTCAGATACAATGGTGTATGGTCAATTGGCTGCAGGTTCTCATCCAAGACTGCTACACCAGCAGCATCATAGCGAGTTGCAAGCTGCTTTGTTTGACGACGCAATGCAGCAATTTCATGCTTGATGCTTGTCAAGCATTCATCAGTTGCTTGTGCGCCAAGATATGTGCGAAGCATATCAGACAGCATCTTCTGATTTGCATCGGTCAAATCACCTGCAACTTCAATGCCAGTCAGCTGGCCATCTTTGCTGATGACTACAGAAATTGTAGAACCGTCGCGTTCAACTGTGCGGAAGTCAAAGTCATCGTATGACTTATCCTTAAGGACAGCTTCACGAATATTGTCATCTACGCCTTCATTGACCATGCTCATGCATTCCTCAACATCTACGTCAAGTCCAAGCTCTTCTGCAGTTTCAGCAATCTTTTCTGCAAGCTGAGCTTTATTCTCAACTTTGTCAAGGTCTGCTGCATCTGATACAGCATCGACAAGTTCATCTGCCTGTGCACGAGTAATCGTTGAAGCATCAACAAGGCCATCAATGATTTGCTCTACATCTGCAGGTGTCGGCTTGTTGTCTTCTGCTGCTTCATTGATAAACTTGGCAGTCTTTGGCTTGTAGCTAAGCTTGCCCTCATTGACCATCTCATCCTGCAATTGTGCAGCGATGTATGCAATTAGCAATGACTTGTTGGCTTCAAGTTCATCGACTGCTTCAGCAGACTTTTGAGCTTTGATGAGTTCATCGTAAGCTGCTGCAACTTTGTCATCCATCGTAGACTTGTCAGGGTCAATGTTTTTGATGCATGTCTTGACAATATCATCCTGATAGAACTTGTCAATGATTGATTTGTCTGTGTCAGAGTATGTTGCATATAACTTGTCTGCGACAATTGATTCATTGACAATCTTGCCTGGCTCAGATGCAGGAACAAGAGTCCACTTACCATCAACTTCTGCAACAATGCCTGAAGTCGATTCGCCATAAGTGACTGTTAGACGAGTGCCTGCTTCATTGTTGTCAATTGTGTTGACGACTGCTTCGAATTCATTACCATCAGCGTCATAGATTTTGATGCTGTCACCGACAGCAGCTTCATCTACTGGTGCTTCGAAGAACTCTTTGACAAAGTTCTGAACATCAACGGGCAGACTGTCATATGGCTGTGATGCATAGTACTCTGAGTCAGCATCAAGGTAATTCTTTGAAAGCAGCCAAGCTTTTCGAGTAGCAACATCTGCAGCATTCCAAGCATCGACTGACTCATCGCAGTCATCGACAAGTGCAAGATACTCATGGTCTTTCTTGTCATCAAAACGAAGAGTAATCTTTTGTTCGGGCTTGCCAGCAGGCCAAACTTCGACTTCAATTTCTGTAGTGCCTGCAACATTTTTGACTGTGCCTACAACAATCTTGTCGCCTTTGTTGATGCCATTAGACATGTCGTATGGTGCTTCAATAGATTCATCTGTCGACTGAGCTCGAATTGCTGCAGCAATAGCATTACGAGATTCATTGTCGAACATCTCCCATGTAGCATTCGCAGCATCTTCTACACCAATCTTGTCTTTGCCAACCTGCTCAATCAACTGATTGCGGTCAGCTACTGAAGCATTGTACCACCAGTCTGCAGCAGTGTCAGATGCTTCATTGACAAATGCATTGAGCAATGCAGTCTGAACGTTATCAGGCAACTTGTCAAAGTCAACAAGCTCTACGTCATCTGCAATATTTGCTTGCTTTGCTGTTGCTTTACGGCCATCTGCATCAGACTTATTCCAGTCATCAATGAATGCCTGTTCAGCAGCAGATTCATCAAGCGCTTTGACAGTTTCATATCGACCGTCATACAGCATGTACTTATCGCCTTCTTTGATGGCTACAGACTCCTTGCCATTGTACTTGAATGACACTTTGTCACCATTGAAGCCGGTCAATTCAGCTGTGATTTTATCGCCATTCTTGTCATACACTTCAACTGTCTGCTCTTCATCAATGTTCAAGTGCTTCTTGAGTGCATCTACAAGTTCTTTGCCAAGAGCGTCTTCATTGTCATGGGCTTGCTGGAAGCAATCTTCATCTGACTTGTCAGGCTGAACAGCTTTCAATGCTGTTGCCCGATTAAGCATTGACATCGTGCCCCAGATTGACATGAAGCTTTTGCCCTCATTGTCTTGTGCTTCGGCTTCGTCAATTGCATCAATGTCTTTCTCAAGCATTGCATGATGAGCAATGTCGATGCCAGACCATTTCGTCTTTGCATTATATGGCAAACCAATATGCTTCGACAAAATTGACTGACGTTGGTCATCTGTGAATGAATCCCAAGCTTCGCCAAGTGTTGCATGCTTTGCTTCATCAGCAGCAAATTCTGTTTCAATCTTAAGTTTGTGGTCCTTGTCAATCAGTTGCCACTTGGCATTTGGACGATAGAACTCAGACAATGACAGCTTGTCAAGAATGACTTTGCGTTCGTCATCTGACAATTCGTCCCACTTGTTGTCAGCAGATTCATCGATGTTGACGAGTTCTTTCTCAATGAGATTCTTGTCAAGCATTGCATCAATGATTGGCTGCTGGGCTTCTGCTGGAATGTCTTTGAACGACTTAATTGCAATGACAGCGTCTTTGTCATCAACTTTAGCAGCTTCAACAATTTCTGTCTTCACTTCATCAGTCAAAGCGCCCCAAGCAGCATCGAGATAATCAAAGTTGAGAGCTTCATCACATTCAACAATGCCATACTGCTTTGCAATGTCATTGTGCTTGTCAAGATTGCTGTTGAGTTCAGCTTCAATTGCTGCTTTGATGTCATCAATTGACTTATCTTCAACTTCAAGCTCAAGAGCTTTTGCAAGTTCAGTCAATGCTGCATCATCAAGCTTGCTAATGTCATAAGGCTTAGCATCTTCATTTGTGAAGTCAATGCCAAGCAAAGACATTGCTTGCTTCTTGTTTTCTTCTGAGAGTGCATCGAATGCAGTTGCAAGACCGACATCGGTGTAGTCGCACCCAACTTCGTCAAGTAATGCTTCGACTTTCTGGATGTTTTCTACGCCAACTTCGTTAGCATCAGCATTGTTGTATGCCTCAACAAAACGTGATTGGTTTGTCATGGTAGTGAAATCTTCTATTGATTCGTTTATGAGTTGCTGTTTGAGTGCATCCAATGATGCTGAGCCAATCAATGCATCAGGGAATAGCTTCTGCAACATACCTGTACGTGCAAGCTCAATCAATTGGAGCATCAATGAGTTTGGCGAGTCTTCGTCATCTACAGATTCACAAATGAGAGTGTCTTTTGATTCATTAACTGAACCGACAAGATTGAACTCTGCATTCGAAAAGCCTGGCTGTGCAACCAAATCAAATGTCACGATTTTGAGAAGCTGAACTCTGCCAGTAGTTGGATTGACTACGCCAAGGGCGCGACTTGAAATGAACAATGGCGAACCTGCTGTAACAATTGCCCATGCAATGCGACCTGCAGGCGTATCAAGAATTGTAATGTAGCCTTCAAAACGTCGTTTTTCAGGATTCCATTCAATACTGTCCAATCTGTGGCTTACGTTTCCATAACGTACAGTACGTCGCTTAACATGTTCAAGTTCGCCAAGAAGTCGCTTTGCTTTAATTGCAGGTTGCAATGCCTGTACTTGAGCAAAGTAATTCTCAAAGTCATACGTGCGCCCATTTTCGTTTTTCTGGTCCATGTATGCATACACGCCAAAAAGACGACCAAGTGCGCCGCTTGGCACATGAGAATCTTCTGCTTCAACTACAAACTGACAATCTGCGCGGCTTTCAAGCATAAGTGAGGCTTCCCTGCCTTTGTACTTATATGACTTTGCCATATTTGAATTGTGTTTGAAAGTTTGCAAATTTTTGTTGTTATTGATTATATATGCAAGGCAGACTTGTGTGTTGAAAAATTGCAAAATTTCAGTTATGTGTACATAACAAAACCATCCAAATCAATTCAATTATATGTCAACAAACAATCATGGCAAGCTCAGATTGCTTGAGCTCAAAGAAGCACAGCCATATGACACGCTCAAAATTGGCATTGACGTATCAGTAGATGCTACTGGCATGTGCATGATATTTGGCAAAACTGTTGCGCTGTTCAAATTTACGCCGCACTTGCCACCAGAAGATGACAGTTCAGATGATGTGAATTTTGTGCAGTTCAACAAAATCTATCTGCAAACATCATCTTCTGCAAGAGAACGCTCAAAAATGCATACTCGACACACACTTGCAAACAAGATTGTTGACGCGATTGATATGTTCATGCAGGAAATTTGGCCGAATAGCCCAGCAAACATTCAAATTGTTACAGAAGGGTCTGCATATGGCTATGCCGCACACAACTCTAACAGCTTGGTAGAACTTGCTGAATTTAGAAGCGTGATTTTAGAAAGAGTCTATCATCGTTGGCCACTCGGCACGCATCTAAGTCTTGACGTTATTGCGCCAAAATCATTGAAGAAACATGCAACCGGTGACGGCAAAGCAGACAAACTAAAGATGATTGAAGCTGCAATTGCTAAGTTGACACACATTCATTGGGCAGGCAAAATTGACGATGAATGCGATGCATTGCATCTTTGTCTGTATGAGCCATTAAGCAATCCTGAACCACGACTTTGGTGACATTACATCGTACAACATAAGTTTCATTTCAAAAACTCAATTCATATGCAAATCCCTCGTAACTGGGGGTGGGGCACAACAAGCCCTCCAAGTCAAAGACGGCGCATTTGACATCACTGTGCGCTTTACATGTGAAAGCTCTACAGCTGCACAATATAAGTACATCATGGTGCACATTGATGGCTTACATGCAGCAGGTCAATATGCATATCTTGGCGTATCATTGTCACAGACAGGCGTCATATACCATGCAAAGTGGACATCTGGTTCTGGTACAGGACCTCAAGGCCCATTTAAGCCAGGCACAATTATCAGATTTGGCTTGCACAATTCAGTGTCATCAACTACAACGCCTCGTGCAATGCAAGCAATAGAAGTTGACGCAAAGCAATTTGGGCAAAATTATGCTATATTGTTTCAGCTGTAGTATTGATTGCAATGGTATGCACTCGTTAACATAAGCATCAAAAAACTCCGACAGAATTGTTCTGTCGGAGTTTGCTGTTGTAAACAGCTGTCTTAATGTTTTGCAATCTATAGCAAATTCAATTTTGTGTTGCAACGTCATCAGTCTTGTTATCAACTGGCTCATCGTCGACATGTGTATCAACATCAATGCCAGAAGCTGCAGCAAGTGAAACATCATTAGCGACGCCTTGTTGTTCAAGTTGTTGTTGAGCTTGCTTTGTTTGAATTGCGACAAGTCTTGCAGCTTCCATTGCAAGCTTAAGATTCTCTTGAAGTTCGATATCAAGCTGTTCAGCATTAGCTTGCATGTCTTCTTTGCTTAAGCCAAGATACTTGTTGATAAGCCAATTGCTTGAGAAGAATGGGCGTTCAGTATCAGACATGTTAAGTGAACGAACAAGTGAACTGCGAATGTCTTCGATTGTATGAATACGCTTCTGAAGCAATGTGAGCTCCATTTGCGTCTGGAAATGATTGTATCTATTGAATTTGAGTTTTAGCGCATTCAAAACTTCATTGTCGCCAATGTAGTTATTGTTTTTGATGCACATCAAAACATACACAGGCTTCAATATGATTGCAATGCCAAATCTACGCATCAAAGCTGAAATAAAGATTGCAAAACGACGCTCATCACGCTGAATTGACTCTTCAGAAACATTCCACATGCCACCGCCATCATCGAATCTGCTTAGAGGCAGCTTTGACAGACGTTGTAAGTTATTGCGGAAATATGTGACTGCTGAAGTATCAGATAAGTCAGGCATGCCTGTGCCAATTGTTTGAATGTTGGGTTTGCCTGCATTAGTGTCAGCCATCCAAAATTCGCTATTGAAAGGCACAGATGCTTCGCCATTAACTTGGAGTTCGCCGGTTTGATTGTCGAATTCAATTTTTTCGTGGTACTTATTCATTGCTTTACGCAATGTTTCCTGTGCAGCAGCTTTCAGTTTACCGCCAGTAGGAATTGTGATAAGTGAACGAAAACGAGAAGCTGTCGTAGCATATGCAATGCGACTTCGCTCCAAAATCCTGAGCAAGTTGAATGCACGAACAAGACGCTCAAAATATGACATAGACCCAACCATGTCATCGTTCCACTGCAAATATGCTACTTGCGAATCAAGCAAGTTGATTTTTTCTGAGTTGTTAGACACAAATGCTGGTGCTTTGACATCAAACATTGTATGTGTCTTGAACATATCTTGTTGAGACTTATCATACTGCCAGAAGAACATTTCACCCTTCTTCATAGGCGTCAATGCAAATGCATTCAACTTTTTGATGCCAACAATATCAGTCGGCTCATCTGCATTATCAAACACAATCTCATAGCCAAGTCTGCCTCGTACAAGATATTCACGCAACAATGCTCTAACATCTTGTTTGCGAGGTTCAGAGTTCAACCCATTGAATGCATACATCAAATAGACTTGCTTGAATGCATCCATAAAGTCATCTTTGATTGTCTGCTTTGCTGTGTCGTCTATCTCAAGTTTATCGATGTCACAAAAATCAGGCTCGCAAAAGAAATTACTATCGGAATTGAACACGATGCACTCATCAATCATGCGGTCAAGAATGTCGTCGAGTTCCGGTTCTGCACTTAAGATGTCATATTTTTTGGCTCGAAGATAACTTGTCAATCCAAAAAGATTCTTTTTAGGTGACTCTTTCTGATTGAACACGTCATCAGTAGACAACACAACAACTTCTTGGTCATTGATGTTATGCTCACCTGTATATGCTGCTTTCTCCAAATCTGCATCAGACCCAGACTTGTGCACATTCAATTGCTGCAATGGACTGTCTTTCGGAATTGAGCGTAATGCATCAGTTCCCAGATATGTTCGTTTGGTCTTTTTAGCCATTTTTGTATTGCTTTGAATATCTATACACGTCTTGTCAATTTGACATGACCGCAGTCATCTGCAAGCAGTTTAACATGACCGCAGTCATCTGCAAGCAGTTTAACATGACCGCAGTCATAAACTTTGACGAAGCCTGCATCAATCATAGTTTGCTCATCATGATTGCAGTCAAGCACATGTGTATGAGTTTTCATATTGTACCAATGCAAGCCGATGTAAAAGTCAGTCTTGTGATATGCGTCAGTATATAATCGTGGGTCATCTATAGACAAATCAAGTTCGACGCAGTCAGCAGTCTGCAGTTGTTCTGTGTCAGTTAGCAATGATTTGACAAGCTTGACTACAGCATCAAATGACATCCAATCAAATACAGTGATGCATCTATAGCCATGTTGCATAGCTGTGCAACATTTGTCAAAATGCGTAGTTGATGCAATTGGCTTGTTGACTGTAGAACGACCAGTAGCAAAATCAAATGCAAATGTGCTGTTATGCGTAAATGACGGATTGACATCAATTAGCAAATTGTCATATCGCAAATCAAATGCGTAGCAATCTACGTCATGTTCATATTCAAAATCAACACCAGTATGCTCAAGTAGCATATCATGTAACAAGACGTTTGGCTTTGTAATGATTTTGCCATTTGCAAGTCTGCACTTCTGAGTTAAACAATGCCAAGGCACGCCATATCGTTCAAGTGTAGTGTTGCTAATCTTCTGCAAATTGCCAAAACCGCTGCCATAGCGTAATTGCTTTGTGACTGTTTGCTGTGCAACATTACCATTAGCATGACCAAACTTGTTGATGTTTGTTTGCTTGCGCTTAGCATTTGCAGTTGCAATATCAACAGATTCAAGTGACTCAAGAAATTTTGACATGTCGCCAAGCCCATTGCCATATAGTTGACGTTTAGTGTCAACAACTTTTGTCATGTTCCAGTGCTTGTAGCCATATCGAGCTTCTTTTGTCGCAAATGCTTTGTCATAGTTGCCAAAGCCTGCATGACCATATCGTTCAACTTTTGTTGCAGCAATTTTGTCTGAGACTTCTTTAAGCTGATGTTTGTATTCAACGCCAAACTTGCGCAAATTTGATATGCGAATGTTGAACACTCGTTTGACTTTTGTATGCGTAGAGCCTTTGTCAAGCTTTGCATATGGAATTTGTGCAAGTGCAGCGTCTCTTTCATCTTCAAGCTCTCTTATTCGAGCTTCAAGTGCATCACCAGCCAAAACTTCTATGCGTATAGTCTGCATTGCAATTTGTTGTCAAATCGCGAACTTCATATGTTGTCATTGACTCATTCATAGTCGCATCAAATCATTCTGTTATCACTAACTGCAAAGTTGATATTGTTGTCTTTCAGATATTGCATGTATCGCTGAAAAATCTGGTCAGCTGTCAGTTTTTCATAATGATTCGATGGAATGAAGATTGCTTTAGACCAATCTTCATATTTGAACTCAATCAAGCCTGTCATTCGTGGTGGCAAATATGAACGAAATGCGAATGCTGCGCCATACTTTGTGACAAGTGAGCCAACTTGCTGCCATGTCATATGCACTGCAGTTTGTTCAGAACGATACATCTCGCCTTTGTATTTAGACGCAAATGCTTTGAAGACAGTCTCAATGACAAGAAAACGAACTTCAAGAGGCAAGTGGTGCAAGTTTACACCCATGCTGACTACTGAGCCGTCCTTTGCAATATAATACGACAATGACAAAATTAACGGCGCGCAGTCGTACCAATCAAGTACATCTGCATGCTTTGGATTGTCATACACAAACATGTACAATTTCCCAGGTTCCATGTACTTTCTGCGAATCTGCACATCAGGATTCGTAGCATATGATTTGAACCATGCAGCAGCTTCTCTACCACCGTTTGGCATTTTGTACCATGGATTGCTTCGAATTTCTTTGCCAAGGTCATATTGACCGGACTTTACCAAACGATTGAATAATCGTTGTGCTGCAGTCAATATTGAACGTCCTACTGACTTCGCTTTGTCAATAAAAGACGTTTTTGCTTGTGTATCTAATGAATTAAACTTGGGCATATCTTTATGCAGCAATTATTATCGTTTCGGCTTTGTGACTACATGCCAAGCATTGCATTCTTGACACCACACAGCTCTCTTTGCTTGTTTAGCGTTTAGCACTGCTTGCTTAGCTACTTCTGCATTTGCAGCAATCTTGTCATAGCATTTCTTTGAGCAACTCATTTGAAGAATCGTTCTGTAATGATTTTGAACTTGATATTTTGTTGTTTGCAGTATGCAATGGTGGCATTCCACTTCGCAACATTTTTGCGATATGTTTCTTTCGCATAATTTGATGCTGACCGACTTGGACATTGTGTTTCATGCCACGGTTTCACTTCAACGATATATGTAGAATCTGCAGTTTTGAACAAAAAGTCAGGCCAATATGTATGAGTTACGCCATCAAGCTCATATACAATTGGCAGAGTCTCAGATGACCAAGCAAGCACTTTTGAACTCATGTCACAAAGCTTGCAAAATCTGAATTCAAGTGAACTGCGGTATATGATTGTCTTGTCTGTCGCATCTTTGCCTTTGTACTTATCTGGGTTCATACATCTGTAGTAGCCTTGCTTATACGGTCCAGATTTGTTTGGCTTAAGTTGCTTAATGTTCATTGCAGTCACTCATTGTCAGGTTTGACGTCTTTGCAGCCAAACTTATGAACAGCATATTCAAGACCAAGTCGTTGCAATTCTGCAAATGTCTTGTCTTGTATGTATTCCTTTGGAAATCTGCCATGCCATTTGCCTATTGTAGGCGCACATTCTGAACACATTCGAGGCTTATTTTGTAAACGTGCAGACCAATAATAGCCAAGCGCAGTATTTTCAATTGCGCCACACTTTTCACATACAAATAAAGGCATGATGTCAACTGTTTACTTCCCACATGTTATCAATATCAAGTACAGGCCACATTCTACGTTGAAGCTCAACTGTTTGTGACAGTTTGCCTGACTTTGTGTAGTTCCATTTCAATGCAGTGCTTATGTATTTGCCGCTCAATCGCAAGTTCTTTGCATTCTGAGATACGCTTGGCTGTCGCTTTGGCGAATCTGTTGCTTTCTCATCAGGTTTTGTTGGCTCTTCAAGCTTGTTCTTGATTGACCATATCTCAACGTTGAGTGTTTTGAATGCATATAGCTGGTTCAGTGTTCGTTGTAATGTGCACGACAAAATTACTCTATCAAGCATGCCTTGAGACCAATCATACATTGCAGCAGCTTCATAAAAGTGCTCATGCACATTTGAGTGGTCTGGGTCTCGTTTAGCAAGTTGAATTGCAGTCTGCTCTGTGTAATCTGCAAAAGTGTCCCAAATCTTATCTGTAGATTCTTGTTTGATGACAGGCTGTGATGTTTGCGCGTATATGCTTTGTTCACCTAAATTGTGCTGCATTGACACAACATTAACCGCTGATGGTCTGCGCATAGATGTTGAATTGTATGTCATGCCATATTTTGTGAATCTTGACATCCAATTTTCACCATTGACATTGTTATTCAAGATGAGCTTTTGCGGCTTTGGTAATTCTTTGCCGTCAATGTTATCAATTGTTATTGTGTCATCAAGCGGAGTCTCTTCCATTTCTGCAAACACATCAACAATCGTCAAACGATACCAAGGGTCAATGAATGCTTTGACAACTTTGTTTTTACCAAGCCACATATGTCGTAATACATGACGTTTAATGAAGCTTAGATATGTTTCATTGCATTGCAGCCATGTCATTTTGTCATCTGTGCCATCAATGTTTGTGACAAGTCCAAGACCTGTATCTTCGCAAATCTTCTTTATGACATCAATGCTTGTCATGTCATCAAATGATTGAACCATTGTTTGCTTCAATGCATCATCGACAAACAAATGTGCAGAAATTCGAATGTTGCCATTGTCTTGTTCTGCATTATCAATCAAAAAGTCGGCTTTGATGACCTTAAATTCTGTGTCAGCAGTGTTGCCAATGTAAAGCGTTGCGATGTCATGCACAAGCGGAAAGTCATTGAACATAAAGTTCGCATTGTCATTAAATGACAACTCAAACTGCGGCAAAAAATCTTTGCCATATGACAGCTCAAAGTACTGAATTGACCCAAAGGGCACATTCGTGTTGCACACATACACAAGTGGCACAAGTTTACCTGCAGACTTCAGCACAGATTTTGTCGAGTCTTCATTGACAGGGTCATAGTTGACCATTATGTCTCGCACTTCATCAATCAAAGTGCCCTTCAAAACTTCTTTGAGCATGTCAGAAGATGATTTTGCCTGCTTGCTGATTGATAATTACATGTGATGTGCTTCGCCTGTTTGCGACAATTGATGCATTAGATGCTTGTGCTTCAACTTTGTCTGTTGTAGTTTTATTGACTGTCTGTGGAACTGTTTTTGCATCTGCATTCTGCTTGTATGTCAGCACTGTTATGGCATCATATACAGAAGTCTCAGGCACAAGCAAGATGTCATTAGGCTCAAAATCAAATGGGGACTTGCGATTGTTGAATGTCATCAATTGCTCAATGCCGCGTTTATGCGCGTATACGTACTCAGATAAGCCAATAGGATTTGCTGCATACACAGGATGCACAAGAGCAACACCGCCGACACCGACAGTGTCAAATTGTCTTGATTGCGTAGCTGTTATGGGTTCATCTGAGTGCAATGTAACATTGTCAAGCAATGGCATTGCAACATCATCATAATTATCTGTGACCATGGTAGATGTGGTTTATGCTTATGAGATTGAGACATGAAATTGAACATCAATGTTATGCATTGGCAATTTCAGATGGCATTCTGAACTTGATGTCATTATACACAAATGTCAATGTGAATGTCATCACGTTCTGGTCTACACGAGTTTTGTCATATGTGAGTTCTGAAATTGCAGAAAACACGACATCAATGAAGTCGATGCCAAACAATGGTTTCTTTGCACCGCCATATGTCGCTACAAATCTGCAGGGCTGAAAGTAGATAGTTTCGCGTTTATCGTTAGCGTATCTGAACAAACTCTCTAAGCAACAAAAATAGCTTAAACCACCATTCGTCAATCTGCATGTCACCTGGATTCGCTTATCAAGTGCTTGATGAATTGTCTTGCTGCCCTTATGAAACTGTGTAATTGACTTCTTCATGCCACTGTCATCAAGAACTTTATTGACATTCTGAGTAACAATTGGCATCGATATGCCCATCAATGACACAGACTGAATTGAATCATGCAACAAGTCATTGATGTCATAAATGATTTGTGTTGGTTGTTGCACAAACACTTTATTGTAAGTATCAGCAATATCTTGCGGAATCAAATCAATTGGCAAGTCAAAGCGAAACTGGTCTGACCGTGTATCGAGAATGAGCATATTTTTGATAATTTGTTTATGTACCATTAACTGTCATACGACCAGTGACCACAGTCATACACTGGCACAAATCCAGTGTCAAGCATTTCTTGCTCAATAAAGCCATCATCAAGCAAATGTTCACCTGACTTCGTATTGACCCAATGCTTCTTAATTGTGCATTCATCAACCACAAAGGGATTAAGTGCATTGTCAGTGCAATCAATGAACACATTATTCAAATGCGCGTCAATGACATGCAGCACAATTTCTGGGTTGTGCCAATCAAATATCATAAGTGGCGTGTAGCCACATACAATTGCAAGTTGTTGCTTCCACCAATGATAGTTTGGCTGTTTTGCTTCTGCGGCATTTCGTTTAAAGCCATACACGCTATTATGAGTATGCGTCGGGTTAACGTCAATTAGCAGATTGCCATAATACAGGTCATATGATGTTATGCCAACATCATGTTCAAACTCAAAATGCACACCAAGATGTTCTTCAATGTATGATTGCCACCATCTGTTTGGCGCAGATATGATTTGCCCATTTGCTTGCATACATTTATTTGTCATGCAAAACCATGGCACACCGTAACGTTCCATACAGGTTTTTGAAATTGCAGCAAGCCATTCATCTTTGTCTCTATGCGGCCATGCATAACCATAACGCAGACGACATGTTTGTTGAGCTTTAGCAACGATTGGCGCTAAACGTTCACCGTATATTTCACGTTTAGTTGCGATGGCTTTGCGTGGATTAGTCCATCCAGCATCACCCCATCGCTCAAGCTTCGTTTGCTGAGATTTTTCAACAATCAGTTCAAGATTCTCACCATATTTTTGACGACGAGTTTGCATTGCTGCAACATAATCTGTAATGCATCTATGGCCATACAAACGTTCTTTTGTCGCACTATGTGCTTTATCGCCATATGAACTGCCGTAGCGTGCAACTTTAGTGGCAATTGTTTGCTTGATGTTGCCTGCTTTAGAACCATAACGAGCTTCTTTAGTTGCTACGCATTTTTGTTTGACTTCTGCTCTGTTCCAATTATGCTCAACGCCATGTTTACGAAGATGGCCAATTTTCATGTTGTACACGTTTTTGATATGACCATGAGATGTCTTACGTGGTGCATATCGTACAAATGGTGTTTCTGCAAGCAACTTATCTCGTTCAGCTTCAAGCTCTTTAATTCGAGCTTCAAGAGCTTCACCAGTCAAATGCTCTACATGTTTCATTCGTGTTTGCCAGTTTGAAATAACGAATCAATTGGGATGTGAATACCAGGTTTGGATTGAATGTTCCATCCGCGCGCCAAACCATTAAGTACGCAGCTCGTAAGGTAAGAAAACGCGTTTTGAGTTACTGTTGGGTCAAACATTTGCCACTTTGACGCCAAAATTAACATGGCTTCTGCTGCGACATCTGCTTGTAAGTCTTTGTCCCTGTAGTATAAACGTCTCTGCACATGTTTGATAAGCAACTCAAACATGTGTATAAGTTTATTTGACAGCTGTCCAGATACTTTGCATGCGCATATTTCTGCACAAAGTTCTTTGCTGTTGATGTAATAGTTTGATGGCTGACCTCGCTTCTTTGTGTTTGCAGCTTCTTCACGAAGTTGGTCTTCAAGTTGTGTCAACATGTCATCATCTGACACGTATTGAATATGCTTGTCTTCTGGTAGTTTAGATTCTATTGGTTGTAAGTTTTGCAGTGGCATAGCAGTGAGCATTAAAATTCCTATATAAATTGTACAACGCTTTGTGCACATTTGCAATCATAAAAAAGCTCAGCCAATTACGGCTGAGCTTTCATTGAGATGCGTCTTGTCTGCCACTATTCTTTTGGCAGAAGTTCAGCAATGCGTGACTGCAATTGCTCTTTCTGCTTCAAGTAGCTATCAAGAATTTGCTGATGAGCTGCATAGCCCTCTGATGTCGGGTCCATGCTCTGCATTGTTACTTGAACTGCAGCAATGTCTGATTCAACATTATTGAGCACTGTTTGATATGCATCAACTTGTGCAGATGCACGAATTGCAGCTTTCATTGCAGTATCATAATGTTCACGCCACATTGACTTGATGCATTCGATTTCTGGTGTGCTTACAGAAATTGACTGCAATGCTGCAATGAGTGCAACAATGCCGCCATACACTGTAATGATGCCAGACTGAGTATCAAGCATATTGAAGTGATTGCCATCAACTGCATATACAATGATAGGCGCAGATTGCAGCTTAACTGAATTGTCGAGAACTGCAAGCTTTGTGAACTGCTGTGCTACTGCAATGACTGCATTGCAAATTGCCTCTGCAGTCTCAAATTCGCCAGCAACTTGCATGCTAACTTGATTGAGTTGCATATAAGTCTTGACTTTCTCAGCGAATTCAAGTGCAGTCATAACTTGTGAATCAAGCTCAACTGCATCTTGGCCAACAATGCGAACATGGCCGACAATTGTGTCAGCAAAGAATGCTTCAGTCTTTGGACAATACTGAACAAGTGATATTGCATTCATCAATGCGATAGATTCTGCTGATGGCTCAGATGTTGTAGCATACAGCAAATTGCCATCAGACACAGTGAACCACTTGCCAACTACAGGCAGACCCATGATGTCACCTGCAATAATTGCAAGCACATGCTGGCAATCACCTGTAGCAATGATGTGTTCGGGATTTGCTGCGTAGTAGATGTCTTTTGCCTGCTTAATGAGCGACTTCACCTCAGGGTACATGTCATAATTGTCAAGCACGCCATCAACTGCAATTGCTCGAATGATTGGCTCATCAGTTGATGCAACATCTACTGCATCTTCGATTGCTGACGCAGCCCTTTGCATATTTGCAGAGCCATCACTCATCAAATCCTCCATGACAAGTGATGCTTTGAAGCCAAAGCCATCTGCACCAATTGCTGTTTTCTGTGATTTTGCAAATGCGCGTACAGCAGCATCTTTGCTATTTGCGGCGCTTTCCAAAATCAATGCAGCTTTTCGAAGAGTCAGACCAGACTTTTTGATTTGTGCAAGTGACTCATTGACAAAGTTTGCACCGCCAAAAGTCAATGCTTTGATGCCTTTGATACCTTGAACAAATGCATCAACGTTTACAGTATGTTTCATAGTCTACTTATGCCTTTTTAGATTTGCGCTTTGCGGCAACTACGACTTCTGCTACGATAGCTTCTACAGTAGCTTCAGTTACAACAGACTTGTCTGCAACTTTTACAAGAGCTGCATGCAACTTGTAGTTGCCGACTTTGCTGAAAGTGCACTTGAATTCTGTTGTTGCGTTGTATTCTGCAGGTACTGCAAAACCACTGTCAGGACCCCATACACCAGTGTCTTCAAATGTCCAAGACTGTCCTTGTGAATCTGTTGCAGCGAATGTCACATGACCATCTTCAGGTGCTTCTACAATTTCATATTGCAGCTGAACGCCATCAACACCTGCTTTACCAACGACTTCAGTTGCAAGTGTTGCATTGATTGCAACTTCTGTTGTAGGCTGAATACTTGCAGGGACATCTACAGAAATCTTGTATTCTGACACTTCAGGCTGAACTGGCTCAGCAACAACTACTGTAGACTCTGCTTCAACAACTACACTGTCATCAGCAACCTTGGCAAGAACTGCATGCAACTTGTATGCGCCTGCCTTGCTAAAGATTACAGTGAACTTTGTAGTTGCATTGTATTCTGCTGGAATGTCAAAGCCTACTGCAGGACCCCAAGTTCCATTATCGACGAATGTGTATTCATTGCCAGTTGTGTCAGTAGCCTTGAATGTCACATGACCATCTTCAGGTGCTACGTCCACGCCATAACGGAACTGAACTTTGTCAACGCCGACGTCGCCAACAGTCTTCGTTTTGAATGTTGCATCAAGCTCAACTTCAGTGTTTTCGATTATTGTTTCAGGTGCAGACATTTCGAACTCGTACTCAGACACTGTTTGTGCAGCTTGTTCAAGTTTGATGTTCTTTGTCTTGTTTGAACTCATAGTCTCACGACCAGCATGGCTAATGTAGCCCTCTTTAGACACTTCCCATACAATTTCTTCGCCTGACAAAACAGTCAACGAATTGCGAACTTCGCCATTCATCTTGATAACTGCATCTGCAGGTTCTACATTAATTGTCAGTGTAGCTTTGCTAAGCTTAACAAGCTCCACTACTTGAATGACATCATGATTTGTGAGCGTGATTGTGCCCTCCTGAGATTCATAGCCCTCTTTCGACACTTCCCACTTAATTGGAATGCCTGCGGGCACATTCTCAAGCATCTTTGTAGCCTCACCATTGATTTCTACATGAGCATCTTCAGGCACTGGCTGAATTGTGATGCTGAACTTGTCTTTACCAGGTTCAGGGTCTGGTCCGGGTCCTGGGTCATCACCAGTAATTGCAGGGATGATAGTGTTTTCGATGACTTTCTGAGCTTCTGCAGTTGTGCCATAGAATTTGAGAGTTTTCTTGGCTTCTTCTACAGACATCTTCTCAAGATTATCTGCAAGATATGTCAGACCAGTGACTGCAGCAATTTTCTGCCGCATTTCTGGGCTAATGACTACACCAGTAGATTTGACTACTGGAGCAGCTTGTTTTTGTTTCTTTGCCATAAGATATTGTGAATTTGGTTGTTTATTCTTAACAAAATATGTACATACAGATGCAACAGATGATATGTCAGATACACAAAGCTGCATAAAATGACCAGACTTGCAAATAAATTTAAGCAAGTCTGGTCATCAGTTTTGATTGCACTACAACAATGACGGCACTCGTTGAGTTTCAAGTGGGTCGCTGACATTGATGCCTGTGTATGCAACAAGTCGTTGTATTGGGCCAAGTACGAGTTTTTCGAACATGAGTCGTTTGTTCATTGGCGGCACATCTGGCATATACTTCGGTGTCGGCATTTCGCCTGGTGCAAAGCCAAATGCATCGCAATATTGACGAGAGCCAATTGGTATATTTGACAAATCTGACTTTGCTCTGTCAACAAAGTAGTAGAACACTCGACCGCCTTCAATCAATGGGTATCGTGTTTCCAATCCATGTGCTTTGACAAGACAGTTATGCCAACAACATGCTCTATATTGAGGCAGTACACCTTTTGCTAACTGCCATTCACCATCATAGCTTAGCACATAGTCATGATACTTGTTTGCATTGACATATGCACAAAGTTTCTCCAAGTCTTGCTCGGCTTCAAAGCGTTTCCATAATTTCTGTATGAGCTTTGGATATGTCGCAGAAGTTAATTCGCCTCTGAACATTTTCTTGAATGCATAATCAAGCATTTGTCTAACAAGCATTGACGAGCCTGTTTGAATAAGTTCGATGCCTTTGCCTTGAATGTGCTCAGTAGGGTCTTCGAATACTCGACCATCTACATATATTTGAGCCTTTAAGTACTTTTTCTTTTGGGCAAATAATGCAGTGTCAGAAATCGTTTCGAGGTCAAATAGCAAAATTGAATTGCCGTGGCGTTTTGCGAGGTCTGCTGCATATGCACCATTGAATAACTCTTCCATACGATATTTGAATATCGCAAGAATCAAGTCATACCAATTTTTGCCTATGTAGCCAATTGATTTGACAGTTGGCTCAAAGTGAATGTACAAAGAGTCTGTATCAATGTACAACACTTTGTCTTCATAAGGCTCTTGCTTTGGCGACACAGACAAATCAAAATTGCCCTTCAATTGTGGGTCATTACGCAGCTTTTCATGCAATTCATAATCACACCACCACTTATTGTTGAGATAGTCATTTGCTACTCGTTCACCAAAGTGAATGAAGTTGCGGCCTTCAGCAGTAATTGATTCTGCAACTGCCATATTAAAGAAGTGATAGAAACGATTGCTTGTAGCGCCATATATTGAGTTTCGACAACATTTTGCTGAGACTTGCAGTCCTGCATGCTTTAGTGATTCTTGCATTGCAAAATCTCTCAATTCAAATAGACGTTCAGTAGACAACTGGCTTAAATCACCAGTCAAATCTACTCCATCTATTTCAATTTTTGACATATCTATCTGAGCTTCTGCCATAAGTTGTTTATTTTTGATTAAATTGTACTACACATGTTGCAATTTTTGCAATACACATGTTAAACCAAAATGCAGCAGCAGATGTTCTGCTGCTGCATCGGCAGGTATCTTCACAATTGTTTGAGTTGATTGCAATGCGATTTAGAATGGCAGGTCGCCATCATCACCTACAGCATCAAAATCAGCAGCAATGTCATATACCAACGTCATTGCGATTCGCAAATCACGTTTCTTAGATTTCAGACGCATGATGTCATGACCTGAATTGTTTGTGATGACTGAGCATTCAAACTCTTCATTGCCGTCGATGAATGACAGCATTGATTTGTGAATTGTGATTGGCGACAAATCTGACGGATATGACGAATCAATCACATATTCAAAGTTGTTGTTCTTGGCAATTAGGCCTCGTTCAGTTGTGCGAATCTCAATGCCGGGCAGTTCCTTGTCACCTGTATTCAATGAGCCATACGATGACATGATGCCAAAGTGATTTGACGTCAAATCGAGCTTTCTCAGATTTGTTGTGCTATCAAACAGCATTGACATATCATTGTCAGACAGCTCAAAGTAGCCAAGTGATGGCATTGAACAAACCTGATTGATTTTGAGCTGATTGTTTGAGATTACAATGAGCTCTGCAATTGTATCTGTACCAATTTGTTTGACATAGATTTCAATCATTGCATATGAGCCAAATGCAGCAAGTACTCGATTGTTGAATTGCGTGCCATTGTAAATAAGCGCCTTGACTGTGACATCTTTGAGTGTAGACTCATAATGTTCGCAAATGTCAAGCACATTAAGTGTCTGCGACTTTACAAAGCTACTATTGCCAGCATCAGTTCTGATTCGCTGGTCATTGAGTGAAAAGCTAAGCTTGCCATCGCATTTTAATGATGATGCAAACAATGCTCGCAGCATATCAATGTTTGCATTGCGTAACGTAATTTTGTTCAGATTTTCCATCTTGTATCTATGTTGTTGATTTTCAATTTAATATATTGAACAACATTTGTTGACATTTTGCAACATTGTCATCGATTGTCGCCTGACCCATGCAATACACCTCGCAATTTTCGAGACTGCAGTTTCTGAATGTTAAGCTGACAAATGTCAGTTAAGCTGTAGCCCAAATCATGTGCAAGAGTTGCAGCATACCACATGACATCGCTGAGCTCTTTTGCGATTTCCTTGCGAATGTCTTCATTATCAAAATCACCATTCTTGTCTCGAATGACTTTTTTGACTTTGTCTGCAACTTCGCCTGCTTCACCCGTTAAGCCAAGTGTTGGATAGATAATTGCAGCTGATTTAGGATATACTGCGCTATCAAGCGCAGCAGTCTGATATTCATCAATAGTTGAAATCCAAGTGTGGTCGATTACGCCGTGTTCATCTCGTTTAAGCATATCATTTACGTTTTTGTTTGACTCTTAATCGTTTTTGCATAAATGCTCTTGTAGCTTCACCAAAAGCCATCTCGTCTCGTTCGCCACCACAAAGCTTTGCAAGCTTATTGAATGTGTCTTGGTCAATCATTGTGTACGTTGAGTTGTTGACCACATGCAATGCAAACTGAATCAGCGGTGCGCCTGGCTGCAAGCAGAATGGCTCTTTACCTGCATTGTACACTGCAAGATGAATCTCGCCATGATAGTCTGAATCTACAAACTCACTTGTTTTGATGATAAGATGATTTCGTGAAATGCCCGACTTATTGTAGGCAATCAATGCATGACCGGCAGGCACAAGTGCTTTGATGCCAGATGGAATTGCAATGCCCTCACCAGGTTGCAGCATTGTTTGCACAAAATCATTGGGTATGCAAAAGTCCCATGCGCCAGATTCTGCTGTTGACTTAAAAGGACTTTCTACATTTCTGCATTTTGCAAAGAATAACATATTAAGTATGTGTTTGTATGTTGTTAGTACATTTCTCGTTTAACAAGAGCTTTGCGTTTTGAGCGTAGCCCTGCCCTATTACGTAATTCTACTGACCAATCACGAATCATTTGCCATGCAATCCCACCACGTTGAATACCACCGTGCTTGAACATTTCATTGCAAATACCTTGAATAAACACCGCATCAGACTTTGTCAATGCGTCAACAATTTGACCATGGTTGTCTTCTGTCTTGACATCATTGCAAAGCTTAAGCTCATCTACTGAAAGTTCGCCAAGCAGCTCATAGTAGTATATGAGAGCTTTGCGTGCGGCAATTGCTTTTCTTGAATTGCCAGAATAAGACAAAGTCACATGTTTGCTCATATTCAATTATTGTTATGGTGTTACAATTTGATTGCGCCTCTACGAGCAAGCTCTTCTTCAATCAATCGAACATGATTGTTAGCATACCAAAATTGCAATTTTTTGTGATAATTGCGAACGTTGCCAAGCTGTTCTTGAGTTTCTTTATACATTGAAGGCTCTCTGTTGTCATACAGACAATTGTTGACTGACACAAAGTAATTTGGGTCTGCTTTGTAATGCTCAATTTCATCAGGATTTGTTAAACGTCTAATAAAGTTGTCTGGTGAAATATTCGCCGAGCGCATACTTGACGGATACAATGAGTTTGCGTCAACACAGACAACCATACGAGCCCAATGGTTAAATGGTTGCTTAACAAAGCCGCCCTCAAATGAATGTACTACATTCTCTGGGCCACCTTGAGCACATACAACTTTGCCGCCATATTTGTTGTATAAGTATGTCATCATGACGCCCTCAGATTGCTTAACTGGTCCTTGGCAGTGATTCATGTCAATATTTGTCATATTTGACAATGACATCACATTTGATATCAAGTCAGTTTTTGCAGCAATCATTGCATTGACCATAGTATCGACAGCATTGTATGCAATGAATGTGCATGGATGATACAAATACAGCTCTTTAAGTGTGCAATCATAGGGCAACTTACCTACGCCGAACATACGATGTGCAATGTAGTCAAGTCGCAATGATTCCTTTTGCCACACTGAATAGTCGTATGTGTCCATGAGCTGCATGTAGTCATCAATGTACTTGTGATATGGCATACCATTGCCCCAGACAGTTCTGCCAACTGGAGATGCCAATGCTAAATCAATATTGTGCATTGCGCATCGATTTTTGACATAGATGTTATCGAAGTCATTGATGTTCCAGCCTGTCAATGCAGGAATGTTTTTGAAGAGCTTAGTCACCCAAAAATGCAACAATTCATGCTCATTTGCATGTTGAAAAATTTTGACAGTTGGATGTTCTTTCAAATACGCAGCAAAGCAATGTTGACCCATATACTCTTGAATGATGCCATTGACAAACTCAAATGCATCATCCAATGTTGGGTTTTGTTTGCCGCAGCTTTTGCGCAAATCATCATCATTCAACAAGTCAACAGTAGTCTGAATGACACAATTGCATTGTTCATCGCATGTACTTATTGCATTAATGGGCATTTCAGCTTTGTCAGGCTTTGGAAAGCCATTGCCAATTTCAGTCTCAATATCGTAAAAGTACAACTTTGGTCTACGATAAGCAAACAATTCAGCTTTGTCAGCTTCAGGCAATTCAAATAAGAATTGCAGCAAGTCAAATTGATTGAATCGTTTTGCTGTGACTCGAGTCACTGGCAATTTACGCCAATCTTGAATATCTGCATATTGAGGCTCTACGTGGTCTGATATTTGCCACACTGGAAATTGATATGGCTGTTCACAGACTGGGTATGTTTTGATGTCAATGCCACCTTGCTCATTAACATATGAGACTTCAATGCCATGTGACAAATATGCTACGTCAACAATCATATATCATTATCTTTTTTAGAATAGAGATATTGTACAACAATTTGATTCAGGTTGCCATTCTACAATATGCGCATCAAAGTGTTTGTTAAGCCAATGTGCAAGTATGTGTCTATGACAAAATGCAGATAGTCTGCACCAACATAACAATACAATGTCTCGTTCGCCTGCAAGAATCTTTATGCGATGCAGCATCAAACTTATCTGTGACAATGCAGCGTCAAGTTTTGCTGCATATTGCTCTGCATATTGTGCATTGTCAAGCAAGCCTGCTTTATGCAAACGAACAAGTGACATGTAATCAGGCATGACGTCAGTCCATGTAAAATCTGCTATGAAGCCCTTAGGCTTTGTTGCAGACACTTGAACAAGAAATGCGTTATCAGGCAGATGCCTGCATGCATAATATGAAGTTAAGATTCTTGTCATTCTACAATAATTGTTGCAAGTTTGTTAATTGGCTGTATGAACACATCAAAACCCTTAACAGTGCCGAACGCGTTTCGTTTGACTGCATATAACATTGCAGTGTTCACATCATGCTTTGCATAACGAGTTTCAATGACTTGACTGATGTAGCCTTTTGAGTCTCGAATGTATTCTATGCTTGTAGCAATTTTGTTTGCTTTGATAGAATTTACTGTTATCAATGCATCATTCTGACCATACGCATATTGCATTGTTGCTGTAGATGGCTTTGCAGCATTTACACTTAACTGCTGAATGACTTGCATTTTGCGACCATGCGAATCATAGTAATATGTGAATGTGCATGGAAACTTGCCAACCAAACTGTTCAAATGATGCAACTGCTCATAATGATAGCTGAACTGCACTACACTGCTATTAGATTCGCAAATGCTGCTTGGTCTATAGTAGCCATTGAAGTACCCATACTGAATTGAGTATGTTTCAAAACGACCTCTACGATACAAACTCAACAAACTAAGCATATTCGTCGCTTCATCAATATGCAAGAACTTGATGTCTGCGCATGCATTGCTCTTGGCATAATCAGCTGCATTCCACTTATCAACGACTTTCCAAGAGTAGCATTTGATGCTTTGATTGCGCTCATTGACAAAGTGTATACCATTTGACTGCACCTTTACAATGTCATAGCAATTCAAATGCCCATTACTGTCAATGAATTTTTGCAGCCAATTTAAAGCCATGATGTTTGTTGCAAATGTCTGTGCAAATGCAATTTGGCCATCTGCAAATGCTGCAGTGTATGTCTTGTTCTTATCGTAGATTGGCAATGTCGCATCTGCATATGATGCTGCTACAAATGCATAGCCAATCACATTATTCTCAGAACTCAAATTAGAGTGTCTTAACTGTTCCATGTGCCATTACGCTTACGACGTTCAATTTCTGCTTCAACGTCATCAATGTCGTGATTTATTTGAGCAAGACGAATGTCATTGTCGTACTCTTTAAGCAATTGTTCAAACAAATCTTCTTTGAACTGCTTCAAACGTTCATTTGAAAATGCTCTTACATTCATATCAAAGTCTACAGTCTTTTTCAAGTTTCTTGTCATTTATGACTGCATTCAACAAATAATTGACATGCTTACATGAATGACGATACATAAAGCCTGGGCAATCACAATATGCTTGCATTGATTCAGGATATAACACAAGTACATGTGAATTGCCTCGTGAGCCAAAGACCTTGTACTTGACTGGCGCTGTTGGCATGCCAATCAAATTGTTAATGTCTTGTGAATGCCTGATATTATGCAGTTGTTTAAGTGAAACCCAGTGTTCTGCGGCTTCAGTAGCAGACATCAAATCAATGCCAAATGCTTGTTTGTATTGTTGTTTGCAAAACAATTGCCATTTGTGTGCATATACAGAGTTCTTTTGCAGCATCTCTTTATGCAACAAATACTCTTCAATGTATCTTGGCTGCCAACGAGTTGACCATGACACAAATTCAGGCACAAACTGAATGTCTTCAAGAGTTGTGCCTGCTGGTACAGAATGCCAAGCATCACCTGTGCATGCATAAGTACCGGTCGTTGTTACAATTATTGCCGGATTACATTTGCCAATGATTTGAATCTTGTCCATCTTATTTATGATTTGATGTCTTGTTATATTATTATATGTTGATATTGTACAACGCTAAGTGTCATTTTGCACTATCGCCGCCAATTTTTATTGATGGCGTTGCAAACAATGCAAGCAAACACCAGCCACTTTTAGTAACTGCACAAGCAACTGCTATTGCAGCAAAGAAGCTTGCATAAATGATTGCTGCAGCAAGCCAACTTGTTTTATCGCTACATTTGTTGTTCGATGAGTTCTCCATTGATAATGTCTTTTCTGATGTAAACGCCCTTTAATGTTGGATGCTGCTGTACAAATGTCATGTGACCAATAACATGCACTTTGTGATTTTTGGGCAGTACAATGCCATACTCGAATATGGCATGAGTATCTGTAAATCGTAACAGTTTTACTGGAGATGTAACACAATTGACGAAGTATAGCTTGCCAACTTGCGCATCTGCTGCTTTGATTTTGTCTTTCATTGTTATGCAATTTGAGTGCTGGCGTATTTTACTAGCCAAGCGTACACGTCATAATGAAAAATCTTCACATAATGTGGCATGCTAAAGCATTCACCGCAGCTACAATGAGCGTCAATATTACCTGTAATGACATTGTACGTCAGCCGAACAATTTCATATGACTCAGAACCCATTTGACAATGCTGCTTAATGTCAATTGTTCTGCCAAATCGCTTACGAAACCATATTACAAGCTGAGCATACAACTCATCAACGTTTGATGTCATTGAGCAATCTTTCATATGCGCAAGGATATTCAGGATTTGTCAGTATATGTTTGATGAACTGTTTAAGCTGCATTTTGCTGTCGAATGCTTGAACTGCAGGCTTGCCAACAAATTTGAGATATTTAATTGCTTCTTTAGCAAATTTGCCTGCAGAATTGCTGTCAAGCATTATGTATGATGTCAGAGTATCAATCATAAAAATGCTTCGCCAACTTGGTGCGCCGCAAATGACTTCTACTGCATTTCTGTTAGGAATGCGTCGTACACGCACATTAAGAATAGTCATCAAGTCATTCCAAGATGCATCTCTGCATGTACATGGCTGCAAGTTCCGCTGACGTGTCATATGACACCAATACAAAATTGTGTTTGCAGGCAATTCTGCTCGTTCAGCTTTGCTAAGCTTATGGCCATCTGCTGCATAGACTGCTTGTCTGCTAATTTGAACAGAGCTAAGCTTGCCTCGTTTGTGCGTAACTGCTACCATGTCTTTGCGTAGTTAATGAGCTGCTTAATATCACAGAATACAGGATTGTCGTACGCAGACTTGTTGTAATCGAAGATGACACAAATGTTGTTGCCAAGCAATCTGCAGTTGCCATAGATTTTTGCAATCTTTGTGTTACGTTTATTGTCAACGCAAATATTGATTGCTCGTACTTTCATGACATCAAGCCACTGACCAGTACATTCATTCTGAACTGCAGATGGTTCACAAGTTGGCAATGCAAGCACATATGTCTTACCACTGTCAAGTCGTTCAATGACTTCACCATGATATTGAGGTTCAAGAATGTTGATGCCATTGACATCAGGATTTGCTGTTCGTAATGCAACTTTCAATTCTTCTGTAGTTGCGTTGTAATTTATTCTGTACATATCTATTGATATTTGTTATTCGAAATCCGTGTCATCTGCATTTTCATTAGGGTCATAGATAAGCCATACAAATGCTGCACAGCCAAGTATGAATAAGCCTCCGCCAATGATTGTCGTAAAAACCGAACCAATCCAATGCTTCATAATATCACCGAGCGGATTCAATGTTTCATAGCCAATCATAAATGCGACAAATACAACTATTATTGCTGCTATTGCTTTGTTTGTGGTATTTCGTTTTATTGTTGCCATTGTAGTAGAGGTTTGTTGTGTTCTGTATATTATGTTCGAATATATGAGGACATATATTATATATAGATATATTACAACACGCAAATCATTTTTGCACACTTTTATAAACCAAATTTCACAAAAATGCAAACACAAGAAGTTTTAGATGCAATTGACATGTCGCAGTCAGCTCGCAATTATGCGCTTGGCACTGTATGCGATGCAGAAGAGCATGAAGATGCTGTTGAAGCAGTTATCGAAGATTACATGCAAGGCGCAAGAGAAATGTACGTCAAGCTGACTACATTTGTCAATGTTAATGATGCAGTGCCTGCAAACAACTACCCAGTCATTGCAAAGCTTGCAAATGACTCATATGCAGTTGCAACGTTTGAAAATGACATGTGGTCTGTCGACAACGTAGTTGCATGGCGCAAGTTGCACATTTAAGCCCTACAGCACAAAAAAAGTCCGAGCATTGCTCGGACTTTTTTTGTTGTGCATTGATTGGCCTATCGAACAATCGATGTAATTGATGCTACTGGTATCGTACCAATGATTGATGTAGTTGAGCGGAAGTCTGCATAGACTTTAATGTCAAATGTGAACTCCTTGCCACCAATGTAGCATATGAAATTCATTGTTTTTGTGTATGACAGCTTATTTTGCTGAGCATTGCTATCAATATCAGATGAACCAACTGCATCAGTCATACGAGCTTGGAACAGCAATGGTATCAACAATGCATTATTTTCGCCAGGCTTAACTACATAAGCTGCAGAATCAGTGCTATTCGAAACTTGCATTTGATTGACTGCAGTTGGATTCAACAACAAGAATGCACCACGACTATTTGCACCAACTGCATAGACATCATTGTCTGTGAATGCACATTTAGGTGCGTTTTCTGCAGTAAGTTCAAGTGGCAGAATCTGCTGATACTTTGATTTGATGACAGAATTGAACTTAGCAAGCTCTGCAAATGCTGCAGTCAATGTTGCTTTTGTTTGTTCATTCTTATTTGCTGAGTATGCAATCCATGCTGGATGCTGAACAGACATCAGATTGTATGCATCTGGTGATACTGTCGACTTCAATGCGATTGCTTCATAATCATCGCCATTCTTATGAACGAACTTGCGATTTGCTGCTTGTGCAGAAGTATCAATGTTTTGTGTTTCTACAGTAGACGATGATGGTGTTTCTGCAGCAACGTACAGCTTTTCTGTGCCTGCTACGTTTTTCAAGCCAGCATACAATGTTTGACCCATGTATTGACGAGTGCCATACGGTGCTAAGATGTCATTGCTGTCATATGCATCGCTGTTAAGTACAACAGGTACGTCATAGACATCTGCGAAATCTTGCAGCTTGTCTGTAATATGCTGTGACAAGTCGCCATGATATCGTGGGTACAATGAGATGTTTTCTGCACCAATGTTGTAGAACTTCAACCAATATTGTCGAGTAAGCACTTTGCCATAGTTGTCTGCTGAAGTGATGTCAAACTTATCTGCATAAGTGCCTGCAAACAAAACATTGCTTGACCCATTCAGAATTTCTGTTTGATTGCCCTCATCATCTACAATTGCGACTCGAAGCATTGAGCCTTGATTCAAAATGATGTCTTTGAGCTGCGCAACTTCATTGCTAAGCGACAGTAGTTTTTCATATGTAGTCACTTTTGCAAGCTCTGATGTGAAGAAGCCTGATGCAATGTTTTGAGCATTGTGGGCGTAGTAGATGTTGTTTTCTGAGAATGCATCTGCAATATGCTTGATAAGTCCTTTGTTCTCAAGCATATTTTCAAGAGCCACATTTTGCTTATCAATTGCAAGTTCATCTTTAAGCGTGACGAACATTGCAGAAGCTGCAAGACTTTCTGGGAACTGAATGCTGACAATGTTTGACCACTCAGACTCATTGAGCACGTTTGGATAGCCTGCTTCACCAATCGCCTTAACGCGGAACTGAACAATCTCATTAGCAGAAATTGGAATTTCAAGCTGATTGCATGAGATTGCGTCAATTGATTCTGAATTGATTGGCTCCCATTGAATGCTACCATCGACAATGATTTTGCGACGAAGTGGCGTAAATACTTCATTCCATGTGCTAAATGCTGCTGTCGTAATTGTGCCTGCTGCATTTTCGATGTCAAATGTGTCTGCCTTTGCTACTGTGCCATTCAATGATGCATATCTGTACTGCACCTTGAATTGCACAATGTTTTGTGCTGCAGTAAACCTACTGATTGCAGGGTCTTGTACCGGTAAGAAGCCTCGAACTCTGAACTTTGGATTGTACAATGCGTCATATGCAGCACCATTGATATTCAGCATCTCATCAATGATATTTGTGAGTGTTTGCAGTCGTTCTGCTCTTTGCTGAGTCAATGTAACATATTGTGTAGATGCTTTTTGACGTTCAACGTCATTCTTGAAATTATTTGTATTGAGCTTTGACATCACAGATGCGATATCAGAGTCAAGTACCGACATTTCTTGCTGAACTGCTCGTTTTTGATTGTACAATGACAAAATTCGAGATTTGTCAGTGTTGTCAATCAAATGCGTGTTAAGTTGAATGACTTTGAATGCTTCTGCTGACAATTGTAGACGATTTGGCTTAATTGCATATTGCGATGGCGCAAGCATATCAGTAGTCAATGCTGCAATATAAGCGCCAATTGATGCGTCGCCATGTGACAACATATACGAGTTTGCATTGACAAGCTCATTTGTTGCAGTACGAATTGTAAGTGTTGCAGTGTCAATCAAAACTGCTGGGCTGTACTGAGCTACTGTGTTGTATGCATCATGCACAGGCGACAAGAACAGCACGAATTTTTCAGAATGTCGAAGTGGCACTTCAACGACTTTTCTAACAACAGGCTCTACAAAGACGAGGTCAGTGACTTCTACATTCAATGCATTCAAGCCTGCAGTACGCTGCAGTATGCATGTTTGTGACAGTTTGTCAATTGAGACAATTTGCAGTAATACTGAACCAGTCGGGTCTGATAACGTGTCACCGACTTTCAATGTCAGTGAACCGGCAGCCTTTGCGTCAATTGCATCATATACAATGCTGTCAAGTTTGACAGCGATTGTGCCATTGTTCGCATTTTGCTTCTTGAGAATTTTGAAGCTGCCACTTGATGCTGCTCGTCGTGGTCGCAAATTAACTGTGAAGTCTTCAAGAGTATAGTCATCATCAGTATGCCAGCCATGCGCATCAATTTCAGCAAGCAATGCAGCATGGCTCATTTCAATGCCTGTTTGTGCCACAATTTGCTGCAATGCAGCAAACATGGCGTCTGAGCATATGTACTTTGTAACTTGACATTGTTTAAGATACGATGATGCTTGACCAGTCACATCAATTTGCACGTGCATACCAAGCGCTGTTGTGCGTTCAAGCATATCATTGCCAAGTGCGACAACATTGTTATCTTCTGCTATCGTGCCTTGCAAAGTTTTCAAAGTCTCAGGCTGATTCAACAAGCTCATATGCACCATTGTACGCATATTGTTGTTTGCATCTACAAGTTGTGCATACAACTGCTCGCCATTATTTAAGCCTGTCAAGACTTTCATGTTTTGCTCAATGACAGCCATGCGACGTTGAATTGACGCAAAGCTTGGTACAGTAATGCTTGTTGTGCTGCCATCGTCATTTGTCAATGTTATTGTGACTGTATCTTCTGATGATGACACTGCAGCTTGCAGCACATCAAGGTATTGCAGACTATTGTCATACAGTTGCTTAATGTCTGACAGCAATTGTTGCATTGCATTTGTTGAAACTTCTGACATATGCTTAAAATGTGGTGTTTGAATATGTACAAACAAAAAGACTGCTGCAAATTATTGCAGCAGTCTTTGATAATTGCTTGTTTATGCTATGTCAATGCAATAAAGACATCACCAGATTGCTCAGCCTCAAGCTCTTTTTCAACTGTCTGTTGCATTGTTTGACCTTTTGACGCAAGTCTATCAAAGTTAATGCGAACATTGCCGGGCAACTTGAAGTCATATGTGCCAATGATATCTGCAAGTTCTTGCATGCATTGACCAGTGCAGTATCTCAAGAAACGTCTGTCTTCATACAATGACTGCAGTGGCACTCTTACCCAACACATCAACACCAAATCAGACCCTTCATTGTCACCAAGAATGTTCAGCTTATGACTAAATCTGTTGAAGTTATACGTGATTGTTCGTTGCAAAATGCTTTCATACGTGCCAATTTCATACATTGTCACCCACAAGTCATCTGCAATTGATGCATTTTGAGAACCTGCAGGCCCAGCGTAGTTAAATGACACACCGTTTGCTTCACTGTAAAAGTTAATTGAGTTGCTAAGCAGTCGTTCAAGATAAAAGTTTGCACGACGCATTGACAGCTTATGCTGTGATTCAAGCAACTGCACATCTGATACAGCCCAGATTTGTGGCGGCAATTTGACAATTTTGTTTGCACCATCAGTCATGTCAATATCGCGAACAACAAACCAGCGCTCTTCAAGAGCAGACTCAGAATGTTCAAAAAACCATTCTGCGCATGTTTCAATGATTTGCGGCATACGAGTCTTCGGAATTGCAAAGGGCAATGCACAGCCTCGTGTGACTTCTTGAACAAGTCGCTCAATGAATCGCAAGTCTACACTGTAGTCGTATTTAGAATTGATATTTTCGACTTCAGGCTTATTGCACTCATTTGTTGTTGCGCCTTCGACTTTCCAAGAAGTTGCGCCGTCATTGATTGGTGGCGCTGGTTTACGTTGAACTTTCATGCTTGATAACGTTGAACTTTCATGTGTCTTGTCTATGGTCTACGGTGTGTGAAACACTCTACGGTATGATGTTGAAATTGACTGCAAGCAACAATGATGTGACATCTTCGCCCAATGGAAATGAACCTGTAGTAAAACCAACTGTTTTTGTTTGTGTATATTGGCTGCTCAAATCGAAGTAGTATTGTGATGGCGACAATTCTGGTGTAGCATGCGGCTCAGTTTGACCATTTCGAACAACCATCAATCGTACTGGACCATTGAATGTTGCTTTATGATTCGGCAATGCAGAACCGTTGTAGTTAAGCGACATGTATTGCATCGTAATTCGAATCTGCTCAGCATATGATTTGCTAAGGTCAAGTTGCTGAGTGCCTTGAACACGTAGAATACTTGATTGTCCAGATGACTGCCAATTTGCATACACAGATTGCTCGTTGGTCGTTATGATGGCATTGCCATCAATATCGAGTAGTTCAACAGTCATCTGACCTGTCAAGCTGATTCGATTGCCAAGATTGTTGCCTACTACTGCAATGCTAACTGAAACGGGCTTCAAAGACCCCCCCTGCGCCACATTTTGTGAACGATAGTGGTCTTGTGTAACTGTTGACATATCATAAAGTGTTTTGCGATGATGCAATCCACTTTATGAATGCATCATCAGTTAAATAATGTTTGAATTTTTATTGTAACGTCATTGCAGCCTTTTAGCAAGTCGACTTGAATCATATCGACAAATGCTGAACGATAACTTAAACCATTGCTGTACTGAACGTAAAAGTACTTGATATGCTCCCAATCATTTACGCAAGCTTTCGTAAAGTTATCTGACAACTGAATGCTTGTTGCTGATAGAGTCGTACATGCAACGTACGAATCAACAAATATATGCAAGTCATTTACATTGATGTAACCAACGACATCAAGTTGATTTGTAAACGTGCTCAGCGGCAATGTCAGTATGATGTGGCCTAACTTAACAGAGCCCCCCGCGTTTTGTGAACGATAGTGGTCTTGAGTAACGTGTGACATACTGTAATGAAATTGTTTGTTTGAATATGTATTATGGTGTAATAATCGGTCCACCGCCAGGCAAACTTGAACATGTTTGCATATATGTGTACAACAAGTTACCTGCATTTTGCATAATGTTTGCAAACATCAATGTGATGCCTCGCAAATCTGCTTCGCCTTCAAATGTGTTGATGAACGCTTGCTGTGCACATGCAAACATTACTGGCACAGTCGATGCACTTGTCATTGCAATCACAGGACCGCCAGGCGACAAGGGCAACACTGGTGGCGATGCAGGCACAGTTAAGTTTGTTGGAATCCATGCTGCAACTGCTGCAGCATAAGGCTTAAAGCCATTGCCAAACTTTATTGCAATGTTCTTTGGGTCTGCTTCACCTTGAAACGTTTCTATAAGTGCTTGTCTGCCTGCTTCAAATAAAGATTGCTCAAGTGCAGCAGTTGGACCTGCAGTTATTGGACCGCCAACAGGCAATCCTGTGCAAGTTGCAATGTAGCTTGCTACGCCTGTTGCAAACAATTGACTGAACTTGTTGGCAAACTTTGTCGCAATTTGTGGTCTATCATGCTCACCTTGAAAAGTTGCAGTATATGCTTGATATGCAATAGGCTGCACAGCAGCTTGCAATGTGGCACCTGGCATATCAATCCAACAATTGAGCAGCAGCAATTGCGCCAAGTGCTGCAGATATAAATGATTGCACAATGTATGATAAACTCCAGCAACGTTCTATTGCATAGAGTTTTGACAAGCCACATGCAATGATATCAAGTGCGACTGCACACAATGTAACTGCAAGCAAATGTGTTCGCAATGGCACTTCAATTGTGTCGTATGTCATTAGTGTTGTTGCAAATGCAATGAATGCGATTATTACGCAGTGCAGCAGTGCAAACATCAAGCGTTCAATGAAATGTTGACTGTTCATATTTAGTCTTGGCCTTTATCAATTGTTGCGATTTTTGATAGTGTCTCAGGCAAAAAGTCTGAGTCTTTTTTGTGTGTGTTGTTTGATGGTTGCTGCACTTTTGCAGGATATGTGCCAAATACAGGTGCAAGTGGGCTTGTGTATGGGTTGCTTTGCGCAGTTGTTTGCAATTGCTTCATGACTTTTGCAAGATTGTCAACAACTTCTTTCACGTAATCAAGAACATTTTGATGCGCAGTTTTGTTGTCATCTCCAACTACACAAGGCTGTTCTGATTTATCTGTGCTGCCAAAGCTTAAGTGACCATCAGCAGTCATATGAATGACACCATTTTTGTCAGCGTCAGTAGTCATATGAATTGATTTATCCTTACGCAAATTGATGTCTGTGCCATTGTAGTAAATGTGCCAGCCTTGTTCAGGTGTCCACCATATGCCAAACTTACCCTCTGCACCATATCGTTCAGCGTCATCGTAGACAACAATCTTTGCTTTGGCGTTTTCATCACCAATGACATCTTTTACTATATCTGAGCGAGAATCAAGATGCATCCAAGTCATATTATAGACGCCTCGACTCAAATCAAGCATAACCCAGTCACCCACAATTGGCGCATCATACATGTTCATCATGCTGCTATCTGCATAGCACCATGGCAGCTTGTCTGCAGCAATTTCATTGTCAGCAAATCGAGTAAAGCCGTCAATTTGACAGCGGATGCGACATTGCAACATGTCATCATCAACATCAACAACTTCACCAATAAGCTTAACTGGCATGCCCTCTGTCAAAGACCCAATTGATGATGCAGTTATTGATGCATTGTATGCTGATATCTTTTCAAACAGCTCTTCTTGAGTAACAAGCAACATATCAGACATTACATTGAATCTTCATACACATTGATACGACCAAGCTTTGGCGACTTTTCTTGGTCAGGCTCATACACAGGATTTGCAAGTGCTTTCTGTGATAAGCTGTCATCATATTTTGCTACTGCAGACCCTTTGAGCAATTGCTTTGCTCTTGAATATGCAAACTGTGGATTTGTCAATGCTGCAATTTCAACAGCATTCAAGCCATAGACATTGCCAACAGTCTTGCCAACAAGTATTCGACTTGCTTGCATATTAATTTCAGCCAACGCATTTGCTGCAGTTGACAATGCAAACTCTTTTGCATACTCAAGCGCTTCTTTAGCGGCTTTGTTGACTGCGTCTTTGAGTAGCTGTTTGACTGACTGGCCTTTCATTGTCGACACAACTTGCTGTGTAATCTTGCCATACTTGCTATCTTTTGCAAGCTTGACAAATTGCTGGCCATATGTCTCTTTCTTTTTCTCAACTGTTTCTGATGTGTCAGTGTCACTAAGAATTTTTTGAGACTGCACTACAAGACCCTTATGACTGTCTTTCATTGCTGCAAATGCAGACGAAATTGACAATGTGCCATATGACACTTTGATGTTGTTTGTCGCCATTGTAGGCTCAGCAGTGTTATCTATGTCTTGCACAAAGTTTGCACCAGAATCGGGCATAAATGCGCATTGACCAAAATTGAAGAGCACATACTGACCAGCGTTAATTACGACTGCGATGTCATCTGGTCTTGCCATTTGAGTTGATGATGACACGCCTTCTATACGTGCTTGCTGAATTGCTTTGATGTCTTCACCGTAGTTTGCAACTTCTGTTCTCGTATCACCAAAACTGTGCTCTGACATACCAAGCATTTGCTCAACTTCATTGTCAAGTTTTAATGACTTGTCATCTGCAAGCTCTTCTTGGAATATGCGAACTTCTGTTACATACACAAACATGTTGAAGCGTTGCAAGTTCAGTGGTAGCACATAGACCATGCGGTCGTAGTCATATAACACTTGCTTGAGCAGCGTGTTAATTGTCGCAAATCGCCAGTCAACGCTTTCTGTCACAGTAAGCCCAATGGTTTTGTCATTCAAAATGACTTCTTTCATTGTTCGCTTATACGCATCAGCAAGCCCTTGAATGCCTGTAAAGCAATGAAACGCAGAGTCCTGAATTGCTTGCAGCATCTTTATGACAATTTCAAGCTGTGCATATCGCGTGTCATCACCAATTCGCTTCAAATATGCCAATGCGCTGTTCTTAAACTTAGCATCTGCAAGTAAACCCATTTCAGAGTCAAAGTTAAAGAACACTCTAAATGTCAAATACGTTGGGTCTTGATATGCATTGCACAACACACCATTTATGACCTCTGGGTCAAGTGACATGAATTGGTATACACCATTGAACATGTCTATGCGTGAAGTTGCGTGATTTGATGGCATATTGTGTGTAGTTTGCTTTCTTAATTTTTGGATATATACACATACTCAAACAGCACAAAAAAACTTCGCATCAATAACTTGATGCGAAGTGTACTCAATACAATATGCTAACGACCGTAGCTGTATGCATTCGCCTTATCAGCATTTGCTTTGCGTGCATTGTTTCGTTGAGTTTGACTACGAATTGCTTTCTTATTGCCAGACGCTTCAAGTGCAGTATTGTACTGCTTAACTGCTGCATTGAGCTCATTCACAAATTGCTGTGTATTGCATTGTTCAAGCAGCAGCATGTTAGATGTCAATTGAGCAGACTCAGTATTGTCATTGAGCTGCTCCAAATCACGACAATTGTAATATGTGGTGACGTCATCATCTGTAATGCTGACACAAGTTGATGCAAATGCCACTGTAGGCTTAGCAATGTTGCATTCATATTCATAGTATTTGACGTCTTGATAGTCATATCCACCACTCAAGCGCTTAACTTTGACATTATTGCGAACTTTTTCTACTTTCTGAATGTTTGCTATCTGTGCAAGCTGTGCATACTTAGACGCATCAATGGTTGCAACTCCAAGCGATTCAGATGCTTTAATGTCTTCAAGCAATTCATAAATTGCTGCAGCAATGTTTGACTTGATGCCTACATAATTTGCTGTTAGCTGCTGAGGCGTACGAGCTTGTTCAACAATCTTTACATTTTGACGAAGCTTAGCAAAGTTGTCAGTGCTTGTTAGCAATGCATTGTAGAGCAAAGTGTCATTTGCAGGCTCACCACCGTATTTGGCGCATAATGCATCATTAGGCTTGCCAAAAATGTCTTCAATGCGCTTTGCATAGATACCAGTTGGAATTCGTGCAACACTTCTGTTTGTCACATAGATTTCATTACCAGCTTCATCACAAATTGCTAAATACTGGTTGTCTTCTGTGTACACTCTGTAAGTTTTGCCTTTGATGTTTTTGAGCTTGTATTTGCGATTGCTATTGTCAAACCACACACTATCGCTTTTGATGACATTGCCATCGGTGTCATAGTTTGCAAACCACTGAAAAGTTTTAGAATTGAAACTCTTAGACTGCACTGCATCGTTAGGTTCCCAAGTTGCATTTGGCAGCTGACGAGCATGCGTAGTCAATTCATATCGTCCATCGTCAGCATTCCATGTTTTTGTAATGATATGCGCCTTTGTTTTGTCTGTCCATACAGTGCAAGTGCCATCAGATGTTCGCTCAGAATACATTTCACCAATAGGACTGATTTCCCAAAAGATGTCACCAGTTTTGCCAGCAGTCTGTACAAACTTGCGATTGTCTTCACCAGTGATTCTATCGATGCGACCAACAAGTTCATATTTGCTTACAGTGTATTCATAGCCATTGTCGTCATATGCAATAGTGTGTTTGAGTCTGCACTGATATTTGCCATTGTCGGTATACAACTCCTGATAAACTTCACGGCCTTTGCTGTCATATGACCACTTGCCTAACAGTTGACCAAGTGAATTGTATTCAAGCCAAGTGCCTGACTGCTTGCCATCATTGTCCCAAGTTCGAATCATAGCAAGTTGAGCGTTATCGAACCACTGTTCGTCTTTAATGACAACGCCTGCAGCATTCGTAGTAGTTCTACTACGCAAGCATTTGTCTACAAGACTTCCGTCTTTAAGTGTTTGCCAATGCGTCGTCGTGACTTTTTGTGCGTCTGCGTTTACATGCATAAGCACACTTGCCGCTAATACAAGCAGCAACATTTTTAGTGTTTTCATTGTTTGTTGTTATTTGAGATGGTTTTGGACAATTAGCAAAGAATGGATTGCATTTGTAGTTGTTCAGTCGCAAATCATCATACTGTGACTTGTCAATGTATTGCACTGTGACTTTGTTAAACGCTAGTTTAACGCCAAATCGAGCAGCACATTGACCATACAACATATAACGATAATTGACGTTCTTACGAGATATGCTGCTGTCCTTATTAAAGGCTATTTTTCGTGTGCTTATGTATGCAAATGTAACATCGCCATCAAGACATGTAAACTTGCGTGCATACACATATACTCGAACAGTTTTCATAGCATTACCGATATTTGATGTGCCATGGCCGCATAAATGCACATACATTGATGCGGTTTGCATACACATATCGAAGCATTGCAACTGCATTGCTGACATCACTTACTGCAGCAGGTTCATAATTTGCATGCCCGCCAATCTTGGCATTCAAAGCATCACGAGTAACTGGCGTAAGACTGCCATTTCTGAGTTCAGGCCATAATTGTGCTGCAAGTGATGCATTGTTTACAATGGCTTGCTTATGAAAGATTGCGTTTTCTCGTGCGTTCTTTTTGCAATTTGACTGCCACATGCCATATACGAAGTATGGCTGATGCATAACCACACAATTGCCAGATAACTGCAAAATTGCATGTACAAAGTCGATTGCAGTATCTGCGTCAAGACCCTTTGTTTTGCAGTCATTGTAGTCAATATTGTACAGCTTCAGCCACTCTGCATCGAACAACTCATACGGGTCATTGATGTAAATGTGCTTGAACCACAGCAGCTCTGCATCAGAAGACATCACTGCAATATCTACTTGTGCAATACGCTGCCAGTCATTGTCAAATATGCTGCTTGGGATGTTGTCATGCTTTGCGCCACTGTAGCATGTCATTGCTGCTGTACAATGCAGCATTGGCCAAACTTGAAGTCGCTTGCAACATTCAGCAAAGACATCTGCACATGCATTGACATCAGCAAGAGCATCATGAGCGGATTCAAAGTCATGACCAAACAAGCCTCGATATGCATCTACAAGTTTTGCAGACCCATTGCTCAAATGCTTTGCAAAGCCTTTGTACAGAAACTTCGTGTCAATGACGGGGTATTGAGTCATAAAGTTTGCAGTTTTGCAACGCTGACATTCATAATCAAGAATCGTCAAGTCATACGGCGCATTGTGTGCAATGAGATGTGTTACGCCAAAACGTTCCAAGTCAAGTCTGAACTGGTCAAGCACTTTTTGCATGGGCTCTCCATGTTCATACAACTGCTCCATAGTATGACCATGCACAGCAAGAGCTTCTGCTGGCATATCATCAAAACTGCTGTTGAATCTGCCAAGTGGCATTACAAGCATGTTGTTTCGATGCAGTTCTATAATGTTGCCCGCATAGTCAAGTCTGAAGATTTTGTATGCAAGCTGAACTACAAATGACATCTCTCGCAAGTCAATGACATCTTGCTTGTGATAATAGTCAACTGCTAAGCCTGTTGACTCAGTATCTATGCATGCGCATATCAGCTCTGTGATATGCTCTTTACTTTTATTGATATGTTCCATGCTTATGAGATTTTTTCTGCAATCAAGCCAGATGTAAAATCAGGATGGAACTGCAGAGGCCCATTATCAATGACATTGATTTCAATATGGTTGCCATCGATGTCTATGACAGATGCTTTGTCAAAGCCTACAGGGCTATTGTAGATGTATGCAGTGCCTGATTTGTCAATGACAATGTCACCATGAACAAAGTACTCACGTTCAGTTACTGCAAAGCCTCCGCAAGTTGCAGCATTGTTTGAATCTTGTTCGACATCGTAGTCAGCTTTCAATGCTTGTGCAAGTATAATGACATTTTTGTTGTACTTTCTGCGGCCAATAGGTGTGTCAATCATATTGATGAGCGACACAATCTTATCTTGCGGCGACATGTTCATAGCAGCATATTGCAATGCAGACACATAATACAACAATGTTTCAGTGCCATCATTGTCAATGCGAATTTGACAAATATCGCCAATTGCGATGTCATCAATATTGATGCAGACAACATGTTTAACATTGAATGTTTCATTACGATGCATTGACTTGACTACAATTTTCGTAATTACATTGTCATAATCTCTTTCGATATGTGCTACTGTACAAATGTACATATCGTCATGCTCTGTAAAGCGATATTGTTTACTCATATGTGTAAGTGTGAAGTTGTTCAAAAACGTCTTCAATCAAGTTTGTTTCAAATGCAAACTCATTTTTTGATATGCAAGTGACCATATAAATGCCATCAATGTTTACGATGCTGCAATCATGACCATCTGGACTAAATTTTCTGTCTTTGTACAGAATTTCAGCCATGATGAGTCGTTGATTAAGCATAAGTGGATTGCTATAGAATCGTTTCATATCATTAAGCTTCTTTGAAATTCAAGCAATTATTGAACCAGAGTTCTTCTGAAATCGTAAGCTCCAATTCAAAGCAGTTATTCTTGATGAAGTCGGTCGGGTCATAATTGAAATACACATATTCACCTGAATAGTGAAAAGGCTGTTCCATAGCAATCAATGCGAACATTAAACGGTCAATGTCCTTTTTATTGCCGTATGCTACGTAAACTTTAATCTGTTTCATTGTTGTAGAGGTTTTATATTATATATTAATATATTACAACATTTGTTGTCAATTTGCACAATTGTTGTTAACAAAATGCATTACATTGACAAAAAAATAAAGGCTCAGTTTGTATAACTGAGCCTCTTGAAATGACACGAACTTATTACTGCTTCAAGCCTGTGAACAGTTCATACTTGAATGCAGGCCCTGCTGTGTAAGCCTCAAAGTAGAAGTCACCAATATTGATGCTTGCAATAGCGTCATCGACAGCTTTCTTGTAGCCTACACGTTCAATTGTCTGCTTATCGCATTTACGCCAATATGTGCTGTGCATCATAAGCGTGGGTGATGCAGCATAGTCTACTGCAAGCTGTTGTTTTGCAGTGTCAATGTGATGTTCATAGATGTGCACATCATTGCCAGTCCAAATGAACTCTCTTGCCACACAGTTAGTCAATGTTGCAACAATATGTGTAAGCAATGCATATGATGCGATATTGATGGGCACACCAAGACACATGTCACAGCTACGCTGAGTAAGCGCACAGTCAAGCCACATGCTTGGTACTTGAGCAGAATCAAGGCATTCTGCAGAACCATCATGCACAAGCATGCTATCATTAGCAATCTGAATTCGTTCTTCAAGAGTCATTGGCTGACAATTGAACTGAAACAGCATATGACATGGCGGCAATGCCATCTGAGACATTTGCGCAGGATTCCATGCAGACACGACTTTGTAGCGGCCAGTTGGATTGATGACAATGTCTTTAATGCAAGTTGCAAGTTGGTCAAATCCACTGTCATTGAAGTTGCGCCACTGATACCCATAGATAGGTCCGCAATCACCATACTCAGGTTTGCTGAATTTTGTGTTGTGCAGTTCTGTGCACCAAGTGTCAAAGTCGACATCTTCACCTGGATGCAGCTTTTGCCAATGACGATATGCATCCTGATGCCAGAACTTTGTAATGCCAAGCGTGTCAAGCGTTTTGACATTAGTGTCACCTGACATAAACCACAGAAGTTCTCCAATGACGCCTTTGACAAACATTCTCTTGGATGTCAACAGTGGAAAGCCTTTACGCAAATCAAATCGCATTGATTCTACAAACAATGACTTTGTGCGAGGCATGTTTTCACGAGCAGGTTCCTTAAATCTGCCATGCTCAATAACATTATTAAGTACTCTCAAGTACTCAGTGTCGTGTTTGATATTCATGAATGGGATGTTTATGAGTGTCTAATGATATGTCTGAGAATTCATATGCATACTTTGATATTGCAACACCATTTGCGTCTTCAAATGCTTCTGTAAAGTTGCTGTCAATCCATCGTTTGACAGACTTAACTCCGCCTAAATGACATGCTGCAAGCAATGATGCTTCGGTTATTATAAATGCGCTATCATTGTATGTCGCTTTACGCCCAATTGCGTCATAGCAATTGTAGTGCTGCAGCAATTCTTGTTGACGTTCAAGTAGCATATGCTGTGCCGCAATCTGCTTTGTAGAATCTTTGGCAATTTCTTGCAGTGACCAAGTCAATCCTTTGTATCGTACCAAGTCATCATGAGCAATCTTTGTTAGCTGCCATCGCCCTGTTGCGCCAAATCGATTTGTGATATGCCAACGATTACGAGATTCAAGATAGCCCAGCTTGTCTAAGTATTCTGCAAAGCTGCAAGTTTCTGGTTCAGTGACGTCTAACAAGACGTGTACATTTGACAAATTTGCGACTGGCGCATATGTGACATGTTTTGTTGCAGTGCAATCACATAATGTCGGCCATGCAATGATAAAAGCAACACCAATTTTGATGAGCGATTCACATAATCTTATCATTTGTTTGAAATTAGTGAAGAGCACTTGCAGGCAGCTCAATCTCCTGACAGTACACTGTCATGCAATCAAAAGCCTGCAAAGAAATCAGCATCAGCAGCATCTTGCTGAGGTGTCGACTCTTGTTCAATCACAAATCGACTGTGCAACTTTTGATTATGTTTTATGTATGGCATAATGCGCCGGATTGATTCGTCAATGACAAATGTTTCACACCAGTCATTTGCATGTCGAATGCCTCGACCAACTGACTGTACGAAGCTTTGATAGCACTTGTTGCGATACCAGCTTTCGTGATTTGCAGCCTTTGTTTTTACTACGATATCACCAAGTGACTGCCAAGGTAATTTTGCAACAATTTGACATCTACAACGATTGTCTGGTAAGTCAACGCCTTCAGTAATGCTAAAGCCTACAAGTACGTAGTTAGTGCCATCAGCAAGCATTGCAAGTTTATTTTGTTTGTCTTCAGCATTGACATATGTCAGCATTCTGCGTTTGTGCTTGCTGTTGTTGATGATATAGTTTGCAATGTCTCGTGTTGATGTGTGTATGATACAGTTGCAGTCATGTGTATCAAGAATGCTGTCAATCTTCTCAACAAGTCGAGGCATATTTGCTGCTTTATTCTTGTAGCTCAATGACAACGCAGGTTTGCACAGTACAATGGGCGATTTGCTAAAATCCCAATCAGGCTCCATGTAGAATGCTACATAGTTTTTGATGCCATTGAGCGTAGCAAATGTATCAATGTCACCAATTGTCGCTGACATCCACAATTGTGCATGCGTAGCATCACTATGATGCACCAGTGTATTTGCAAGAAGCTCATCATTGACACATTTGAATTGCAAGCTGTTTGTTGCAGCATCAAGTACTACAAGCATGTCACCAGGTGATTGTTCAGTTGCATCAAGCATTGTAATGATTGAATATGACAACGTATCACAGCTGGCAACAAAGCGAATGAACGCTTTCTCAAATTGACCAAGCATTTTGCCTGAATCCTGAAGTTCACGTAGCTTTTCATATGCAGTATGCAAAAAGTCTACAAGTTCTGACAACTGCTGTGCAAGCACTCTTGCTTCTGCTCGCATTGTTGCAATGTCATATTGTGTTGTTGCAAGCTTAATGACTGCTTTGACTTGTGCAAACACATTGTTGCGAAGTTCTACATATTTGTTCTGATTTTCAAGAGTCATGATACCTGCAATCAGTGACTCGGCCTTTGTGCAATTCTGAATGAATCGAGGACCAATTGACGTGTCAAGAAAGCCTGACAAAATGTCATCAATCTTATGGCACTCATCGAATATCGTCAATTCACGAGGCCCAAACAAGTTTTTGACGCAATTAACTTGTATCAACCAGTACGCATAGTTAAGCACTGTGCAATTTGCTGCGGCAGCCTTTTGACGAGTCTGCAAATATGCGCATTTAGGTCCACATGGCAATGCAAGAGCTTTCTTTGATGACAACCCGTCTTGTTGGCATTTGCCCATACTGAATGGCAGACCATTGACATGACAAATGTAATTGTCTCGACCTTTGAGCATTACACAACTTCTGAATGCTGAAGTAGTTGTGTCTGCTTTAGCATTGTTGTCGTACAAATATTGTTGAATGAACTTGTCATACTGGTCTTGCAGCAGTTTATCAGAAGTCAGCACATACGACTTGAAGAATGTTGCGCAAAACATCGCAACCACAGATTTTCCCGTTCCAGTCGCTCCCTGCAATATGACATGTTGCCCATTTGCAATTGCTCGAATAATGTCGATGATTAGATGACGCTGAGTTGCATCAAAACGCGCTTGGTCCCACTTGCATGTCTTTGATTGCGCAAGATATGCTGAGAATTTATCAATATGTGCTACAATAAGCTCATCAAGTTCTTGCTGAGATTGCTCTTCTGTCTTATGTTCTGCTGGTGTTAGTCTACCCATTCTAAATGAGATTTAGATTATGTTCGAATATATGAGAACATATATTATTTGTAAAAATATAATACTACAATCAGCATACATTTGCACTTTGACATAACTGATTGATACTCAATCAGTTATGAGTTTATAAAAGTTTTCAAAAGTAGGGTGTTGTTGTTTGAGTAGAGTGTTGCTGATTCTGTCAGCTGTCTTGTTTGCGTTATCGATTGCTTGCAAACTGTCAGCTGTCATAGAACATCACAAAAGCAAGCAGACTACAATTGCAGTCTGCTTGCTTTGACATAGTTGTAATGTGAGTCTACTTGCGCATAAACAATGCAGCAAGCCAATTCACTGGCTTGTCAATAAGCTGCTTCCACATAGTCCAATTGTACATGCCATGCGCAAACATTGTAAGAGCAAACAACAGCATGCACATTGATACAAGCCAATCAGCAAATGGCATATTGCCCCATCGAATGTACTCGAAAATGCCAACTTTAACAAGCTGAGCAAACAAAATGAGCATTACAGCCATTGCAAGTCGCATCCAGACTACATATTGCTGAGTCTTATCTACAAACTTTGCAATCAATGCTGGCACAAAGTACATAATGTACGCAAACAGCAACAAGCAAAAGCCTGCATACAGCAGATTAGAAATAAAAGCTCCCATATTTTATCGTTTGAATTTGATGAAGTGTTCAGCATCAAGGCCCTCAAATATGTACGGGTCAAGAGTTTCCCAGAAGTTTGAGTATGTCGTTGTCTTTGCAATACTTGTCTGCTTTGACAAGTTCATGTTTGGATAGCCAAGCATTGCATAGTGTCGCTCATATATGTGCATTGACGTTGCATTATGCATATAAGCGCCAAGCTTAAGACCAAGTTCATTTGCGACAAGTTCTTGCAACAAAGTGAATGCAAACTGGTCGTTACAGAAGCCCCAAATGACATCATTGCTTCGCATATATGTTGTCAAGTACAGCTTATCACCACGAACATTGAAAACAAGATTCAATGTGCACGGCATATCTTTGCCAGTGTAGTTTGCATATTGCGGCTCATAAATGCTAATAACTGCTCGTCTTGTGCATTCATGATTTCGCAAACGTTCAATGACATCTGCAATCTGCTTGTGCCAAATTGCGCCATACTGTGAATTGACATTGACGCCATCATCACTGAACTGCTTCCAACGAGGCAAATAACGTTCAATGCATTCAACTGCAGGATTGGCTGTCATATACCATGCAAATTCTGCAGCAGCATTGAGCTTTTTCCATGGTCGTACATCAATCTTGATTTGTCGCTGTGAAGGGTCCTGAATAACTACAGACACATTCAGCAATTCTTTTGTTCGAGTCACTGTTTGTGCATTGTTGCCCTTTGATTCTACAAACTCACCTCTACAATGAAGTTCATACAAAATTGAGCGAAATGCTTCTGTTGCAGTGTTTTCAACGATTGTCGTCTGTTGATAGCATAAATTTGACGACAATGCTTCAGCATCATTGTACTTTATGCTGTCATTGTCATAAGGTGAATTTTTTGTGTGCATATTTTGGGATGTTTGTTTTTTATTATCATACAACGATAGTATCTCGTTTGCAATCTGTTTTGTCAAATATTGAACAACAATACGATGCAGATTGTTCTTTGATTTCAAGAGCTTCATCATTATCAAGTGATGAAATGCCATCTATGTATGCTTTTGCATTGCCAGCAATGTCATCATTTGTTAACAACGCTGCACGACGTTCAGTGCCAAAGAAGCCAAAGCACAATTGATGTTGCAGTGCTTCACGAGAAGTCTTGTCATCAAACTCTGATTTCATGTGTTGCATAAATTCGACAATATCATCAATGTCGCATTGAGTAAAGTCAATGCACAATTTATGCATGTACTTGAATCGTTTGTAGTCTGTTGCAAGAATTTCTGGGTGCACAATGAACAACGTCTTTTTGCTGTCTATTGGATTTGCAATGACTGATGCTTGAACATAATCGACAAGCATACCAGATTCACGAAGTTGCTCAATTGTTTTGCCAAACACATGCCCAAGCGTGTCATCAAACCACTTCAAGTATGCTTCACTGTCTTCATCTTTTGACGCGCCAACAATGTAAATCTCATTGACTCCAAGTGCTTTGAGACGAGTATCAGACAACATAGTATTCAATTGATGCTGCACGTACAGCATTGGGCTGCTATGCAAAACCGTTTTAACAATCTCACAAGCAATGTCCATATATGCATAGTCAAGCTTTGCAGATTTTGACACATACACTGCACGTTGCTGCAATGGCTCAATTGCCGAGCATGTAGTTACAAAGTTGCCAACACATTCTGCTACTGCAATGTCATGCAAGTCATCTGCAATGTACACAATACTTGACAAGTCATCAAATGTTTGAACAAGTTGCTGAAGCTTTGTTTTGTAATTGCAGAGCATCAATGACTTGATGTTGCAATTACTTAGCATTGTCTTGATGAGTCGTTGACCTGCTTCAGTGCTGTCACCAGAAATGACATGCACATCGCAGTCAAACCAGTTCAGCATGTCAATTGCATGCCGAACACCATATTGCATTTGTTTTGCAAACTTACCAGATTCATTGAACAGCATTTCACCTGACATAATGCCGTCAAAGTCACATACGATTTGAAGTCTGTCCATGCTGCTACAATTTTGAAGTTAAGTCAATTCGAATTTTGTCTGCATTGCTTTGGTCTACAAATCTGTCATCAAAGAAACATTCAACTACGACAAGCTTCTTTGAATTCACAAATTCAATTAGCGATTTTTGCATTGCATCAAGCTGTTTCATGCATTTGCAAAAACTGCTGTATGACATGATTTGCTTTGGTGACATATCAAATGCATCCGCAATTCGCTGATGAGCAATCTTTTTTGATGTTGCAATAATGACATCTGCTTTGTTATCATTTGCATGATTGCCAAATATCGCAATATGATAAACTTTCATTGTATGAGTGATTTTACTGTTATACATTTATGTTATATATGCACATTGTGCCAGTTAACAAATTGATGATGTGCCATCAGTGTTTGCTACAACTGTCAATGCGCTATCAAACTCATCTTGCTGTAACACATGGTCAACTATGAGTGTTTTGCGAATTGCAGAAAGCTTAGTAAGCAACTGCATCAACACTTGCTGATAATTGATGGTGTTGACGTCATGCTCAGCGCCAACAATCTGCCCGTTGCTAAGCTTGCCGCTAATTTCATCAATGAGCAAGATGTTGCCAACTTTGTTTAAGCGTTGAGTCAAAATGAGATGCACGATTGCAAGACCTGCGAAAGTCCCTTCCATACCAGACATTTGACTTACACTTCGAATTGACTTCGAGCCCATCAAGTCAATCATCTTTAGCACATTGTTGTCATTGATGTCAAAGAACACTCGGTAGTTCAATGAATCAAGCAAATCATTGAGCTGTGCATTCAGTGATGTTGCAATTGCTGCAAAGACATATGAAACTAAGCCTCGTTTGCTTGTGCACTGCTTATATGCATTGTACACCAAGTTTGCAATGTTCCACTTTTTCGAAGCTTGCAAATCTTTCTTGAGAGCTTCAATTCGCACATTGTTTGCTGACAAGTCTGCTTGCATTGTTGCAATTTCTGCATTGATGCTTAGCAGTTTTGAGTTTGCTTCAGTTTCATGCTGCTTAGCATCATCAATGTCGACTTGCAATGCAGCGTTTGCCACAATATGCTGCTGAGTTTGCTGTGCATGTTCAAGTGCAAATGCTGCAGCAGTCTTGTCAATCTCAAGTTGTTTAAGAGTAGACTCATATGATGCTTTCTTATCATATTCTGCTTGAGCAATTTCAAGTTCAGCATTTATTGCAGCCAGTTCTGATTCTACTGCAGATTTTGATTGCAATACATCTTGCTTTGCTTGTTCAGCTTTACGTTTGATGTCTGCAAGTTGATTTGTGATATCTGCAATTTGCGTTTTGACTGCTTCAACTTCAAGCAATGTTGCTGCAGTAGCCATTGGCTGTGCAATGAATGCATCCAAGTCTCTTTGCGCATTGACTACAGTTCTTTGCAAGTCATTAAGCTTTTCTGCATGCATATCATATGCAGCTTTATGTGCTGTATTCAGTGCAGCAATTATTGCATTTGAATCTGTGACATCAATGATTGCTGCTTGCAATTGCTCAATCTCATACTTCAAATTGCCAATTTTGACAACATTCTCATTGAATTGCTCTGTCTTTTGCGCGTATTCTTGACGCAACTTAGCAAGCTCAGTTGACAACCACAGCTTGTATGCTTGCCCTGTGCCAGATGTCAAATCATTTGTGCACACAGGACATTTATCATTTTCAAGTTGCTTTTGCTTGTCTATAACATTGTCGATGTTTGTTTTTGCAGCAGATACTTCTGTTCTAAGTGCATTTTGAACAGTGTTGATGTCTTCAATTTGCTTTTGCAAAGCATCTATTTTTGCCCGAGTGTCTGCATTATATGACTTGCCAAGATTTACCAGCACAGAATCAATGCGCTGCTTTGCTGCATCATATGCAAGCTTTGATTCATCAAGCTTTGTTCTGTACAATGATTCTGCATGCGCAACTTCTTTCTGCACTTTTGCAGATAGCTCATTCTGTTTTGTAAGCAGCTCAGCATATGTATTGTGCAGCTGTGAGCCAGATGCTATGACATTTGTGTATGCTGCATTAGCTTCATTGTCAATATTAGTGAGTTGTTGCTCAATCTGCGCTTTTACTGTTTGCAATTTAGACATGTCTTGCAATGCAAGTGCAGCAATGTCAAGCTCAACTTTGCGAATCTTTGCAACGATGCTATCGACATTTGCTGTTGCATCTTCTACAGTTAAAATATCTGCAGGAATTTGATGCAGTCTTTTTGAGAGCTCTTCTACTTTTGCACGTGCTTTTGTAAGTTTTGCAGACCATTCCCTTTGATTATCTTGTCGTAACTGCAAAGAGTCATTGAGTTCATTGCAAGTTGTATTGAGAGACTCAAGTTCTGCTTTTATTGCGACATCAGTCAATGCGGGCTTACTAAGGCCATCAAACAATGCGGCCTTTGCAGCATCATTAGAATTGCCCAGTTGCACGAATGTGTTGATGCCAAGAGTATCAAGCAACCAGTCATTCAATGAATTTGAATCCATTGCAATGATTTGGTCAAGTAATGTCTGATTGATGCAGACATATCGCGACAATTCCCAGATAGAACCAAAGATTGCGTATAGCGTGTCTTTGATTTCATGCTGTGGCACTACGTAGTCATCTGACAATCTTACAAGCTGCACAGTCTCATTGACTGCTGACACGTTATCTCGCCATGAGCCATCTGCATTTATTCGAGAGCCCCGTTTGAATCTACGTTCAAGTGTTCGAGTTAATTTGTAGTGAACATTTTGACCAGCTACTACATGTACAAATACACAAGATGCTTCAAGCTTATCATATGACTCATTGTCAATCAATTTGTCATTGAAGTATGTCAAAGCGTTCTGCTTTGTTGCTGCAGAAGACTGTCCAGCGTCAATAAAGCCAGTCAGCAGCCATTTAATGAGTCTGAAGATTGTTGTTTTGCCATTGCCGTTGTTGCCTCTAACTTGTGTAAGCTGTGCAAGATTGTCAAAGCTGACATCGACATCTTTCAATGCCATGAACTGATTTGCTTTGACATTTTGAATGACGTATTTTGCAACTTCAGTGTCAAAAGACAATTTATCAATTTGCTCATCAATCAATGACTTGAACATGTCAACAAACTGCTGAGCGTCTTCAGTAGCAACTATAGCATTGCGTTCAATGTACGCATTGACCCAGTCAAGTGCAGCATCTTTAAGCCATTCAGCAGTTTGAACTTTTTGCAGCAAATTGTCGCCATTTGCATCTACAGCATTGATTGAATCAATGACAGCAGAATCATACAGAATGTCAATTGCGGCAACAACGTATGAACTTACAAGATTCTGTGCAATGCGCTCAACAATGCCAGACAGTTCGGGCTTTGTGACCTTTGACTTGATTTTGATTTTGTTGATGCGACCAGGATTGATGAGTGCAATCTTATCTGTTTTGATGTCATTGTCAATTGTGATTGTATGATAATGCACAAGCTGCTCAAGCGAATGCCACTCTACTACAATTCGCTTGTTGTCAATATCGATGTCAAGCAAGTTGTAGCCATGTTCTGCAGTGCCCTGTTGCGTTGCAGTGTCATTCAACAAATAGTCGCCTTCACCAAAATCTCTGACAATTGGCGAGCCGCAGTATGTCAATGTCTTGGTGCCAGAAGTCCATATTGCATGTTTGTGAATATCACCCATTGCAACAAAGTTGCTGTGAAACTGTGTTGCATCTATACGACTGTCATTGTCACCACGAACAATGCAGTCATCAAAGTTGACGCAATTCTTTACAGGGTCATGGAACAGCTCAATAACACACATTGATGACAATGCAGCAATCTGCGATTCGTCAAGTGATGCCCAAGGCGAATATGTGCCACCAGACCACTTCTCATTTTGAGCCCATACTGCAGCAGCAAAACCAGGTGCAAGCAGTTCAACTCTTGAACTGTTGATATACTTGATTCGCTTGTCATCAATTGCAGTTACAAGCTTGTCAATGCTATCTGTCCACTGCATTTGTGAACCATCACCAGCATCAAATGTGTTATCACGTTGCTTCAAATCATGATTGCCAGCAGTAATGACAATTTGAAGCTTGTCATTGACTTCAAGCATGCCTTTGAGCAGCTTAACAAACAGCGACTCTTCAAGTGAATTGCTGTTCCACTGCTCAAACACATCGCCAACAATAAACACAAACTCAACCGACTTTGCTTTGTCAATTAGTTGTTTGTTGATGTGCTCATATTCTACGAAACGTCGTAAATGCCCTTGTCGAACATTATATTGAATGTCTGCTATGTGAAGTGCTTTCATATTCTAAATGAGATTTAGATTATGTTCGAAATATATGAGAACATATATTATATGTTGATATTGTACAACATATGTTATCATTTTGCAAGCATTTTGATGATTGCATCTATCACAGTTTCACTGAGCAAGTAGTAGACAACGCTTATCAGCAATGATATCAGTACTGCAGCTGTGATAAATTGCAACGCATTCACAATTGCACGCACAAATGTTATCTGCGTGTTGTATGCAAGCACTATGCAGCATAGCACAATAATGACACACCAGACTACAATTGCATATGCAGGCATCAATGAATTTGTCCATATGCAGTACAATACAGTAATTAGCATCAAAAATGCTATTGCTCTGATAACTGACACAATGATGTCTATGTAAGGCTTCATTGCACGCAAATGAACTCTTGGTTTATGTTGCTTCATCATGACTTTATGTACAATTCTGCAAGTTGTCTGGTGTACAGTCGTGGATTATGATATGCTTTCCAATACGCAGTAGACTTTATTGCAGCAAGAATTTCATCATAATGTTTGACTGCTTCTGCTACAACTTCATCAAGCACGCTCAAATCTTCTACACTGACAAGCAACCATTTTTCTACAATATCAATGAACTCCTGATTGCAATTGAAGCCATACTTGTAGTTGCAAGTATCAAGTACAAGTGGAATGCAATCATTTGTCAATGCTTCAAAAAATCTACGAAGACTGAAACAATTCTCATCATATGATGGAATGCTCAATGTAAACTTGGCAGTCTTGATGAGTTGCAAATACTCTTCGTATGGAATCAGAGGACCATTGTGCTTCCATTGATTATTGTGTCGTCTTGTCGTGTACTTGAACAAAAACTTTGAATTGTCAAGTTCACAAAGATGGTCCATGCGTAAAATGTAGTTATAGCGGTCTCTTCTGTCAGGCCAACTGTCAGTCATCGCAAACACAAAGTCTCTTTGCTTGTCACATTTTGCTGACATACCTCTATGCTGACACATGCAATACCAATATTGCTGCGATGGGCTGAACTCAAACTTTGAATGATGCTCACTTCCATCTTTGCATTGCTGAACATAAATGTTGTCAGGCACAAAGTGAAAATAAAAGTGTCGAATTTGCAAGTCATTGATGTAGTCAAGCTTATGCTGCAATGGGTCTTCACAGAAATTGTAACACTGAATATGCTTTGCTGCTGCGTACTCAGCAACTATGAACGTGCACATCCATTGCAATGCAATATCTTCACTCTTCAAAAAGTTTACAAGCGGCTCATTTGGATGCGCTTTGCATTCATTGAACATTTTGTACCACTTGCATTGCTCCATATCGTACTTTGATACTGTATTGCCATTAAAGAACGACACAGTGTCAATTTTGAATGCATCAAGTTGTTTATGCACAATGTCAAGTGCTTGTGCGTATGTGATTGTCTCATCAGACATTATCTGCGCAAACTTGATTGGATGCGCATGCAAATTTGCGATAGTGTCTGCCGACATTTTACGCTGTGTGTGATAATCGACATACAAAAACTGACACTTGTCTGTAAGCAATTCAAGCATTGCTACAGATTTCCATCGAATTGCTTGAAAGAAATTGAAGTGTGCAGTTTGAAAGATGAGATGCGTAGGTTTATCAGAATGAGTCAAAGTTTGCATGGACAAATGTCGCAGTTATGTTGATGTTTGTGTTTATTTATGAAGTCATATGTCACTGCAAAAAAGTGCTTTGCAATGTCATATCGAGTTTTCAAATATGCTGCTTGGCGTTCACAAAACGCTGCATAAATGTCTGGGTGTCGTTTGAATGCAGCAATGCGTTGCTGTACTTGTTCTGCAGAATGTACATATGACACTTTGCTCAAATATGCATCATCTGCAAATAATCGTCTGTCTTTGTCAACTGCGCAATCAACAAAAGTTGCAATTCGTGCAACAATGGCTTCACCAACACGATTTGGCATCAACCCATATTGCTCATATTGTTGGTCACCGATAGCAATGTGCGCTGCTGCATATGACATTGCATATGGCACACTATAAAATGGCACACTAAAATCAAATGAGCAATTTGACTGTAGTAGTTGCGTTTGTGCATCAGACAATCTACTTGTCAAGTTGCCTGTATGTTTGTGCTCACCAAGAAAACTTGAGCGACAACCTGAATCTACATAGTATCGAATGACTTTGTTTATGCGACTGTCAGATAGCATATGCCAATCTCTTGTAGCATATATCAAGTCTACTGTTTTTGCACCAATATGACGAGGCTCTATCGCAACATTGCTGTATGTTGGCAGCATGAACAATGGCAGCCATTTGACATTGTTGAACACTGAATGTTCATTTGACAAATTCATGCACTGGCTAAGTTCAAGTACTGGCTCATCATACACGCCATGCAGTTCAACTCTGCCTGCATGCACAAAGTTGACACGCTTAAATGGAAATCGCATATCAGTGCAAACCGTCATTCTTGCTGCAGTAGACATTCGCCACATAGCATGCAGCTTAACAACTGCTTCGGCTTGAGGTCGAGGCAGCATATTTAGCAAATCAATCCAGCCACCCCACAAAATCCAAACATCATTTGAACAGATGTTGAATTGCAAACTCAATATGTCTTCTACTGTTGCAGCAATGATGTCATGCCCATTGATGCTTGCAAGGTGCTTTCGTTGATTTGCAATAAGAATGACTTGACTGAACGGAGACTCTGGAAATGACACAAGCGCCTTTGCAAACAACACGGGTTCTTGTGATACCAAGTTGTTTGAGTATGGGTCGATTATGCAATCAAGCTTGTGTATGAAAAGTCTCATTTTGCAGACGATTCAAAAAATTTGTAGACATCACAGTTAGCAATGTGGTCATTCCAAGCATCTTCAGAGTCTGCAACAAAGCCACAATGACAGCGTTTTGGCTGCCAAACTGGTTCAACTACTGCAGGCATTGCTTCTTCAATAGTGTTTGCAGGTTCATTATCTGCTGGCAATACTTCAACGTCTTCAACTTGTGCTGCATCTTGTTGTGCACGCTGCTCAATGACATTGCCCTCAAAGTCAAACTGAATGCCAGCTTGTTCTGCTTTTGTACGATTGTTACGAGCTACGAACAAATACGCAAAGATGAATTCGACAAGCGCTATGGCAAGTGACTTCAGTGCATTGACAAGAAGCATGATGCCCGTTGACAAGTGGCCGTCAAAGCTCAAAAATACGAACACGCATGTAAAGCATGACATAAACACTGCAATCAGTGGAATGTTCTTGTATTTTGGCAACAAATCAGAGTTGACTGATGTAAGCAACACAACGAATTGATAACCTATTGCAAGCCAATAGTCGCCAAACACTGCATAGATATGCGTAGTGATGCCAATAAGAAATGTGATAGTCACAATCATAATGAGCAACACACTTGTCAGAAAGTCTGCAATAGAATTGCTGAGCTTGTCATACCAGTGTTTGTTGACAATTGATGTGTTGGCTACGCGCACTTTACTAAGTGCATCTATGCCGCTTTTGATATTTGATTGTGCTTTCATACACATATAATGTTATATCATATCTACACACAAAGCAAATGCTACTGCAAGTGCAGCCATAATTGCATATACGACTATCGATGCAATATAATCTGATTCAGGATTCCACTTATCAGGTGTGTTAAGCTTGTGATACTTGTCTCGTCTCATCTTGAGTCAAAAAATGATGGCTGCTGCTACATTTTGTGAAATCATGTGCAGCAGCCATCTGGCAGGTTTCTTGCTTTGTAAAGCTTGGATAGAGGATGGATTTTATATGTTGATATTGTACAACATGCAAAATGCATTTGCATTTTGATACAACATGCATTTTGATACAACATATATTGTCATTTTGCACAGTCTGAGGCAATCAAATCTTTGTCAAAGCATTCATCTATAATGTCTTCAATAAGATACGCTTCGACATTGTTAAGCTTCAAGATATCTACGAGTTTTGCTTTGATATCGCAAGCTAATGCAGATTCAACTGTATGCAATATGACTGATGATGCGACATGCTTGTCTGTCATCATTTGTAATTGCTGTGGTGTTACTCTACTCATGCGCCAAGTTCAGCTAAGCATTTTAGCACATTGTCTTGCAGACTTACATTGTTGTCGATTTCGACAATATGCAATGGTGAGTTCTTTCGCCACTCATCATATGCAGCAATCATTTTATTGCGTTTGTTGACATCAATGTTGACATCGCCACAAAAGTTATCAACAAAATCTGGTGCAACATCACGCTTGCATAAGAACACTATATGCGGCAATGTTGCAAGCTTCTTTTCATATGCTTCAAAGAATGCTTGATGCTTATCAGTGTGCAACTCTTTGTAAAGCGTTGTGTTAAAGATTTGATGTGTGATGAACGAACGGTCACACAAAAATGTTGCTTTGCCAAAGCCTTTAGAGTCATTTCCAATGAACTCTAAGAAGAAGCGCCAATCATAAAAGAACGCTTCATTGAGGTCCCAAGGTTCGGGCATTGGGTCATCACCTGACTCATGCTGTTGCCACCAAGAACGAGATGTTCGTTTGCAATTGATAAACCATGGGCGCCACTTCATCAATTCATTGATGAGTGTTGTTTTGCCTGAAGCTTCTACACCTTCAAATATCGCTATCATTGTGTATTATGTTTGATTTTTGATTACAGTACAACGTAGTTATGCTCATTGCACTTCTACGAATGGCTCTTTCAACACAAAGCTGTCACCATTGCAACATGCGGCTGAGCCATCGTCTGCATCAAGTGCACATGACATATCAGACTTGCAGAACTTGCAATATAAACATGACCATGCATGACTCATGAAGTTGTTTGCTTCACAAATTGCGCAACGCTCATGCATAAGTGCATTGTCGCAATTATCACAAGACTTCTTGATTGGCACAGTTTTGTTGATGTATGCAAGATGCAATGCAATATCATACACAAAGTCACCCGTATATTGCTGAATGAAATCAGTATGCCACAACTCTTTTAACAATTGTGCATGTCTATATGGCTGAACAATGTCTTCAAGATGCTGCAAGTCATCATCGCTAACCATGAGCTTCTTAATGACAAATTGTTTGAACTGTGGCCATCTGTCAAACATATAGAGTTTGCATGAGTTGTGCACAAGTGGAACACAGCCAAGCACAATGCTTTCACAGAATCTACGCAAACTAAAACAGTTTGCATCATATGACGGCACAATCAATGTGAATCTGCTATGCTTGATGAGTTCAAGGTATGTGTCATATGGCAGTAGCTTATCTGACAATTGCTGTTGTTGTTTGTCTCTGCTGAAAAATCTGAACACAATACCCTTGTCAATTGCATCTTGATTGTGCAGATGCATGAGTTTGTTGATGAGTTCTGTGCGTTCAGTTTTGTCTCGCCAAGTATTCGTCAATGCAAATGCAAAATTCAGTCGCTTGTCATCAAACGTCGCTTCAATATCATTCCAAGTTTTGTCATGCAAATACCAGTATTGCTGTGATGGGCACCATCCATAATATGCAATAGCATCTTGTTCTGCTGTAACGTCATACACATATGCAGAATTGTATTCAAGGCCAAGCCTTTTGACGTTGTTGCAGTCATGAAAGTACCAATGCTGCACTTTGAATATCTTTGATGCACTGAATGCGCTTTCATATGGCCCTGAATAGCGATAGTCAATGTAATTGAGCTTGTGCTGCAATGGGTCTTCGACAAAGTTGTTTATGACTGTGCCTTGTTGTTTGCCCTTAGTCTTGCGAGCATTCAATGCAACATTGTATTGCATGATGACTGACAGCATCTCATACACTACATACATGAGTGCTTTGTAGACTGAGCCTGCTGCGTCAATTAGTGGCAAATCACGTTTGACTGATGTAGCGCCAAATGTCTTGCAATATGCAGAAAATGTGTCAAGTTCTGCTTGCTGAAATGAATTGCATGCACCATTGAATATGTTGAATGTTGCAATGTAGCTCATATTGCAAGATGTCATTGACATATCAAGACGCTTCATAATGTCGACAATGCGACATTGAGCAAAATCTGACACATCAACATATTTGACATGATGGCCTGATGTAGTCAAGCCATCTGCGACATCTTTCATCTGTGGCACAAAGCCTACAACAATGAATAAGTCATCTTTGTTTGCTCGTTCAAACATTGCTGCACTTTTCCAAGTCAATGAATTGAAAAAGTCTATGTAGCCAGTTTGAGTGATTATATGCGTTCTCATGATTTGAATGTTTGTTCAAGAATTGTATAGCACTGTGCAATCATTGTTGCAAGAGCTTTTTGCTGAAGCTGTTTGCAATTTGAAGATATTGTGTATTGCTGACGCTCAGTTGTAGTACTGCTTAATGTCGCAAATTGCAGGTACTCATCTTCTGACATGATATCAGCAAACAATGCAGACAATTCATAATCTACAATGACATTTGAGCAGTTTGCAAGTACGCCTTCAACCCATCGATTTGGCAACAAACATGCTTGCACATACAATGAATCGCCGACTACAAGATTGCACATTGACTGCGACATTACATACGTCATCATGTCATATGGCACTTTGTACTTAAGTGTGAAGTTTTGTGCTGCTGACTTAATTGCTTGCAGAATTGTGTCATCAAGATATGATGTTATAAGGCAAGTATTGTATGCCTGCATAATGTAACGCTCAATCACGCTTCTACGATACTCGTCAAGATATGTGAAACCTGCACAACTTGCACAACATGCATATTGCTGCTTTATGTCAGCAAAGCTACACACATGCGCTTCAATTGCATTTTGCATTGTTGCTTGTCGTTTGAGCAATCTTGGCTCTTTAATGCATTGAAGCTTCAATGCATTGACTGCTGCAATGATTTGCAATGGCACAAACACGCATTGAGACTCATCAAGCCAAGCATACTTGAGATTTTTATGTTGACACAGATGCGTAATGTTGTCTTTTTGTGATTCTAAGTACTCTTTGTAATTATGCAATCGCTTTGTCAATGTGCACTCTTTGTCAAAATCAAATCGCAAATCAGTTGTTAGTGTAAATTTGCGAACATTTGACAAGCACCATGCTTTGAATGCATTCCACAGAACATCTTGCTGAAATTCTGAACAATGTTCAAGAGCAGCCTTTGAGCCCTGCCAGAATATTGCGCAATCATCTGATTTTGCACACTTCAGCATATCTTGCCATGCATGTATGCTATTGATGATATGCACTTTATTATGCACAAGCTCATTAAGTGTTGCATGCTTGTTCTCAGGGTCGCCAAACACGTATACTGTATCAAACATTGTTTGAACAAACCCTGCAAATGCAATGGGTTCTGTATGTTTAAGATGCTGTATGTCTGAACGCACACATGTGTCAAATTTCAAAATGAAGAGTTTGCTCATATGCTTTGCAATTATCTATTACATGTTGATATTGTACTTCATCTATGATGTGATTTGCAATGACACCATATGACGTGTCATACATTGGCATCTTCTCATATGACAATGCTGCGTCAAGATTGCATATCACATAATTGCAATGCACAATGTCATCTACATTGTCACTAACTGCTACGATATTGACGCAATTTGCAAGAAATGCATCATCAAAGTCTACTTGATTGCATGCAACCTCATAATCTGCAGCACTTCTTGGGTACCAATATAACTCAATGCCGGCACTACTAAGTAGTCGCAAGCCATCTATGTGATGATACAAGTCAACAAAATGCACTTGCTTAACGCCTGCTTGCAAAATAAGCTTTGCGCAATCAATGCATGGACTATATGTTACATATAGCACTGCGTCATTTGCAGTCGCATTGCCATATTTGCACAGCTTCATCAATGCATTTGATTCTGCATGCAAAACTTCTTTGTTGGTTTTGATGCCTGCTGATGTTGCATGTTCACAACAATTTGACATGCCAGTTGGCATGCCATTGTAGCCATCTGAAATTATGCAGCCATCTTTTACAAGCAATGCGCCGACTTTTGCTCGCTGAGCATGTGAATTTAATGACCAGAGCTCAGCCATTTTAAGATATATGAGATTTCGTTGAAACCACTTTGTTTCAGACCAAGTTAGCCATTTCATATGCTTATAGTGAATTTATGATTTTGCTGAAGTCTGTTACAATGTTTGAATGCAACTCAATGAGATAGTTGTCTTGCAATGTCATAAGCTCATCAAGTTCATCTACACTTAATGACTTGAAGACTTCTGCACAATGCTTGGCATTTTTGATGTGTGCGACTTTATGATACTTGATAAAGTCAGGACACACACAATTATTCACGTACATACAAGGCAAGCCTGCAAGCATTGATTCAGTTGCTCTGAATGTAATTGCGTTGCATTGTTTCATATTCTCTTCACACACAATGTATGCAAAATCGAACTGTGACAAGTATGTTAACATGTCAAAATACTTGATTGTGCCATCATAGACATGTGGCATATCAATGTCAATATTGCCGACAACATGAGTTTCGATGTCTGCGCAGCCAAGCAAATCAATGACTTCTTGTTTGCGTTCAGCACACATGTCATTCCAAGCCACCATCGGCATTGCAGTAGTCAACTTGCCTGATTGCAATTTTGCTAAACGTTTTTCATTATGTGATGCATACAATGGAATGCCTTCAAGTCTTGCATGCTGAATTGCGTTGACATTGATTTCTGTCAACATTGACAACGCATTATGTATGTTCTGCGCTTGTGTGACAACTGTCATCTTTTTGCAGTGCAATCTAAAGTTTGCAATGTGTGGCACGAGTCGTAAATCATACCATAGCCATACAATGTCGCCCTTCCATGATTCAATGAGCTGCTTGTGCTGTTTGTAGATGACTGACTGACTCATCGAGTCATTCATTGCTGAGCATACAATGTACAACACACCATATTTGTCAATTGAGTGCTGCACATAGTCAGCTGAGCAGCATAGCACATCTTTGTCGAAAAGTTTTGGGTCATGCACTTCTGCATCATCTACAATAAGATGCGCCTTGTATTGATGCCGCTTTGTTACATCAATGATGCGAGCAATTGCGAAACATTCTCTGCTTTGAATGTCTGTCTTGTCTTGTCGCAGCTGGTCTTGTGTTCGTACTGGATACGCAGGTTTCAGTATTACAGGCACAAAATGTGTTTTTGCAGAATATGGTGCATCTACTGCAGCAAACTCCGCGTTGCATCGTTGTGAATGCAGATGTCGTGCATATGATTGCAACAATTCATGAATCATTGCAATATACTCTTCCAATTCAAACAGCTCGTGTTCAGTTGCGTTTGTTATGTCAACTACGACAGTTTGTCGCACAATTGGATACACACAAATAACGTAATCATTATATGGCAGTGGAATGCCTATAAATGTTGAGCATCTGTTTCGAAGCCATGCAATGCAATCAACATCAAACACAATTTCATATTGCTGCTGCAAAGCATTTAATTGCGCTATAATCAAATCATTGTGCATGTTCGTATTGTTTTATCATATATGAATATATTGTACAACATGTATTGAGCTTTTGCACAACACTTGTTGTTAAAATATCGTCATTGTACAACATAAAGTGCATACTTGCACTTTGTGTTGCTAAAAATATCGTTATTGTACATAAAACAAGCAGACTGCAATTGCAGTCTGCTTGCACTTTACTAACCCTTAAAATCAATGACACTATGTCAATGTCATTTTAATTTGCGTCTGCTTCCTGCAATTCAGCTTCAGCAGTCTTTTCAGCAAGTTCGGCTTGCTTACGCTTGTCGATTTCCTGCAAACATGCGTCAAGTGCAGTGGCGTTTTCACGATACTGCTCATCGAACTTCTGTACTTCTGCTGCAGGTGCCTCAAGCAGATTGTTGAGTGAATCAAGTGCTGCAGCAACCTGAGCACCCTTGAACTTCGTCGTCGATACAGCACGAACAATGTACTTGAACTCGAAGATGCCCATGGTGCTTCGTCCTTTTGCAGCGCCCGTAGCCCATGCAGCAAATGCGACAACATCACGCATAAGTTGCATATCAAACTCAAGCTGCGGCAAAACAAGTTCGCACACATTACGTGCAACAGACTTGAGCAATTCGCCATCAGTCGTGACAATCATCTGCATTGACTGCGATTTGTCTTCGAGTTCTTTTCGAGCTTCACTGAGCGACTTTTTGAGTGCTTCCAGTTGCTCCATTGTCATGTCTTTGAGTTCAGTTGCAGGCTTTGCTGCAACAGCATTTTTCTTTGCCATATGAATAAATTGTGTTATGAGATGATTTTGATGATTGCTAATGCTAATGCTGCTAAGCACAATGCACTTAACAGAATCTTCCATATTGCAGCGGAACATCTTAACAATCGTAAGGGCTGTTCTTCTGCATATGCAAGATATTCAAGTTCAGCAACATTTGACATCACAGTTCTAATGATGCCATTACCAGTGTAGTTATGTCGAAGCGTTACGACATCAAGCAGATTGTTTTGCACAAGTTGATTGAAGACAGGTTCCATGCGTTCATGCATGATGTGCTCAACAATTGCAACTGAGTCAAGTGCTTCAAATTCTGTACCTTGTATTGTTGCAATGACTTCAGCAGGGAGCTGCGTATGCACAATGAGACATCGTTGTTCATTGAACAATGCAAATCCACTGTTCTTCAAAAATGTCAAAAAGTACTCATGCTCAGGGTCATTAAGATAGTCAAGCAGATATTGATGCCACTTGTTAGCTTCTGCATCAAGCTTGTTTAGACGTCGAATGACACCAAATGGCCATAAAGCCAATTTGACGTTGTGGAGGATGGTTTTATATTTCATATGCATCAATGTTCAAGATGACATGCGCCATTCTGACAGCCTGTATTGCCATCTGACACGCTTGCAAGATTTGCATTGTTGCTGCCGCCAGCAGCTTGACCAGCATTGCCAGATGAGCCTACAATGCTTATGAGTCTGCTATCAGACATTGCAGAGCCTACATTAGCTGAACCTGATTTGCTTGGCAATGATATTCTGGCTTCATCATAGTTGCCACCAAATGTGATGTTCAAATCAAGTGTAGAATCATCACCATCAATGTCAATGTCGTGCTCGTAGTCTGTAATGATGTCATCGCCAGCCCATATATTATCGCCAGAATTAATTGCAGGATATTGCAAGTGTAATGTCAATGGAAGCTTGATGACTGCATCAATGTCTTCTTTGCCATGCGCAATTGTATGCTGAGCATCCATAGAAGACACATCAAATTCATATGATGCGCCATGCATGGTGCCTGCCCAGACAAAGCCATACATGTTCAACTGATACAGCTTGCTAAGCAAATACTCGTAAGTCTCAAGCGCAGTTAGCCAATCTGTTGAAAACACTTGAGCATTGATTGCAAAGTCTACTGGTATTCGTCTCATTGTGCTATACAATGCAACAGGCACGCCGTCAATTGTAGCAATCAAACGAATCTGTGTATCTTGCATGCCAAGTGCTTGTTTGTTGATTCGATGCGACTCTACTTCAACAACACATCGTGGCACAGTTTGAACAAAGTTCTTCGCGTCAACTAATGCATTTTCAAGTGAATTTGTTGGTGTATTGCCAACTGGGCTTGAGCCTTTACCAACAAGTTCACCTGACCAATATCGTTGGTCGCCAGTGCTCAGCATGTATGTTGGCATATTCAGACGAGCATACAAATCAGACAGCAGACCAATAAATGCATTACGAAAGAAGTGCTGAAATGTCACGTCTTTTGCATTGACTTGCTGTTTGATTGCAGCTTGAGCTGATTTCAGCTCAGCTGAGCCTCTGTTCAGTGAATCTTTCATTGGTCAAGCATGTCATTAGCTGCTTTTTGCTGCATAACAAGTTTTAGCAAAGCGTCATTACCCTGTGATTCAAGCATGTCTTTAGCTATGATGAGCTTGTTTGTGTATGACAACTGGTCCCAACAAAGCTTTGTGTCAAGCTCATAGTATGTGTTGATTGCATCAAACACATCAATAAGCTGCAAAGCATTTCTTGTTAACGCAGCGCATTTTGCGATGCACTCATTGTATTTTGTAGGCTCAATGAACTTGTATTTGCGAAGTCTTATTCTAATGTACCTGTGATACGAAGACTTTTGCAAAAACTGTTCTATTGTAGATGTTGCTGATGCTACTACAGTGTCGTCATTGATTGAAAGCTTGTCGTATTTGATTTCAAACCGCTCAAGTTCCGTAGATAGCCATTCATTGTCAAATATCGACTTGCCCATAGCGTATGAACTGCTTATAGTGTGTTATTGCATATTGTCGACAATCAGCTGTTCAAGTGCAATAGCTGACAATGCACCAGTAGCACGACCAACTTCAATGCAATCACGAAAGACAATTGTCGTTGGCACTGAACGAACATTGTGAGTGCTATCAAGTTCATCGCACTCTTCAACATTCACTTCAGCAAATGTCACCTTGCCATTGAATTTCTTTTCAGTTGACTCGAAAATTGGCGCATAGCCTTGACAAGGCACGCACCATGGCGCACTGAACTTCACTACAACGAGCGGATTGTTTGCAAGCGCTCGAGCCATTTCGGCTTTATGTTTGAGTTGCAACATATCTTTGTATTTTTGTTATTGCAGTTATATTTATACGCAATCATGCATTGTCTTCTACAGCAAGAACAACTTCAAGCAATCTTGCGGTGCTTTTGCTAATGTTCTTATCTTTGACGTTGGTGAGCTTTTTAAGGTCATACTGCATGATACGCTCAAGCTTCTTTGCAGACTTGACTATGTCAACATCTTCAGCACGCATTGCTTTTGCAATTTGTGCTGCAAAGATGCGCTTATAGATATCAAGTTCTACGAAATCTACTGCTTTGATGCCCTGTTCTTTGTACAGCTCAGTCAATGCTAAGCCAAACTGATTTGACGCTCTGTCAAAATCAACTTTTGTTGCGGGCTGTTGTGTTGCATTTGCTGCAGCTTGAATTCGCTTTGTGACAAGCAAATAAGTGTCAAACACACCTTTGAGGTCTCGCTGCTCAACTATAGGCCGCAGCATTTCTTTGATTTCAGTAGAAGTGTATGGTTGCATATTGTTTTGTTATATGATTAATGTACTACGTAGCATCAACTTTTGCACAAATGTCAAAGCTTGAATTTTTGCACTTTTGCATCTACTGGCATCTTTTCAGCGTCATAGATTCGTTTTCGAGCAGCAAAGTGTTGCATGTCATAATTGCAGTAGCAATAGCCTTTGCGAAGCTTGACAAGCATATCACTGTGAATTGTAAGCTTATGTGCAATATCAATAATGATTGCTTTCTGCTTAAGTGGATGCTTACGCAACAGTCGCCCAATTGACTGCAATGTTACGTTGTCAGATTTGCCAATCATCAAGAATGCAGCATAAAACCAAGCATGCACAGATACGCCTGTAGATAATGTACCAGTTGTTGCAATCATGATGTGTCTGTCAGGCTCTGCTTCCATCATTGCAAGCATGTCTTTGCGTTCATGCAAGGGTACATCACCTCTAATGATGTGAACAACCTTGTCAACACCAGACTGCTGTATGAATGTTTGACAAGCATCATAGATGTTCTGCACATGGTCTCGTCGTTTGCAAAGTACAAGAGCATTTTTGTCAAGCGAACAAATGATTTTTGCAATGAGCTTGTTAGCATCGACATAGTTCATGCAATGATGTTGTTCTGCTGGAAGCAGTCTTGCAGTGTTATCAAACACTTCAGGATGCTCTTCAAGATACTGCACAAATGGCGCATCATATTCTGCTGAATGCTCAATGACTACTCGTTTGATTTCAAAGTCAGACACAATGTTCTTTTCAAGTGCTTGAGCTACGCCAAATGTGCCCAATATTGGCCCAATGTATGATTCAATTGTCAAACGAGCTGCAGTATGCTCAAGTGGCAATGAACCAGACACTCCAAGACGATAATGAGCTTTTGTGCAATGACTGAAGATTTCACGAATTGATGCTGCAGGTGCACCATGAGCTTCATCAGTTACAATGAAGTCAAACTGTTCGAAAAAGTCTGCTGGCATATTGACAAGACTTTGATATGTGCCGACAACCATATCTGCATCTTGCATCTTGTACTCATTGCGAACACCTGAATGGATTTTGTAGAGTTTGTAATTCTTGTTTGCTAAATCTGACTCATTTTGTTGATAGCTGACAACAATATCGTCAAACGCTTGTGACACGAGATGCACCGAGGGCACAATCATAAGTGTTTTGCCATTGATTCTCTTGCTGTCTTTTAAGAAGCGACTAATTACATAAACAAGAGCTGTTTTGCCATAAGAAGTCGCAAGGCGCAAACAACATTTCTTGAATTTGCAAGCAGTCAAAATGAATTTGAGCTGGTCATCACGCATGTCAAATGGCATATCAAGACATTCTGACCATTGCTCAAGCTCTTCAAGTGACACAATGCGGTCAAAGTTGTCAATGAGGCCCTCAATCTTGACTTCATATGGAATTGGCTTACGCAATTGTAGGTCCCAGATACGCTTCCATAAGCCAAATGGCAGGTATACGCCATTGAACACATAGCAAATTTGCCCATTCCAATCTGTTTTGCGTCCTTTGCGCTTATTGACTGCTGCTGCAACAAAGTTTGGCACTTCTGCAGTAGCTTCAGCATACAATTGCTTGACTTCCAAATCATTTGCTTCGACAATCTGAAGCAAATCGCCTATGACTTTAAGTCTCATGACATGACTTGTTATGAAAAAGAGGCTCAGACAGACATTGTTTGTCTGAGCCTCGAGCATCTTTGATGCGTTTGTGCTACTACTTGAGCCCGTTGATGAATGCTTCAGTTTCAGCATCCATCGTTGCTGCTGCAGGTGCTGCTGCCGGAGCTGCTGCAGGTGCAGGTTCTGGTGCAGGCGCTAAAGCTGCTGCAAACGGGTCAATGGCTGTCTGAGCTGCTGGTGCAGTAGCAGGCGCAGCTGCCTGAGCTGTTGCAGGTGCAGGCTGAGTAGTCTGTGCCTGCTGAGCTGCTGACGAATTGATGACAATGTCAGGCCAGATATCCGACACATCCTTGTAGTTAGCAAGGCGCATCTTAACCTGACGCTTGATGTCATCAGAAGCTTCGTGGTAGCCCCACTCCTTTTCGACATTCGGGTACTCCTTGAGCATGTCGACAATCTGCTGCATAATTTGCTGCTTGTATGCAGGGTCAGTGTCATACTTCGCCTGGTCAACAAGCGTGCCATCTGCAAGCAGCATCGACGATACGTTGGGCGAAATCGTCGAAGTCTCGTAGTCACGCATTTCAACGCCATTGACGTCTTTCAGCGTAATCTTCAAGAGAATGTCGTGGCCCTTAACGGGATGGAACATGTCCATAGGCTGAGCACCCATCTGGATGTCTTCGTCGGTAGGCTTCATTGCAGACATGCAACGCTTGTAGATGGCTGCAGGGAGTCGATATGGGAGTACTTTCCCAACGTTCTCAGGGTGCACTGAATCAGCCTTGATTTGCACGAGGCAAGTGTACTGACTCTGCATGCTGAACTCTCGCTTTGCAAGCGCTTCCTGCTGAGCATCCTTGGTATTGATGAGTTCCCAGTAGAATGCCGAAATGGGACACCATCCATAGGGCTTCATCAAATTTTCAGGATTTTCAGGATGCGGATTCGGCGAGCTCGGCGAATTGTAGCGGAAGCCCTGATTAGCGCCAGTGCCAAACCAGTAGTAACGGACGATTGAAATCGGCACCGCGGGGTCATTCAAGTTCGGCAGAATTCGAATGACTGCTCGATAGATTCGGTCCTTACTTTCGGAAGGCTTAGGATTAAAAAACTCAGGTCCTGCAGAACGTTCCGGCTTAGCAAAGCTTGCTACATTGTCCGGCTGGACATCAAAGATTGACAGCGGCTGATTACCGGTCTGCCCATTTTCAATTTGTGACATCGCAATAAAATTTTAGAAAGTTTAACAAAAAGTTTGAAATGAACTCTTCAGAAAAGCTTCAGAAGTTTATTTGTTATTTGTATATGTATTGTATAACATGCAAAGTACTTTTGCACTTATCTTGCATGACCACAGTCATCTGCAAGCAGTTTAGCATGACCGCAGTCATATACTGCAACATAACCGACGTCAATCATCTCTTGTTCATCTTGACCGATATCTTCAATATGTTCTTTTGTCTTCAAATGACACCAGTGCTTATGAATGGTTGACTTGTCATCTGACAACTGCGGGTTGAGCGCGAAGTCAGCTGAGTCTACTTGTTCACCTGCAAGATGCTTTCTAATGGCGTCAATGACTTCGTTGTCATCCATCCATTCGAATATTGTAATGCAAGTGTAGCCATGCTTAAGAGCAAGTTGAGTTTTGTCGAAGTGGTAGAATTTGCCAACTGGCTTATTGTGTTTTGTGCGCCCAGTTAAATATGCAAAGCCATATGTTGCATTGTGTGACCAAAGAGGATTAACTTCAATCAAAAGTTTGCAGTATTCATTACAATAGTCAAGGTCATATGACCATCGCCCAAGATTGACATTATCAAGCCCGCAATCAATACCAAGTTCTTGCAGCAATTTGTCGTGCCACCAATGGTTTGCTCGTGATTTTACATGACCTTGAGCATCACGGCATTTAGTAGTCATACAAAACCATGGCACACCATGTCGTTCCATATTGACTTCTTGAACGCGTTCAAGATTGCCGCTCTTATTGCCATAACGTTGCTGTTTTGTTTGCAATGCAGCATCAATATTGCCCCATGCATTGCCATATCGTTTTACAACAGTTTGTTTGCGTTTTTCAACATCACAGCACTTATTGCCATATTTACGCAATTTAGTGTCAAATGCTTTTTGTGTATTGCCTATGCCACGTTTGCCCCATTTGCGCTCTTTGCCTTGTTGACATCGTTCTTGGTCACCCCATGTGCTGCCATATCGTTCTAAATTTGTTTGTCTACGTTTTTCAACATTGCCTGCTTTGCATCCATGTCGTGCTAAATTTGTTTGTTGTTGTTTAGCTACGCAATCTTTGTTACGTGCAGGAAATTCAACGCCTAATGAACGTAGACAGCCAATTCTACGATTATAATTACGTTTAATATTGCCGTGTGATGTTTTACAAGGCCCATATCTTACAAACTCAGTTGTTCTCAACAACTCATCTCGCTCTTGCTCAAGCTCTGCAATGCGCTTCTCAAGAGCTTCACCAGTTAGTGGCGTCATTTCACTTCAGGTTTTGCTTGCTTGGCCAACTCAGCTTCAGCATTGAACTCTTTGCCCTCAGCTTTCATTGTTTCAGCATAAGTCTTTTCATCAGTGTAACGTTCTACGCCATCACCAAGCAGTTTTGCAACTTCATCATCTGCTTCAAACAATGGCTGTGGATTGTCATCATTGTCATCTTTGAGTTGCTCAAATGTGCTGTTATGCTTTTCTGCAATTTTGATGAGGTCAACGATTGAACGAGTTACGAGTTCACCATTGATGCCTGACTGTTGTTCAGATTGACCAGTGCCTTGTTGCAATTCTGCTTGAGTTGCTCGAACATTATTATTGAGTGATGCAAGTACATTGGGAAGAGTTCGACAATATGATATATATTGCTGAACCAACGACATTGCATCATTCTGCAGTTTGATGAGAAACGCAAACTCACCCATGCCTCCGCCTTGTGCATCAATGCGCTCGAATACTGAATCAAGTGCATGCATTGCATAGAACACTTGTTTGCAAAGTAAATTGATGTTTGTCTTCTCCATCTCAATTGATGCATCGATAAATGGCGACTTAACATCTGCTGCTATGCACAATTTGCGAACTTCATCAACGTATTTTGAACACTTGTCAAGTGTCTTGTCAAGTTTGCTTCGGTCAAACTGCTTGTAAACTTCTAACGCATCGCTTACTTCTGCAGCATCCAATATTGCATTTGCTGCAGCCAATTCTGATTCTCTGCTCATCTCAAAATGGTCCAAGCTTCAATAATTGCTGAAAAATCTTCAAATGACATCGTAGTATAGCCTGCGTCGCCCCAAGATACACCCCAGCTATTCTTGATGATGAATGCGTCTTTTGTGTAGCCCACAATTGACACTGCATGACCACCAAAATTACCATCGCCTTTCCAGAAATGCTCAGCTTCAATGTCTTTTACGAGCATGCCAACAAATACAGGCCCATTTGCCACAACAGCAGATTTGACTTCATCAATTGTGTAACAACGTCTATATGCAGTTATTGGCAATTGCTCTGAGCCCTTTGACATCTTGATTGGCTGCGCTTTGAGCAACTTAAAGACGTCACGTGGAATCATGCCCTCTTGAGGCGCATTTGAACGACGCTCATACAATGCTTTGATGTCAAGCTTGCCTTGCATAGACAGCACAGAAGACCACCAGTCAATCATTGTTGCTGCTGTGTAAGCTGCACACATTGATGTACTGCCTTGGTCTTCTACTTGAAGTTGAGCCAACTTGTACACAAGTGGCAAATCAGTTTTTGCATCAAAACGCAAGTCTCTGTCATCTTTAGGTGACTGGATGTAGCCCAGTCCATATGTTGTATGTTTCATATCAGATAATGTATCTCATTGCTCATGCCAGTGCCTTGTCAAGTCAAACATTGCTTCACGTTGCGCCTTTGTGCATTTCGTAGTACCTTCCACAGCTGTAATATCGAATGTAGCATAATTGCTCAAGTTCTGCAACTGGGTCATATGCAAGACTAATTGGCATATTGTATGCGTCAACAACTCTGGTTTGAGCTTTTGCAACAATATGTCAGCAGTTTTGCTATGTTCAGCAAAGTCACAGTAGGTGACTTGGCCTGATGGGCTTAACCAGCAAGATTGCATTGTCATTCATTTGGTTGAGGCTCAATTCGCATAACTACACGCACAGAATCTCTGTAAGGATACACTGATGCGACAATCAAATACCAACGTTTGTTGTCAACTTTGCCATTTGACTTAATGTATGGCGCTGAAGTAGTAATGTATCGAGCATGTTTGAATGTCGTATCTACTCTTGCAACAAGACAGGTAGAATCAGTCACTTGAGCATGCCACACATCAATTTCTGGTAAATACGTGTTATGAGCATTGCATACACTATCAACAAATTCTCGTGGTTGCAAAGTGACAGTTGACACATATGTTGGCTTAACTGCAGCGCATGCAATGCATACAATTGCAATGAACAACAATGTAAATCGTTTCATATTCTTAGACATTTTGTAGTTCTACAATATCATATCGCTTATGCAATTCAGACCAGTCATGAACGTAGCCTGTCATAAAGACGTGCAACATGTGTGGCTTGTTGTCAGCATACTTGACTGCACCTGCAGCATCTTTGATTTGCTTGGCTGTTAGCCAAACTTCTGCATTGTTGTTTGCATACACGCAACGATACACCGGTTCTGATAATTCAGTCACTGTGATTTTCTTGCCATTGCGAAGTATGCATCGTACTTGTTTGTCCATTGCTTGCAATTTATGATATTGTTAAGATATCTACAAAAAGCAATACACCATAAAACCCAAGAACATAATTATTGCAGGCTGCATGATGCAATACATAAAGAAGTGTGCAGCAATCGGCAATTCACTGAACTTGTTAAATGCGTCATGATTCTTGAACAATGTCAGTACAAATGATATCCCAATTGCATGCTTAAGCGATAACGCAGTCAATGCGGGCCACACAGGCATCACAAACCACTCCCAGAAGTTCATAATAATGCAGCCATTCAGAATGTAGCCTAACAGCATGAACATAATGCATGCAACAGTTGTCAGAAAGTTTTTCATATACGCTCAAGTTTTATGATGTCAGTTCTTAATGATTTGTATACAGCAAATAATTCAGTCCAGCCTCGTACATAACCAACGCCGATTACATGCAATGCGTGTGCATCTGGTTTTGTATGGCAATGTCTTGCATGAGGCTGCTGTTCAAGTTCTGCTTGTGTAAGATAAACCTTTGATGTGTCATCATACACAAAGCATGGAAATACTGGCTATGCAAGTTCTGTTATGTCAATGTCTTGGCCATTAGATAGCCTTGCAAGATATAATGTGTTAGTTTGCATATTACATTGAGATATTAAGAATTCGCTTGACTACAGAATCGATATCATTGTTTACAGAATTGCGCAGTTACATGTGAACATTAGAATCAATGAACAAGTTATGAAACGTTGACGCAGCTTGAACAACTTGTTCGATTTTATGCTCGTACGAGTTTGATGACACAGTGCCGACAAGCTGCAAAAGTACTCAATATTGTTTCTACTTTGACACTGTACTGCACGTCAATGACACGATATGTGCCACACAATGCAGACATTTCTTGACGACGTTCTGCAGGTACATTGACACTGTCTGTCAAATTGATGATTGCGCCAATCTGCATAGATGACATGACTGCAAATTGTTCGGGACCTACTTCTGCTTTGCGATATGCGACTTGTTTGTTGTTTTCGCAAATGCTGAATGCTACTATATAATCTGGTGTCATGATAGTCGCGTTTTATTCATTATCGTCATCATATCCTATGCAATCTTCAAGACTTGCAAAGTCATCATCAAAGTCATCGAATTCAGGCTCTTTATTGCACCATTTGTAAGGTGGATTGTTGAGCAATTCAAGCTCTATTGCATTTGACTGTGCAGAAATCGGAACATATTCGAATGCTTTGACTGACATGTTAAATTTGATACAATGCAGCCACGGAAACATATCAGTGTCCTCATGCACAATTGGCTGACGAACGTAGTCTTTCATTGCAATGAACTTGCTGCTGTCGTCCCAGTCTTCAATAGGTATTTCAAACTGCGATATGACAGTATGACAGCTTTCAAAGAAATTGCAGGATACACCTACAATAACATGAGAGTCTGTACGTTGGCGTTCTATTGCAAGAAAGTCATATTTCTTAGAAAGACGAACTTCTCCATGCTTCTCTAAGAAGATTTTAAGAAGCTCTTTGTTAATGTCGTTGATGTTCATTGTTGTAGAGATTTTAAGTTGTTTAATGCCGAGTTTTTGCAGATATAGCTACTTTAATTGTTGCTTTAATTTGTTCGATTGCATCTTGTGAGAACAATTCTGACACTGCTAAATAGTGATACCATGATGTTGGCGCTGCCTGCATATCAGTTCGTTTAATTGCGAACCGAAGTTCTTTTGGTGAACCAAGGCAACCCATATATTGGCAGCTTATTAGCTTAACTTGCACATTGTTAATGCTGCTATGAATAGCAAGATGAGACAGATTTATTCTGTCATAGAATTTTAGATGCTTGAGTTGTTTTTCAATTGCTTTGAATGTGTTTGTGTTCATTGTTGTAGAGGTTTTATATCATATATTGATATATGATAATTATACTACAACAATCATAAATTTGCACTAATTTAATATATATAATATGTCAATAAATTTCACATACAAAAGTCTTTTCGCTTATGAAAACTACTCAACTCTGGTTTGAACGCCAGCAGTCAATCGCGGGGGGGCTCTTCGTGACACAGGCGTGCACATATATGTGCGTGACAATGCTGATAACATTGTTAATGGGTTAGCTTGCTATTTACACTGTATTGAAACAGGGCGAACACTTCAAAGAGGCTTGTATACAAGCAATAATGGTGATGGCGTCACATTTTACATAACTGGTGATGACTATAAGCAATTAGTCGGTTCAACAAAAGATGCACAGTTTTATCTTATTGACACACCTGATGCTGCAAATATGTCTTGGTTATCTGTAGCATTTACACTTAGATATGGCGCAGATATTGCTAACAACACACTAAATGTCAATATTGAAGCGTTCAAATCATGCGAAGTAACAATAACTAACAGTGGCAATACATGCAGTTGCACCGCAATGCTTGAATGCAAGTTGCCAGCGGCAATTAAACTGTCAACAATTTGCAATACATCAGTAGCATCTAATGTCAATGTGTCAGTTAATATAACAGCAAATAGCTTGGCTGCTAATTTTAGAGTTGGCAATAGCTTATCTGCAAAATTGACACATGTCGGCATATGGTCTATTGCTAATGCTTCTTATGTTTCACCAATATATGAGGGCGCTATAATTGTAAGAACACTGTCTGACATATTTCATGTGTTCATAACAGATAATACAACACTTGCCTAAGTTTTTAACATAAACTCCTCAAATCATGAACATTACAATGAACTGGGGGGGCTCTAAATTAGTCTACCTGCAGCTTGTTATTGGTGATGCTTCATTGTACAACTTTGGCACTACTGAAACAATGGCGATACAAGGTACAATATCGCTTGACAATGTGGCAGTTAACATACCAACGTCAGGCTTTCCTATCAAAATGATGGAATGCCGCGGTGGTGAAACTTACGCCATTGGTGCGTTAATGATGCCAAAAGCTTATGACTACTCAAACTTTGCTGCAAAAATTGGCTTTGGCTGTTATGCAGCAGATGGCCGTGGCACCGGCAATATTTACAACATCAATGCGTATGCCAACATCAACAGCACAAGCCCTGGTGGCAATCCTATACTGTTAACTTCTATGGCATGGCAGTATCCATTGGGTGTTGGTGATAAGTTTACATTGCCAATGTCAAACCCATCTGTCAAAGTTAACAATGGAGATATCGTGTCAATCATACTTAAGAATGCAAAGAAAGTCAGCTAACTGACAAACGCATCACATATAAGCAATGCACCACTGAGATTTCTCAGTGGTGCATTTTTATGTTATTTGCAAGTGGAGTTGTCACCCACCTCAGCACAATTTGGCGACCTCATTGATGTTAATAAACATCATTCAGTGGTTGATGACTTGTTTGCATGTGGAGTTGTCACCCACCTCAGCACAATTTGGCGACCTCATTGATAGTGCGTTGATGGCGAATTTTACACGACATCTATATACTTTAATGTACCAACCTAAGCATACGATGATCTATATGCAAAAGTAAGAATTTTAAGTATTTATACAATAAAAGCGACCCAAATCATTAGGTCGCTTCTTATATATTCCACCATTAAAACTGGCTATTTTGCTGGCACAGCAATTATTCCACTTGGAACAGTTGTTATAATGCCTCCATTTTCATCTTTAACTATTTCTGTGGGTGTCCATGTTTCACCATCTATTGATGTTGTTATCATATTAACATATTTGGAATAACTATTATTCCAAGAACGGCCGACAGCAATAAACATTTCACCATTATATATGACATCCATCCAATTACCATTAACATCTGTGGTGAATTTTGTCCAAGTTTGTCCATCATTGGATGTAAAAATATGCCCGTTAGAACTACTACATACGAATTTACCATTGCCAAACGCCATTCCATATCCTATAAGCATACTCGACGGTACTGCATATTTTGACCAAGTTGTACCATCAGTAGACACTCCAATATATGTACTACCATTGCCCATTGTAACAAACCTGCCATTGCCATACGCAATTGACAACAAACCGTGACTTGAATCAAACCATTTCGGCGTTGTCCAACTTGTCCCATTGGCGGAGGTTGATATACGGCCACTACTACCAACCACTACGAATTTACTATTACCGTATGCAATATCAGCCCAATTATATGTAGCAGAGGAATCTACTTTATAAGTTGTCCAATTTGTACCATCAGTGGATACTGCGATATAACTATATTGGCCACAGACAACAAATTTTCCATTCGCATATATAATTCCATTCCATGTATAAGAAGAACCTGCTATTTGTTTCGGCGTTGTCCAATTCACGCCATCGGTTGACGTTGTTACATATCCATTCGCACCAACAGCTACGTATTTTCCATTACCATATGCAATGGCATTCCAACCATTTGTACCAACTACTGCCATAATGTTTTCTTCGATTTTAATTGTTCTTAAATCTTCGGTCAACGGCGGAGTAGTCGGTTCTTCCGGCTTTTCAATAGGTGGTTCTACCGGCTCATCAAATCCCCCCCCGTCATTTTTCTCGCAGGATGCACACATCCAAGCACATACCGCAATGCAAATCATCTTTTTAATCATAACTGCGTTTTTTAAGGTTTGTATAAATCGACATTAAAAGTAGTCATTTCAGATGATATTGCAAAATCGGAATTTCAGCAATCATTTCGGTTGTACGGTCGTTTTTACAATCGTGCCCTTTGTTCCGACAATAATTACATCCACAGTTTTTTTCGTCTTGGCTGCATTCTGTGCCCAATACCAAAGTGTCGTTACATTCAT